CACAATGCCGACTGGCTGTGTGTGACCATGCGGGCCCGCAAGTCCTGACCTGCGACGCGAGGCGCCTCGCCATGCGACTTGACGGGGCGCCAGTGCGCGACTAGCGTATGCGTTGCAAGGTCAGTCAACCGAAGGGAAACGATCATGACCGTCCAGCTCTCTGCCGATCAGGTCGAAGCGACGCGCGCGAAGTTCGCCAAGATCAACGAGCGCGCCGCGCGCCGTGGCCTGGCAGGGCGCCTGGAGTTGACAGCGGAGCCGGTCACCGTGACCGAAACGAACGCGTTTGGCTTCACTGTGGAGTACAGCGCGTTTGAGTGCTCGATCACGGGCGAGGCGCCGAAGTACGGTGACTGGACTTTCGCGGCGCGGCTCGATTGGGACGAGTTTGCTGGTCTGATCGTCGCCACGGCGCCGGGCGTTGAGAGCGTGGACCGCAGCACCGTGCGCGAGGGCTGGTGCGACCACTGCAAGACCGTGCGCGACCGCAAGGTTACCTACCTCGTGCGCCACGCGGACGGGCGACAGCTGCAAGTCGGTAGCACGTGCCTTAAGGACTTCCTTGGCTGGTCCGCCAGCATTGCATGGCTGGACGCTCCGGAAGAATCCGAACTAGGCGACTGGTGCGGGGCGTACGGTGAGCGCGTCTACACGGTTGAATCAGTGCTCGCTATCGCATGGGCCGTAGTGAAGGCGTACGGTTTCGTCCGTAGCGGATACAGCAACTCCACGGTTTCCGCCGTGCGTACGGTCCTGAACCCTGGGCGCAACCGTTACGATCGTGAGTTTGCGGACCGGATGCGTCCGCTTGCGGATGAGGCAATGGAGCGGGCCCAGGAGTTGCGCGCGTTTCTGCTCTCCGACGCGTTCAACGGCAATTCCGAGTACGTGATCAACCTTAAGGCGATTGCGGCTGGTGACCTGGTGACCGCGCGTTACCTGGGCATCCTGGCATCAGCGCCGCAAGCCTGGGCCCGCGCAACCGAGCGTGACCTTGTGCGCCGGGCCAAGGAAAGCAAACTGTCTGAGTGGATCGGCGCCGAAGGTGACAAGATCGCTTCCTTTACCGGTGTGATCGAGTCCCTTCGGTGGCTGGAGAACGATTTCGGTAGCACTGCGCTCTACACGATCCGCAACGGGGAAACCGGCGCCGTCGTCAAGTGGTTCGCCTCGCGCCCGGCCCTGGGCGAAGAAACCGGAGTCACGGTGACCATTAAGGGCACCGTGAAGAAGCTGGACGAGTACAACGGCATTAAGGCGACCGTCCTGACCCGCTGCAAGCAACTCGCCTGAGTAGGCGACCGGGGGGCGCCTCGCGCGAGGCGCCCTAACCGGCCGGTATTCAGTCCGATATCGGAAACCGAAGGGAAGTGATTCGCATGGCCCGTAAGCCGATTTTGGTTGACCGGTACTACGCCGACCGTGACGACCCGCTGACGATCGTTCGCCCCTGGGACGTCGAATACCGCGCCGTGAATCTCGACACTATCCAGTGCTCAGAGCGCCACTCGATCGGCGTACCGTGCGCCATGCCCTCCACCATGGGCAAAGGGGCGTTCCGGGCCCGGTTCGAACTGATCGAGCCTGAGCCACCCTGCGACCCTGCCCGTTACTACACGGTGGAACTGTGCGGGTGCTGCATGATCATGCTTGCGAATGGTGACCCGTGCCAGTGCCCTGACGACGGAGAGCAGCACCCTAGCGGCCTTATGAGGCGCCTGGAGGGCGACCACATCACCCTAGGGTCGCTTGCCGAGGAGCACGACTCCGCATGTCCGGTCAACATCTACGGCACGCACGCGCCGCTACCGGGCGATTTCGAGTGCGACTGCGAGCGGGACGAGTTCAGCCGGTCGCAGTGCGACGGTTGCGGTACGTGGCTTGCCGGTGTGCGGGAAGCTGCAACAGGGTGGCTGGACTGAGCCGACCGGTTCGCATGGCACGCGGGCCCGTTCCGTGTGCCGTGCTCTCCGGTGGAGTATCGGAGAACTCTTACTCAGGAGGTACGCATGTCCGACATGATGGCGCTTTCGGTCAATGGTGATTGGGTCGATTCCGAGCTGTACGCGTCCGAAGGTTTCCGTGTGCAGGTGGAGAGCGACTACGGCGACAGTTGCAGCCACCGGTGCGAGCACTGCGACGCGCCGGTGGACGAGGATGGCACCGACGAGAGCGGCGAAACCGAGTGCCCGGAGAACTCCGACGGGTACGCGCACGATGGCGACGAGTGGCCCGACTGCGGACCGGACTGCCCGCTGGACGGGAACGACGGGGGCGAGGACCACTACACGCGCGAGACCTTCGGCGCACACTCGCCCGTGGCTCCCGCGCTGGATTGGCTGAACTCCTGCGCCATCGACGTTGACGCGCGCGACGACTCCGCCACGGTGACGATCAGCGTAGGCGACCCGCGCGGCGCGTTCGCCATGACGGTCCGGCGCGTCACTCCGGCCGAAGGTGACCCGTACCTGATCATGCACACACCCTATCCGGGCGAATCCTGGGCGCACATGCCGCTTGCGTACGTGTCCGAAGGGACCTACCGCGTACTCTCCGGCAGTCAGGAGGCACAGCCCGACCCGCGCACCCTTCCGGCGCCGGAGCCGACACCAGCCGTAACGCGCCGTCAGCGGGCCCGCCGGTGGCTTGCCGTGGCCCTGCGTAGCCTCGCGGGGCGCGTGGAATTCTAACCGCTCACGGTGGCTGTAGCGCGCGCTCCCAGGGGCGCGCGTTACGGCTTGTGTGTGCGGTACCGAGACGACGGATGGGAGGCAGAGCAATCGAGCGTAGGCACCGATGTGAGCGCCGACATGATGCCGTACCTGCGAGGCGGGTACGGCGCCTAGGCATGCTCGGATTCGGGCGAGGCGCGCAGAGCGCCGTAGAGGCAAGATCTTTCGTTGCGCGTAGGGTAAGCTGCCTCGCACCCTGAACGCGCCCCAGGGGCGCCCTGGCGCCCCGTCAAGGATGCCTAGAGATTGGAGGGACGCCACGCTTAGAGACCTACTCGCCCAATACCGGGCACGCGTGTACCCGTTCGGCGCCGTGTGGCACTGGAAATGCAGCCGCGCCGACTGTGGCCGTGGAGGGCGCTCCCGCACACTGCCGGGCGCCTATGACGGCGCACTGGGCCACATACGCGAGGCGCACCGGCCGGTCGTCAGGCTCCGGCTGTACCGCCGTACCGGCGCGCGGGTATGGGTCGCTTCCCTGGGCCCGTACGCCCTGGGCCACGTGATTGAGCGTCAGCCTGGAGGATACGCCCCCGCATGGCATGGCCCGGTTGTCAACCAGTTCACCCCCAGGGCCAGCTATCCCTATGCAAGCCGCAGTATGGACACAGCCGTGTACCGACTCCTGGAGGACCATGACATTGATGTCAACTGGTTTACATCCGCCAGTGGACATATCGAGGTTGAAGGTGGGTGGGCCGCAGCGGCGGGCGACCATCATGATCGCCAGCGCGGGCCCGGCGGCCGGGGCGAGGCTGTATATAGCTCAGGAAAGGACTGAAGGAGCCTGAATAATATTCAGGAAAGTTAACTGAAGGAGCCCAGAAGGAGCCCGACCGAATAATATTCAGGAAAGAGTGAAGGAGCCTCGCGCGACCAGAAAAGGAGGGCGTTTTGGAATTACTACGAAGGAGGGTCACCCTCCGAAATCGACTCCGAAGGAGGGTGACCGTCTCCGGCGACACTCTGCATGCCCTCGACCAGTCCCTGGATGATCGCACGCCCGGCATCCTGGAGCGCGTGGCAGGCCAGCTCATGCTCGGCCGCGTACGCGATGAACTCCAGGAGGGAGACCGGCTCGGCCGTCTCGGACCACAGGTGCAACTCGTTGCCCTCGGTATAGCACTCCTCGCACCACAGGCGCGTGAACTGGTCCCAGGTGAAGACGCGGTAGCGGTCGAAGTTGATCGCCATCATATTCCGGAAAGATCAGAAGGAGCCCGGCGCGGCCTCTGCGGGCGTGCCTCGCAGTGGCGCACCACCGAGGAGCCTCGGCGGGCCACTAGGTAGCGGGCGCTCGGACTGTTCTCCAGGAACGCTCGACGGCGAAGGCGAATGATGTACTGGGAAGAGCTGAAGGAGCCTCGGCGCTTATTCATCGGCAGCTCGCAAGGTTAGGCCGCTAAGGATCTCGGCTCGTGTCGGGGCAGTGCCCTTGAGCTTGGTCAGTACCACGCGCACGCCCTCGGCCTCGCGAATGTGGGCCAGTGCCGCGTCGCGCACTACATCGCCGGTGTAGCGGCTGTTATCCCACTTGCGCACCTCGGCCAGCTCGGGGCGCGTGAAGCGGCACGCGAAGCTCACGCACAGGTCCGGCGAGACCTTCGCCGCGACCTCCTCGCCGTCGCCGAAGTCGGCCTCCAGCTCCTCGGGGGTCATCGCGTCGTAGTAGTCGGCCAGCAGCTTGTCCGCCTCGTGGCCCATCTCGCTTAGGCGGTGCACCGCGCTGAGCCAGTCCATCATCCCGGCGTCCTGCATCTGCGCCAGGGCCTGCACGCAGGAGCGGCCCAGGGCCAGCTGGCGCTCCTTGAGTTCATCCTCTGGCATCATGCTCTATACACCCCATCGCCGGGATCGGTGTTGTTACCCCAGGTGACGCGATAAGTGACCGGTTGGTTGTAGTAAATCCACGGGTAGTAGTTCGGCAGCGGCGAGATCCACGGCTGCGGGTAGTAGATGATCACTGGCGGAGTGGCCGACTGCTTCCACAACTCCGGTTGCTTCGGCTCCAGCACGGGCGCGTCGGTGCATAGCGGCACCACATGGTAGGTGATCAGGTCGCCGATCAGGGTGCGCAGGTCGTTCAGGCGCTCCCACTGCTGCTCAGCCTCATCCTCGGTGTCGAAGGGGCCGTACACCAGGGGCTTCGTCTGTGACGACCCCACACGCGTAACCACAAGGACGAACATGCCGCTCCTCATGACGCCGGGCTATCATTGGGTTTGCGAGTTCCCTAGGGCGTCGTTGGCTAGCGTATCATCGCGCCCAAGATCGTTCCACCATCCGTTCTCCGGCACCTGCGGCGCCTCGGTCGGGAAGTGCTTTAGCTCCTCGCGCCACGGCTCGTCCAGCATCTTGGTGCTGATACGCCTCGGCTTATACGCACGCCTGCGCGCCGCCCAGGAGCGCTGGTAGACGTTCTCCGCGTCTTTGCAGCCTTGGCAGGTGCACTTGTCCTTGAAGCGGCGAGCGCGAGCCAGCGTCCCGTGTGGCGGCTCGGTGTGGACGAGGTGGCACGCTCGGCACAGGACGATGCACTTCTCCAGCTCCGCTTCGCGCCGCTCGCGGCCCATGCTCCAGATCTTGCTCGCATAGCCCGGCTTGGTGCTCAGGTCGGCGTAGTCCACCACCAGCCCGTACGCGCCAGGATCAGCCCCGCAGCGCTCGCAAGCCCCCCCACGCGAGGCCACGAACGCGTCACGGATACGCTGCTTGTACTGGCGCTGATACTCACGTTCTTGCTCCGGGAGGGCCATGGACACCTCCCGGCAAGCTCCTCCGGCAGGATTCGAACCTGCACCTGGGCGGATTAACAATCCGGTGCCCTACCTATTGGGCGACGGAGGAACGCAGCGCCGTCTGGGACTTGGTCATCCGAAGAACTGATAGGCGCTGGTCGGCGGCGAGACAAGTCTGGAAGACGGAAGTCGCTTGGCCGCCGAAGGCGTCGGGCGTACTTTGGGCTTGCGGATCAAGGCATGGACGCCAGCGGAGAGTGCAGGATTCGAACCCGCGCGGGCTTTCGCCCGTCATCCGCTTTCAAGGCGGCACCCATTACCACTCGGGCAACTCTCCAAAGGGCGGCGCGCTCGTCTTGGAGGACGTGCGAAGTTCTGGCCGCCACAAGAATTCGATAGCGCATGAAGTCTGGAGGTCGCATGCATGCTGGCTATCGAAAAGGGGCCGGTGGCGCTGGATCATTGGTGATGGATCGTACGCTGGCCACCAGCAGCGGAAGGGGTGGGATTCGAACCCACGAGGCCGCTCGCGCGACCCGCGACGCTTTCGAGGCGTGCGCCATAGTCCACTCGGTCCACCCTTCCAAACGTGGCGTCGCACTGCTCTGGATCTTGCCCTTGATATGGACGCCACAGTTGCCCCGGCGGGATTCGAACCCGCGACCTTCAGCCTCGGAAGCTGTCGCTCTTTCCACTGAGCTACGGAGCACAGCCTGCTACTCGGCAGGCATCTCGACCCACCGGCCGTTCACCTTGACCTCCACCTTGATGTCCTTCGGCGTGTCCGGAGTGCTGTTAGGCACCCACTTGCCGCCCTCGAACTTCCAGGCATAGCCACGGTTCCCATCACCGGACAGACCGTAGAGCTGCCGATTCAGTCAAACCTTGAAACGCGGATGAGCGGCCATGCGCTTGAAAGCCGTCCGCTTGTTCTGGAGCTGCGAACGCTCCTCGCGGGACTCGCCCACCGCGCCGGACGGCTCGTGCACGATCCGCACGCCGGTCTCGCGCTTGTTCTGGTTCTGGCCGCCCTTGCCGCCCGAGCGGAACGTATCCACCCGGCAGTCGGCGAGGGTGACACTCAGAACCCGTTCTCCCTTTGCCACTGCATGCGCTCCTTGCGCTTGTGCCAGCTCCCCGGCAGGACTCGAACCTGCGCCCTCCGCCTGCGCTTGGCGGCCTCTTCCGCTGAGTTACGGGGTAGTGCGACCCGGCTTGCCGATGCGTCTCAACTGCCGCACTAGCGGGGATGACGGGATTTGAACCCGCGAACCTCTCGCGTGACAGGCGAGCGCTCTAGACCAGACTGAGCTACATCCCCAAAACCGGCGGCGTGCATGCTATGGAAAACGACCCACATCGTGGCCACCGGCAGGATATCGACAGCGGGCCATGTATGGGAATCGGATCATGGCTGGCCGTCGAGGGCAATGATACCGGTAGCGGTTGAGGTGCGGTGCACGAGCTCTGAATGGCTACCGGGTGAAACAAGGCGGCGTTCGTGCTTTGGATATCGACACATCACTAGCCGCTAAAAGGTGGGGCGACGTGCGGTACATGGAAATCGGACTGGAGGTGGTCGCCCAGCGGAGAATACAGGATTCGAACCTGTGGGGCACCGAAGCACCCACCGCCTTTCCAAGACGGCGCCATAGTCCACTCGGCCAATTCTCCAGGAGCCCGCAGGGGGCCGAACCCGCTTCTCAGGGCCCGACGCCCTGTGCGCTGAACGGCGATCCCCTGCGGAACACCATCCACGGAGTGGGTCATAGACCGGGCTCGTGGTTGTGCAGTCCAACCCGTGTGCGGCGGGTCGGTCCGCCCCGCAAGGCGGTACGGGTGGCCAAGCTACTGGCTGCACGTAGTCGGAAACGGTGCAGACGCGCTCAGTCCTTCGAACACCATCGCTCCGACCGTGGTGTTCCCGCCAACCGCTGGCGGTAGTGGACCCGAGGAATTTCGCAATCCCAGCCTCCTGCGTGCCATGCAGGTGCTCTACTTTTGAGCTACGGGCCCTAACGTATACGTGGAGCATGTCGGCATCGAACCGACCACGACACGGCTTGCAAGGCCGGTCCGCCTCCCTGGCTGTATGCCCCAGGTCACCGGACATAGCCATGGCTTCACGCCGGTGCCTTAGTTTGAAAGTGGAGTCGAAGTGACTTGAACACTCAACCTTCCGCTCGCGAAGCGGATGCTCTGCCAATTGAGCTACGACCCCGAAGTGTAGTGTGCCGTGAGGGACTTGAACCCCCAACTCCCGACTTAAGAGGACGGTACTCTGACCAATTGAGTTAACGGCACAAAGTGAGCCCGGTGGGGCTCGAACCCACGACTCCCGACTTAAAAGGACGGTACTCTTCCGGCTGAGTTACGGGCCCAAGGTGGGGATGACAGGATTTGAACCTGTGACCTTTTCGTTATCAGCGAAATGCTCTAACCGGGCTGAGCTACACCCCCATATCGACAGCGAGTATGTTTTGGTCCTACGTGATCTATATGGCTGTCGAGGTTTGTGGCAGCGCGGTGGCGTTGGGCACCGAGTCGAACATGGCTGCCGGATCTACGCAGTGGCGGGCGTCCATTGGGTGCGGAGCCGAGTGAATGGCCACTGCTGGAGCCGGACCGGGGATTTGAACCCCGAAACCTGCGCATTACGAGTGCGCCGCTCTGCCAATTGAGCTAGCCCGGCAAAACTACCTTACTCGCGACGACTGGCCGTTCGCACTGCATGGCAGTTCGCGCAGACCAGCTCGCACTTCGCGATTTCCTTCAGGATTGTCTCTTTTGCGTAACCGGCGTGCGTCATAGCGCCCACATCCCAGCGCTTACTTCCGGAGACGTGATCCCACTGCATAGCTTCAGGATGGAACTGGCCAGCACAATCAGTGCATGGGCCGTCCTTGAGTGTGCGAGCCCAGAGCTTCACTTCTTGCACTCGTGCCGCCACGACCCCCTTGTGATGCTCTGCCTTCTTGCGATAGTTCGCCTTGTCGTACTCCTGCTTGCATGGGATGCAAACCGCCTGGCGTCCATTCGGACCACGCCGATGGAACTTGTTGAGCGGCTTTATCTCACCGCACCAGTTACACTTCTTCTCCATGCATCGAACAGTATATCAACGGTACGACACGTCTGGCGGCGCCACGTAAATGGTGCAACGTGCGCAAAGTGGCCGCCATTGAGCCCCCACCGCGATTCGAACGCGGGCCTCGATCTTACCAAGATCGTGAGTCTAACCGCTAACTCCACAGGGGCATGTCCGGCGAAGCTGACATGGTCTTGCGTAGGAAACTTAGCCGGAGGTCGGTGGCGTTCGGTCATTGGTTTGCGCACCAACCATTGGCCACCTTGAGCGCCCTACCCGGTTCGAACGGGTGTATCAGCCTTTGCAGGGCTGTGCCTAAACCACTCGGCCAAGGGCGCATATTTTACAAGTCGGCGCGACAGGATTTGAACCTGCAAAATTTCCTCGTCCCGAACGAGGTGCCTTACCAAGTTTGGCCACGCGCCGTTGTCATGCAGTCGGACTGGCAGGAATCGAACCTGCGTTATGCTGCATCCCAAATGCAGTGCCATACCATTAGGCGACAGCCCGGAGCAGGTGACGGGACTTGAACCCGCAGGCCTTCACGTTGGAAGCGTGACGTGCTGCCAATTACACCACACCTGCATTACAGGTCCGCATGCAAGCTACATGCGGTTCCGGTCTGAGGCTTTTACGCGCGCTTCTCGCGGCGGAAACCCTACGGCCGTAGGGCCCTCACGTCGCAGGCTCCCTGCAAGCCTGACCTGGCAGCCCCGGAGGGACTCGAACCCTCTTCGCGAGATTGAAGGCCTCGCGTCCTACCTATGGACGACGGGGCCAGGATCGACGGCGTGCCTAGATTGGGTGTTGAACCGCCGTTAGCCGTCGAATGTTTTCCGGTGGCGCACTGCACTTGGGTTGCACGTTTTTCTTGGCCACCGGATTGCAGTCCCAGCGGGAGTCGAACCCGCGTTTCCTGATTGAGAATCAGGTGTCCTGACCGCTGGACGATGAGACCACGGCGCCGTTAAGGGTTTGGATTCTGCGGGTATCCAAGACGCCCGGCGACGCACCGCTTCTGGAAAGCGTTGATGCAATGGTCGCCGTAGAGCGAATGACGGGAATCGAACCCGCGTATCCACCATGGCAAGGTGGCGCTCTGCCATTGAGCTACATTCGCGTATCGCGTCACTCTGGAGTTTTCAAAAAGCATTCTGTTGGCATGCACAAGCTCAGAGCTTGTAGCCGAGATCGCGTAGGACTTGCTTGGCGGCTGCGACGTCTCGCCGGATGGCAGCATCGTCTTCGATGCTCACCCAGTCACCTCCGTTGCGCTGGATGTACTGGAGGCCGCTGATGGCTCGCTGATTCTTCTGGTGCTCCGCCTCCGCGAGGGCGTTACGCGCGTCCTCGCCGGTGAGCCTGGAACCGATCCTGCGTCCCTGGACCGGACTGCGGTCCTTCATGCCGAACGCCATCTCGTCCTCCTTCGTCTCCGGCTTACTGTCCTCCTTGAGTTGTGGTGCGTGGCAGGTGGAGGGTTCGAACCTCCGTAGCATGACGCGACGCGTTTACAGCGCGCTCCCTTTGGCCGCTCGGGCAACCTGCCTCATGAGAACTAACGTATCTCATCCACGTTGCGCTGTCCAGTCAATTAAGCGGAGAGGGTGGGATTCGAACCCACGGGGCCCCTTTCGGGGCCCACGGTCTTAGCAGGACCGCGCCCTAGGCCGCTAGGCGACCTCTCCAGCAAGCGTCGGGATCATACTGGTCCCAGCGCTCCAGCGCGTCATACTCGGGCTCGTCCCACATGCTCGGCGCGTTCGGCACCGTGTAGAAGCCCAGCTCCATGTCCGCCTCGCCCCAGCCCGGCATCGTCCGGGAGGCACTCGCGCAGAACGTCACCGGCACCCACACCCTGTCCTCGGGGTCCGAGCACTCCCAGCACACGTCGGCCTTCGGGCCAAAGCGCTCCTGCTCGAAGCGCACCTCGACACGCTGATGATCCATCGCTGCACCTCCCTTCGCGTGGCACCGGACCGGTTCGAACGGCCGCGCTTCCGGGCTTCAACCGGACGCTCTTCCAACTGAGCTACAGTGCCTTGACCGGCGGCGGCTGCGATTTTGACTTACGCGAGCGCCCTGGCCGCCGGTTCGCCCGCTTCCCCGACCCCGAGGCGGCGGACTAGATCGACGAATTGAAGCGGACGCCCGAGCGTTCCGCGCGCGCCTCGGCGGCGCGGTCGGCCAGCTCGCCGAGCGGCACGCCTCTCGCGACACGCACCTTGGACACCACCATGATGTCCACCAGGGGCGCCTCTGCGACCGATTCCATTGCCTTCCTCCTTGCGTAGCGCCGGACTAACCCACGTCTCCGGCTTGCCATGCCCAACCCGACTACATGGCTCCCGATCTGCCGGTGAGTCGGACCGGCAGACTTGTCCAGGTGATGTCGTATCCCCGGCCGGGGGGGGTGGCCGGGCACTGGGGCGTTAGCCAGAGCTTTCACCTGGACCCCGCCGCAAGGGCACCACCCCATGCGTGCGGGATACTCATGCATTGTAGCATCGGTGGCGCTGCATGACGGGTTGTCGGCTTTTCAATAGCCACCGATCGCGGGATTCCAGGATTCGAACCTGGTCCTGGTACTCCTATCGCCCCGGTTGACCGGTTTGACTCGTTTCCCTGTGCTCCAACGCACCCAATCCCATTCCGTACGCTGCGCAACGCACGGCCATCACCGCCGCTTGCAATCGGCGGATCGAGCGGAGAGCGGGATTTGCACCCGCGAGGACCAGCGTCACACGTACGCGTCCGCATGACTGTCCAGCTGGACCATCCGGCGTGCACACCTTCCGGGCCACCCATTCACTGCTCTCTGGCACCTCCGCATGTGGTCGGCCTAACCCGCGTCATCCGACCTGGTCCGACCCCCTGCAACGGCGTCAGACTTCCCGCTCCTCCCGCACGCCCGAAGGCCACGGGAACAAAGTGCTGGGCCCGCTACTACGAGTACGCGGATCTTGCTCGGGTGAGAGCCCTACCGCCTCCGCTATGCGTTAGCGCGAGCCGCCGCTTGAGCGGCTCTGGTGGGGATCAACCCAAGTTGGCCTCCGCGCCCGCCGGGTAAGGGTTCCGGCGGCCACCAGCCGTGCCAAGGATGGGACTCGAACCCATACAGCCCGCGTCGCCCCGAAGGGCTCGGCAGTTCTCTGCCCATTGAGTTACCTCGGCTTATTCAGTTAGCGTCGGCCTGCCCACCCTACCGACATACACGGGCCGAGAGCCGTCCTGGTCTTACCAGTAACAGCACTTCGTTCTCTCTCCGTGAACCCAGTCACCGCATACTAAGCGCGCGTCGTATAGGCGGCTAGAGGCCCTGACAGGATTCGAACCTGCGTCCGCGCTTCCGTAGAGCGCTGCTCATCCCCTGAGCTACAGGGCCATATTCAATTGTGTGGCCAGTGGGGGTCGAACCCACCTGCCTGGTTCCACAAACCAGTGCCTAAGCCGCTCGGCCATGGCCACCGCAGGGGTAGTAGGACTCGAACCTACGACACGCGCCTTTGGAGAGCGCTGCTCTGGCCGCTGAGCTATACCCCTATGTTCGGCGGCCAAGGGCTTGGCAGAAGAATCTCCAACCTTGAAACCGCCGATTATCCGATAACCAAGGGCTTAGACAACGAGAGTTCAACCTTGAAGTTATCGGTGGTGCACTGGCAGCGACTTTGTTCTGTGCGAAGTTCCGCACTTGGCTGCCAACAGGTCCTAACGTATCACGTTCCCAGCGGTTCCGCAAGATGGTCTTTCGAACCCAGTTTGGCCAGGAACGCCGTGCGCCCGGAGGGAGTCGAACCCTCGGCCCTTCGCTTAGGAGGCGAACGCTCTTCCCCTGAGCTACGGGCGCGTCGCCCCGGAAGGACTCGAACCTTCCGCCTCTTCCGTGTCAAGGAAGCGCTCTACCCTATGAGCTACGGGGCGGTGGGCGGTGCCGGTTCTGCATTGGTTGACGACTCAACACCAGGCACCACCTCGTCGGAATGGCCGGATTTGAACCGGCGACCCCCTGACCCCCAGCCAGGTGCGCTGCCAAGCTGCGCCACATTCCGTTCGTCGGCCCGAAGGGATTTGAACCCCTGACACGCGCCGTGTGAAGGCGCTGCTCTTCCAAGCTGAGCTACAGGCCGGTGCTGGCGGCGCGCATCTATTGGACTATGGAGTCAACCTGGCCGCCAGGTGGTGCGTCGTGCAACCATTGGGCTTGCGGTGGATCAATGGACACGGCTAGCGTATCACGGTTCGCGGCGATGAGACACTGGTTTACGCGAGACATCTGGCCGCAGTGGCTCCGGGTGGTCTCGATCCACCGACTTCACCGGTTATGAGCCGGGCCCTCTACCAGCTGAGGTACGGAGCCGTGCAGGACGCCGGTGACGCCATGGGGCGCGGCACTCCTATGGGCGTCCAGTGCCCCGCGCTCGGAGTCGAACCGAGATCCACCACCTTTTGAGGATGGCCGCTCTGCCAGTTGGCGTACGGGGGCGGTAGTGGCGGGATCACATTGGGTTTCGCAGACTCGCTAGCCGCCGGTGATGCTTCAGTCGTCGTCCGTGCTGTCGGCGGGGTCCACCCACTGGCGCCTGCGGCCCTCCCTGAAGGCTTCATCCTCCCTCTCGGCCTCTTCCCGGCCGTCAGTGGGATGCCACTGGCGCTCCTGGGAGCGCGTCCTGTGCTCGTCGGCGCGCCTACGGGCTTCCTTGCCCGCGTCCTCGTTGCCCTTGCTACCACCGAACAGTGCCATGCGTTCCCCTTTCCTCGATCCGACAGAAAACACGGCGAGAGAGTGATGGCTCTCGTGGTGTCGATGGCCGTGTCGTGCACCCGGCGGGATTTGAACCCGCACACCCGAAGGCACCAGGCCCTCAACCTGGCGTGTCTGCCAAATTCCACCACGGATGCATGGTGCGTATAGCCACACGCGGTCTGGGGTCTCGCGGACGCTTCCACCGAATAGCGGCTATTTTAGAGCGATCTTCCAGCACCCCCCGCGAGGAGGCGCCGCCCCGGCAGCGCAACCTGCCTGCTGCGTGACGCGGGTGGGAGTCGAACCCACACATTACCTGGGTCTGAGCCAGGCTCCTACTGCCAGTTGGGATACCGCGCCAAGGTGGCGTGCTGCCCGCCGTAAGGCGGGGATGAGGTGCACGCCAGGGCTGAGACGGGACTGCCATCCCGGCTCCCTGCCCCGAGGTCCGCGCTGGCAGGCGCTCGCCTCTACCTCGCTCCGGGTGGAGGATTCGAACCCAACCATGACGAGAACCAGACTCTCGCATCCTGCCGTTAGATGAACCCGGAATGCGTTACTTTTCAGTTTTGGCCAGCCTGCGCGCCTTCGTCCGCAGGCGATGGCACACCGCGCACACTACCTCGCACTTGGCGACTTCCACCTCAATTTTCTTGAGGCTGTAACCGTATGAGCCCGCAATACTGACGTTGAACAACTTCTCACCGTGGACATGGTCAAAATCCATGGCCTCCGGATCGAAGCTCTGGCCGCAGTCCACGCAAGGCTGCGATTTCAAACTGTTCAGGTACTCCAGAACTTGCTGACGCTTACGGCGAGCTACCTCGCGGACACGCTCGCCGTGCGCCTCGCGGTTCCTGGCGTACCACTTCCTTGCGTATTCATTGCGCTCATCCCTATCAGCATGCGGCATACCATCAAGGTATATACAGCTACTGACAGGTTATGAACCTGGTGGCGGGGGCGGGAGTCGCACCCGCAAAATGCAAGGGTTATGAGCCCTCCGGCTTACTGTTGGCCTACCCCGCGCCGAGTGCCCCATTGGGCACCTATTCAGTTGTTTCGCCCTACTGTATCACGTTTCCCGCGACTGTCCATTGGGCTTTCGCCTGCAATCTGGCGGGACTCCTATGGGCTTGCGCTCTAGCTTTGGCCTGCCCAGGTGGCCGGAGTTTCGGGGAGTCCCCCGGCCACCCGAGCTAGGACTAGCGTATCACAGCTTCGGCGGCGATTCCACCCTGGTTTTTCGCGCGCACAGAAGGCCGCCTACAGCCTGAACCCTTCCGGGTCGCTGCGTACATCGTACCCGCACTTCGGGCACAGATGCCCGCGCTGCTGTGTCGCGGGCTGCGCCGTGGCCGCCATCTCGGCCAGCTCGGGGTCCACCGTGATGACGCCCTGCGGGTCCAGCGCGCTGACGTCCAGGAGGCGCTCCACGTCGTACTCCGTGTAGCCGGTGCCGCTATAGTCGTCGTCCAGGTAGGACAGGAACTCGGCCAGCGCGTCATTGTTCGTGCGCGCCTTGTCGCGGGTGTGGTTGAGTGCCAGCAGAATCCTGCGCCCCCGGTCCTCGGTCACGTCCACGAACACCGCGTCGATCTCGGTCCAGCCCAACCCGGCGGCGGCGATCACCGTGTGGTTGCCCGACAGGATGCGCCGCGTCCCCTTCTCGACCACGACCGGCAGCACCTGGCCGTTCTCCTCCAGCGACTCCGCGATCGACGGCACGTCGCCCTCGTTCGGATTGCCGGGGTACAGCTGGAGGGACATGATCGAGACGCGCTCGATCTGGTCGAGAAGGGAATGCACGCGTCCTCCTAATCGAGAACCCACACCGCCGTGGGCAGCGTACCCGCACTGGTTGTCACCTTGATCCACTGGCCAGGGCCAAGCCGGATCGGGGTGTTTGCGGCAATGGGCGCGGCGGTCTGGCTGATGACATTGGATACTGCGACCGTGTTCACTCCGCCAGCCAATCGGGAGACTGCCACGGTGGTGACGTTCGTGCCGCCGGACAGATACACCGTGGCCGGACGCCAGAGGGTATTCGACACGGAGGTTCCGTCCACCAGTGTCGGAATGCCGGAAGAGGGCACGCCGGGAAGGTTCTGCTCTTTGATGATCCGCAGCCCAGTGCCCAGGCCGCCCGCGCCGGTGCCTGTCTGGATGGTGATCGTGGACGGGGAGCCGACGAGCCGGATCTCGCCCATCGCCGCCGCGAGACCAGCGCCGGTATTCGCGCCAGCGGCCTGCGAGTCGCGCAGCTGGACTGTGCCTTCCGTGTCCAGCACCATATGGATGATCGGGCCGATGCCGGACTGCCCGACCCCGACGATATTCACATGGAATGTGCAGCCTTCGACGCATGCCTGGTCGAAATACATCGCGTGCAGGGCCGAAACGGTTCCGCTGGCCGCCGAATCGCTGTATGAGCCGACCGGGCAGATGCCAGACCAGCAGTACAGGATGGTCAAGCTATTGGCGACTGTGTGCTCCATGGCGTACAAGCCGTAGGTGTATCCGCCGTTGCAGACGACATTCTGCAAATAGTTCGACGCGTTGTTTCCGTTCGACGGCATGAGTCCGCCGATGGAAAGTCCGCCGGACAGCAGCGTTACATTCGTGAAGTCGCCGAGGTTCGGAGTGTACTTATAGAACTGCACGGTACCGTTGGTGCCGTACGTGAAGTTCTTTGCGTGAAAACGCGCGCATCCGAAGAAATTGAATGCGCTGTACGTCCACCCGGAATTCACATGCGTCGTCAGAACCGTGAAATCTTGGAAAACGACGCAGGTGTTCGTGTAGGTAGGAGTGGTATTCGCGCCCTGCAACACGCCGTAATTGAATTTACCGGTCGGGCCGCCGATGACTGACGGGTTTCCGCCAGCGCCGATGTTGTTGCTCTGGTTGAGGGCGGTGGTGAAGCAGCCGAAACTCTGGATTCCGCCGTTCCATACGGGATAGTCGGAGTTCCAATACCGGGACTGCCCGGCATCCCCTGGACCCCGGAAGACCAGCGTAACGCCGTTGTTCGTCTCGGCATTCACTGGAATGGTGAGCTGCGAATTATAGACGGCGTTTACACCGTCGGTGGACTTCAGCGCACCGCCCACGCCGTAATACAGGCCCGCGCCGGGCGGGAAAAAGACTTCCGCGTATCCGCCGTGGTTCTGGGCGTAGGTGTTCGCGGCGGCGATAGCCGCCTGAATGGCCACAGTGTCATCGGTCGCCCAGAGCACCTGGAGGCCCGTGCTCGTCTGAGTCGGGGTCGTGTTCCAGGTCGCCGTGAAGCTGGTCGCCGAGTTCACCGTCGTGATCGTGCCGACGGAGGTGGTCTGTCCGCTGGTGCTGTTGCTGTTCAAGGCGTTCTTCACCATGACGATCTTGCCGACATCAGCCTGGGTCAGCACTGATTCGCCGATGGTGACCGTCGCGGAGGAAGCCGTCGTGGCGCCGGTATTGGAGATCTTGCCGTCGCCCTTGGCGCCCTGGACCAGCACAGAGAAGACCCATGCCGGATACGGGATGTCGCTGGAGGCCAGTGCGGTCCACGCCGGTGCGGCGGACACGCTTCCGGTGCCCGTCTGGCTCAGGAACTGCTTCGTGGCGGTGGTGTTGCCTGGCAGTCGAGCCGCCGTGTTCGCGCCGGACTCGTACTCGATATCGCCCAGCGTGGTCATCGGCGACAGGGCGTTGTACGCGGCGGCGGCGGACGTCTGGCCCGTGCCGCCATTGGCGATGGCCACCGTACCCGTGACATTGCTCGCGGTGCCGGTCGTATTCTGATTCAGGACTGGAACATCGGCAGCCTGGATAGCCGTGAGCGTGGCGTTGGTGCCGTCGGAGCGAAGATAGGTTCCCGCGCTCTGCGTGCCGGTGAGGGCATTGATCGCGTTCTGGCGCGTGCTCTGGCCACTGCCGCCGTTGGCAATCGCGACGACGCCGGTCACATTGGCGGAGGTTCCCGTGGTGTTCTGGTTCAGCGTCGGTACGTCGGCGGCCTGAATCGCACCCCAGGCCGGTGCCGCCGAGACGGTGCCCGTGCCGGTCTGCGTCAAGAACTGCTTCGTCGAGGACGTGGAGCCCGCCAGGCGGCTGTTCGCGTTGGAGCCCGACCCGTAGATCAGGTCGCCCAGCGTCGTGACCGGGGAGAGTGCGTTGAACGCCGCCGAAGCAGAGGTCTGACCCGTTCCGCCCGAGCCGATGGCGAGCGTAGCACTGAGCCCTGCCGCCGTTCCCGTGGTGTTCTGGTTCAACGTCGGAACATCGCCAGCCTGAATGGCGGACAATGTCGCGTTGGTGCCGTCCGAGCGCAGATACCTGCCGCTGACCTGCGTTCCCGTCAGCGCGTTGATGGCGTTCTGCTGCGTCGTCTGGCCGGTTCCACCGGATCCTATGGCGAGCGTGGCGCTCAGTCCCGCCGCCGTGCCGGTCGTATTCTGGTTCAGCGTTGGGATATCAGCAGCCTGAATCGCAGACAGGGCTGTGTTCGTGCCGTCCGAGCGCAAATACCGCCCGGCGACCTGCGTGCCGGTCAAGGCCGTCAGCGCGGCGGCCTGGGTGCTCTGGCCGGTGCCGCCCTGTGCGATCGGCAGAGGGCTGCTCAGGTGCGTGGAGATGACCGTGGGGCTGTTGTTCGTGCCGCCGATGTCCCCACCAACCTGCACGCCGCCCGCGCCGGTCTGCCAGGAGCCGTCGCCCGCCAGGAACTTGGTGTTCACCCCTGGAGGCGTCTGGATCGTGGTGCCCTGGATCTTCTGGACGGTGGGCGCGGCGGCTACGCCGCCGAGATCTCCCGCCAGCTGGATGACGCCGAGGCTGCCGGTGCTGGCGATCGGCGGGATCGTATTCGCCGAAACCTGGACGGTGTTCTGGACGGGCTGGATGATGATGATCGGATCTGCCACACACCCCCTACGGCTGCGCGATGGCGCTGGTCAGGAACTGGCCGGTGACCCACGCTGTCGCGCTGGTGGTGCCAGGATTGCCCCACAGGGTGTGGGAGTACAGGGAGCGGCTGGGCAAGGATGCCGTAGCTGCCGGATAAAGCGTCAGGGATACCGTGGCAGTTCCCGTATTCACGGCGAGTACGCCCTGCGCGTTCGCCGTGGTGGTCACCTTGATCAGGGGTGTGATACTGGTGTCGTCGCCGTCGAGCCGGACCACGTACTCCCAGGTCATGCCCACGATGTTATACGGGGTGCCGTCAGCGTTCTGAAAGACGAAACTGGCGTTCTGGGTCGAACCGAGCTGAACCGTCCAATTGAAGGTCTGGGCCACACATTCCTTTAGGCGGTCAGCGGCTGCATGCCGGGTCGGCGGGCCAGGTTTGCGGGGGTGACCTCGGAGGGCTGCCGCTTGCCGCACAGCCAGTCGTATCCGGCCGTCCTGCCGACCAGCACCATCAGTTGGGAGCAGATGACCTCCTGGTCGCTGCTGGCCACCTTCGCCAGCCACTTGGAAACCAGGCCTAGTGATTCGAGGCCATCGTCCACGATGCCGAGGAAGTTGTATGACTCGCCGACCGCCTGCTGCATCGCTGCGAGCATCTCAAGCTGCTGGTTCGCGTCCATCGGGTCGGTGTTGATCAGCATGCGGCGCCCCGCGTAGTCCGTGATGTGCGCCCGCACCACACCGCCTGGCATCGCCTGGATGATGCCGCCGTCCTCGGTCTCGATACCGAACACGTGGCTGTACCAGCTGTGCGTGCCGAGCTGGATAATGCGGTCGCCGAAACCGGTGCCGCTGACGCACACGTAGCGGCCCGGTTCGTAGCGCTGTGGCACACGCCTCCTAACGAGGCGCCTTGGCCTCATATTCTCGCAGGAACTCGTAGATATCCAGGTCGTGAGCCGCGTCGTCGAGGGCGTGGTGTTCACGGCCGGTGTGCTGCGGGACCTGCGGGTCGCCGAGGCGAAGCGCCCAGTCCTTCAGGTCGCGGGTGAGCATGGGGAAGCCATGCGGCAGGTTCACCATCGTGCCGAACAGCTGTGCGAACACGACGTGATCATAGGCGGAGTACCAGGCCCACAGTTCGGGTGCGCCGTCGCCCTCGGTGGCCAGCACGCGCTGCACCTGCAAGGAGATCAGTTTCTTGGGTTTGACGCAGACGATCTCGGGGTTGCCGTCGTCCCAGTCCCAGCCCGAGATGGGCTCCTTGCCGGGCGCGTAAATCTCGCCGCCCTTGACCTTGTGGTGCACCCGGATCGGCAAGTGCCTCGTGACGTTCGGATTCAGCCAGCGATGGTAGACGGCCTCGTCGATGATCGAGTCGTCTCCGTTGATCCAGTACCAGGCCTTGCGGTCCTCGCGCACCAGGCCGAACGAGATCAGTCGGATCAGTTCACCTGTGTCCACGAATTCCGTGTCGAAGAAAAACCGCGTCATGGCCTGAATCTAGCAGACTGGATAGTCGAAGCCACGGGGTTCCGGCCGGAAGAATGGATGCGCCGCGTTGGGCATCTCCTCTACCGGCACCGGCTCGATCGGCGCGAAGGGGCCGAAGGCAATCGACAGGTAGTCGGCGGTCACGCAGGCACGCCACTGCTCCGAACAGTGCTCGCACGCCAGCTGACCCGGAGCGTGTTCATGGCTACCGGCTGGGAGTTCCTTCACTCGGGGATATCCGGTGGCTGGGGCTGCGCCTGCGAGGTCGTGTAAGCCAGGTACTTGAGCGCCTGGTTCTCCGTGAAGCCAGCGGCCATGAGAGTCTTGAAAAGCTCGTGGATACCCACGAACGCGGCGGCGGCCTCGGTCAATGGCGAGGTCGGCAGCTCAGGCTTGTCGGCCATCAGCCCTCTTCCTTTGGCGCGAAGCCCATCTTCGGCTTCTCCACGGTCGGCTGGACGGTTTCCGCGAGCAGGCGCTTGGCGGTCTTCTCGGCCTTGCGCAGCTTCTCAGGGTTCGAACCCTTGATCCAGACCTGGACGTGCCGGTCGCCGGAAGAGACCATCACCTTCACTGATTCACCCCGTGCATCGCGTTCCAGCGCCGGACACGGTACTCCTCACGGAAGCGCTCGGTCCAGTTCGGGCGCGCCACCGTGTTGACGACCTTCTTTTCCTTGGTGACGAAATGCCGCCGGGTCCACCGGTTCGTGCCGGGGTGCTCGACCTCGGTGATCACGGTTGGCTGGAGGCCGTCGAGCTTCGCGCGCAGGGCGCGCATGTTCGGCGAGGCCATTACTTCAGGATGTCCTTCACGACCGCCGGAGCCTGGGCCTGGACGCTCTGCGCGGCCTTGAGGGCGTCCTCGGACACCGTCTTGACCTCGGCGCCGACGAACTTGCTGGTGTCCGTCTCGACCTTCGCAGCCTCGGCCGTGGCAGCGTTCTTCAGCTGGGCGGCGTGCAGGCTGATCTCGTCGAGAGACTGGTGCAGCTGCGGGTCGAGGTGGTGGCGCAGGTTCTCGATCTTCTGGACCAGGTCGTGCCAGATGGTTTCAATCTTATTCATGTCACTCACCTCGGAATTTAGCGATCCTGCCAGGTTTGACAGGCCAGCACGATTCTTCTGTGTGCCACCAGCGCTTGATGCCACGCTGTGCGGGCCTACCGCATAGTGTGCACGTACCGGCCTCTACTTGTCGAGACCAGTCCCCGTATTGCATGAACGGAGCATCAAGGGCTCGCCATGGGCTGTCCGGCGCGAAACCCATGATCAGGTGATCGCCCTCGTCGGGCTCGTCCTCCGCAGGCGATTGGAATCGCAACTGTTGCATGAAAACGCCTTTCATCTTGATGCAGATGATAAACGTTTGCGCGTCGCATGGCGAGCAACAGGGGATTTACGTAAATAAGAGAATTGCGGCGCCTGGGTGGGGCGTAGCGCCAGCATAACAGAGCCCCGCCACCTCATGTCAAGGAAGCGGGGCTTTGCGCCCAACCGATACCGGGATTAGCGTAGCACAGCGCAAGAGTACTGGGTAGTGGAGCGCTATTGGCCGTGCAGTGCGCCCGGCGGGAGTCGAACCCGCATGTGTCCAGTTAACCTTTCAGCGCCTTCGTAGGGCGAGGGTATACGGACGCGCCTTCAGTTTAGCTCCTGCGCCAGACCTGTCCCAGTTGTTTCATGAACTGCTGCGGGTAGGCACACACCAGCCGCTCCTTGCCCCGGATCAGCTGCGGAACCTTCTCGGGCTCCATGCCGGTCAGCGCGCGGTAGCGGGCCGCCATCGCCTTACCGATCTTGGAGCCGTCGATCAGGATGCGCTCCTCGGGCCAGCCCTTGAACAGAGCGATGTCCTTGATGGTGACCAGCCGAGTATCCATGATCAACCCTTCAGGAGGATTCCGGATAGGATCTCAGAGAACGAGCCCTCGATCACGAACTGCTCGTCCACCTTACCGCAGGTGCAGCGCACGGGGCCGGTCAGCCCGACGTGGTCAGAGTTGGTCGTGTAGGTGTCCTCGAACTGAGACCACTCGCAACCCGAGACGGGCCCGGACTTGCCATAGTCGATGCCGCAGGCCACGATGTGCTCCAGCGTCGCCGCAGGGGTGCGGTTCCACGGGTCGTAGACGTCGAAATCGCGGTGACCGTACCGCTCGGTCATGTTCGCCACGCCGCCGTTGAGGACCATGTAGTCCAAGGCCGCCTGGTTGAATCCGTCACGCCAGTCGCTCATCAGTCGCCGCCCACGTTGTTCCGGGCACAGAAGTAGGACGACACGTTGAACTGCGAGGGCAGGAAGTCGTTCATGTCGGCCAGCTTGTTCAGTGCCGCGAAGTATACCTCTTCGGCGGTGGACCAGTAGCCGACCTGAATGGTCTCGGCCAACCTGTACTTGCCGAGCCCGCCAGCCCCCCATGCCTCACCGACCAATACGACGAGTATTCCCTGGTCAGCCGATCTCCCTCCATGATGCTCATAGCGCCTCCTTCCGATGATCCGGCAGCGATGCAAGAATGGGTTTCGTGGGCTCTCGGGCCGCCGGTAATGCATACGTTAGTCCGTTGGGGACGGCAAGTCAACCTCGAACAGCGCCACCCATGGGGTTTCCGGCTCGAAGCCCTGGTGGCGCAGAACCTCGTCGCGGTGCTCCATGCGCTGGCGCAGGTCCTCCGGCAGCGCGCTCTGGAACAGGACGCGGTCGTGACCCTCGCCCCAGCGCTCCAGCAGCCGGTCCGGCTCCCGCGTGAACACCACTTCCTGGCCGTTGCGGACATACTTCACCGCCACCCGGTGTGCCTCCATTCTCGCGATGTGCATTGTGTAGCCGACAAGGTAGCCGAGGCCCGCGCACATGACGAGGACCCCGGCTACGTGAATCAGGGGCCTCAGTCGTCGTCCTCCTCGTCGAAAGCGTCGTCGTAGGCTACGTCACCGTAGGTGGGCTCGTCCGCGAAGATCCCGCGCTCCAGGTACGCGTCGTTGAACTCGCGGTCCTCCTCGGCCGTCGTGGAGGGCGCGGTCAGCGTCGAGCCGGGCTTGACCGCGAAAGCCTCCTGGCGCTCCCGGATGATGCGCTTCCAGAGCGGCCCCAGAGTGTGATAGCCGACCCAGGGGCCGCCCTCCTGCGTGCGGCCGTCCAAGAAGCCGTGAAGCTTCCCCCAGGCGTCACGCTGATCTCCGTCAAAAGCTGGGAACAGGTGGACAACGCCGCGAGCATACGCCGTGCGCCATCCGGTGGGGTCCAGCGGCACATCGGCCAGTGCGGGCATGCTGCGCACGAGCTGCGCGAAGACGCAATCCTCGCCGCTCTCCATGTCGATGAAGTCAACCTTCGCATGCGCCTCCCAGCCGGGGAATTCGGCGTCCAGGTAGGCGACGCCACGCATGACGCGCTCCAGGGCTTCAGCGAGCAGGGCTTCAGATTCGGGGTTCATGTAGGGCTCCTTTCGTCAAGGGCGGCGCGCGGCACATGGGTTTCGGGGTCGTACGGGCCGCTCAAGGGTCCGGCGTTACACCCAGGGGTTTCGCGTGGCGGCTGGCCGGGCGGTATACGTTAATCCTAGCATGACGCCTGACTATCGGCAACAATTTGAAAAAATGGGCACCTTGATTTTTTGGCGAAAACCTGGGGCGCGGCCTTCCTGCCCGCTGCGCTCGGTTCGTGGCCCCAGGTCCGCCGTCGTTCTACTTGCCGTTCTTCCTGGGCGCCTCCTGCGCGCCCTCCACGATGCCGAACTCGAAGACCCGCGAGGCCAGCTGAGTCCGACCACCGATGCCGCGCTGCACCGCGAAACCCCGCGCCAGAGTCAGCACGCGGTTACGGACCGTCGGCTCCGGGATGCCGTCCAGCTCCCTGGAGATCTCCTTGTTATTGTAGCCGTCGGCGATCAGCAGCAGTACTTCCAGCAGATCAGGAACCTCCTCCTGCATCAGTTCGCGCACGCCCTTCGGGTGCTCCCCCGGATAGTCCAGCAGCAGCACGCCGGTCTGGTAGCCGCGCTTGACCAGCTTCGGGGCCGTGAAGCCCTTCAGTTTCGCCTGCGCCTGCGGCAGCACGGTGCCCTTGAGGACGCCCTCCGTCACCTTCGCGGCATCGGCCGCGCCCCTGTTGTCCGCGCCCAGCGCGTACGCGAGCACGACCGCCTGCTCCTCCTTCGTCAGGCGGCTCTTGCCCAGCACCGGAACGCCCGGCTGCTGCTCCCACATCCGATCAGTCCACGTCATCAGCGTATCCTCCTCCTTCATCGTCGGTCGTGATCCTCCATTGGCGTTCGCCGCCGGATTCATCCACCTCGTGGCTTGCCGTCACGAGATACACCTGGCCGTCCACGACCAGGAAATTCACAGCGCGCAGCGCGTCCAGCGCCGCACGAGCCGCCGAAGCCTCGTCGGCGTCCGGGTTCCACTCGTTCGAGGAGAGCCCGAAGTACTCGAAGAACGCTGCCTCCAACGCCTCGATCAGGCGCCTCTCGGCCGCGTCGCTCGGCGCCTTGCGCCGGGACATCGGGCAGTCCTGGAAGCCCTTCTCCAGCGTCGTGTGCTTGCTGAACGTGCGCCCGTCCCTCAGCAGCGGCACGTAGCGCCTGCACGACGGGCACCGGGTGCCGGGGCGCTCAGTCTTGGGCAAGGCGCACCCGCCATTCGGGGTCCGTGAAGACGCCGGACTGCGGCCGTGCGGACTCGACTTCCAGGATCGTGCCGCCGGTGATCAGCAGCTCGCGCTCCTTGAAGGTCCGCATGACCTCGTCCAGCAAGCTCTCCATTACCTCGTCCTCGCCGGGGCCAAAACGATGCCCAAGTTGCTGACGCAGCTCGTCGCGCAGCCTGCCTTCAGCACTCATCGCGCACCTCCGGCCCGACGATCAGCTCCAACGCGCCGTCCAGCTCCTTACAGGAGCGTTCGAACGCCTCGAAATAGTCGCGGGCGTTGCGGACCAGCACCTGAATGTCGGGGTCTTCGACGTCCTCCGCTTTGAGGCCCCATTCGAACAGGCCGTGCCAGCCGTCCAGTTCCACGGCCGCCAGAATGTCGGCGGCGCTCATCGGCTTAGCCATCAGACGCCCTCCCCGAACACCTTGCGCACGACAGCCACGCAGGCGCGTTCCATGGCCTCGGTGTAGCCGCCCTCGTTCGTTGGACCGCAGTCCACGGAGGCGTACCCGCGAGCCGCCAGACGATCCCGCACAAGTCGGCGCACGCGGGCGCGGGGGATCGAGTGGATCTCCACGGGCGCCAGCGACTCGTCATCCTCCTCGCCGGTCAAGGCGTCCCACAGCAGTGCGGCCAGCTGGTACTCGCTGAGGATTGATTCGACACGCACGCGGACGTACAGCGGCTTCCTGGTCGTCACGCTTCCCTGCGGCATTCCCCGCACCTCCCGTCTTCCTTGGTCCGATACGGACGCTTGTAGAACACTGCGATCGAGGCCCACGGCAGCCGGAACCACCAGGCCTTGTTGCAGAACTCGTCGGTTCCGCCGTTCCAGGCCCACTTCCACCACGGCAGGTTCATCGTGCGCGCCGGGTGATACTGCCAGCGCCAGCCGAAGGTCAGGTGGTTGCGCGTGCCGTCGTACTGCGTGGAAGTGTCCCATTCCGGTTCGGGGCCGAGGGTGTGCCAAGACGGGCTGATGCGTACCTCGTCACCAGCGTCGCCGCCGAGCGCGATAGCCAGGCACTCCTGCCCGTAGCCCGGCCGGTTGTCGGCGTCAAAGATGTGCATACGCACAATCTGGCCGTGCTTCAGCGGGCCGGACACGTCGTCGATGGGGACAGTGACAAGCACCCCTCGCCGGACGACGTCCACATGATCCGCATCGACGTAGACCGTGGACCACTTCACGTGCGCGTCACCTTCCGCCAGCGCTCATTTTCCTTCTCCAGCTCTTCAAGCCGCTTCTGCTTTTCCTTCTCCAGCTCTTCAAGGCGCCTCTGCGCGGCTTTCAGCTCCAGCTCTTTCTCATAGTCCGTCTTACGGACGCCGGAGGCCACGAACCGCACGATGATCGCCAGGATCACGTAGAGCGGTCCCGCGAGAAATGCCAGCACGCTGCCCGTAATGACGTCGAACTGGTCCCACTCCTCCCAGTGCTTGATGGGGTCCTTGTAGAGGCCGGACTTGGCTTTCTCGTCGATCCCCTTCGCACGAAAATAGGAGTAGTTCCAGCGGGCCGCCACGGCTCCGCAGAAGAGCCAGGAAAGTCCGACAAACAAACCGCCCACGATCACCGCTCCTCCCATTCGAGGGTCTCGCCGTAGCCGTTGACGACCCAGCGCACGCGGAAGTCGCCGGGGCCGGTCGGGGCTTCCCAGGCTTCCGGCGGCCACATGGTGGTCAGCAGGAAGCAGTGGCCGGGCCGGTCGCAGGCCTCGTCGCACTTCGGCAGGTCGTAGGTCAGCACGGGGCGCTCGACGCCGTCGGAGCCGATGCTGGTGTCCACGTAGACGCGCACCTGGTGCCAGGCGCCGCCATCACCTTGCGGATCAGCGATACCATCCAAGGTCAGGGCCTCCTTTCGGTCGAGGTCCGGCGGCGCGAAGGAAGATGAGTTACGGTCTGCTTCTGGCCGCCGGTAGGGAGAACGTATCACGACGACTGTAGGTTGGCAAACATGCTCGGCATCGTTCTGACACTTGCGCCGGGCGGCATAACGTAATACGCTCTGCCCGACCGATCCGTCCGACTCCGAGGAGGCTACATGATCAGAACCCTTCGGCGCCTTGCCGCCGCGCTCGGCCTCGCCGTCGCCGCGAGCGCACTGTCCGCGTGCGGCCCGAGCAGCAACGCCCCGGTCAGTTACGCGCCCGCCGCGTACTACCAGGTCGTGAACAACGTCAACGAGTGCTACTACGTGCAGGATCCGGCCGAGGCGACGGCGCTGATGCGCGCGGGCCTGTGCCCGTCCTCCATCCCCACGCTGGCGCCGCAGGTCTGGCTGGAGACCTACTGGAACTACTACGAGAGCCCGGCGTATTACAACACGTACATGCCGGTCTCCGTGCGCCACACCTACATCAGCGTCACGGTCGTCAAGTACAACCACACCCCATCCTTCACCAGCGGCGTGCGCAGATACTCGGCGTCGGCGGTCTACCGGGGCTCCAACGGCTCCACTGTGCGCGGGTACAGCTCGATCGGCAAGAGCAGCTTCACTTCGACTGCGCCGGTGGGCGCGAAGACCTACGGCGGCGGCTCGCGCAACGGGACCACCTACGGCGGCGGCTCGCGCTCGTGCATCAGCTGCCACGGCGGCGGAACCGGCGGCTACAGCTCCGGCCGCAGCTACTCCGGCTACAGCGCGGGGCGCAAGTGAGGCCCCAGACCGCAGCCGAGCGGCTCGAAGCCGAGATCCGGGACGATGACTGGTGCACAGTCGTTGGGGTGGTCGTAGAGAGCGACGAGCGCTGGCTGGAGCGCTACCCGACCAGCAACGCCCGGTACGCCGAGGACCAGGCCCGCGCGGAGGTCCGCAGGGCGGGCGCCACGCTGAAGGTGTGCGCCGTTCTCTTCGGGCGCCCGGAGAACATCGACGGGTACGCCAAGTACACTGACCCCGACCGGTTCTAGCTCCGGACACCGCGAACGCCCCGTCAGGATCTTCCCCTCCTGCGGGGCGTTCGTGCTACGCTAATCCATGCGGCCGAACCCGTGACGAAACCCAGATGTCGTCCGCCGCTTTAGACTCATACTCACCCGAGGAGGAAACCCATGTCACGACTGCACCAGCTCCTGCCCCTGCGCAAGACCATCCAGGAGACCACCGCCAAGGCCCTGGCCGAGGCCCGCACCGGCCTGTCCCGCCGCGACTGGCTGGAGGGCCTGAGCCGCACCTACGCGCCCAAGGACGACGAAGGTGACCGCCTTCCGGCCGAGACCAAGCTCGCGCAGCTGAGTGCCGCCGACGTGATGGCCCTGGTCGGCGAGAACCTCGCCCGCCTGCTGGACATCACCGCGACCACCGAGTACGCCAACACCGAGGCCAAGGCCGACGTGAAGATCGACGGCCAGGTGCTGGTCCCCGAGGCGCCCGTCAGCTACCTGCTGTTCCTGGAGAAGCAGATCGCCGAGTGGGAGCGGTTCGTCGCCGCGCTGCCGACTCTGGACCCGGCGGTCCACTGGACCCGCGACGAGACCACGGCGGGCATGTGGCGCTCCGACCCCGAGCAGACCGTGCGCAACAAGAAGACCACGAAGCCGGTCGTGCTGTACCCCGCCACGGACAAGCACCCGGCGCAGGTCAAGGAGGTCTCCGAGGACGTCATGGTGGGCACCTGGACCGCCGTGAAGTTCTCCGGCGCGTTCCCGGCCGCTGCCGTCCGCGAGGTTCAGGAGCGGCTGGTCAAGCTGCGCCTGGCCGTGCTGCACGCCCGCGAGGAGGCCAACTCGGTCGAGGCGCGTGACCAGAACGTCGGCCACGCGGTTACGGGGTTTGTCTTCAGCCCGTTGCTGTGATACGATAGTCCACGAGCGCAAGTTGAGACTGAAGCTTAGACTGAATGCCCGACTTAAAGAGGGCTGAGACTCAGGCTATCGCTCCAGACTGAACAATGCGACAGCGTGGAGTGAACACGGGAACCGAGGCATGAGACATCCGAAGGTCGCCAGTTCGATCCTGGCCCAGACCTCTCCATGGTCTGGTAGAGCAGTGGTAGCTCGTCGGGTTTCATTCAGCAGTGCCGGAGTCTCGTGGCCAACGCGGCAGGGAATGGCCTCTCTGAAAAAGTGGCCGTCAGCCTTGTGGTGCTGATCACCAACCCTATTAAGTTGTCCCCCGTCCTCGGATACTGGGCGGGGGACGCCGCGTTTCCGGGAAAACCTCAGCGTTAGGAACCCATGAGTACTCAGAACTACATCAACCACGTCGCGTTCGTGCTGGACGCGAGCTGGTCCATGAATCCGTATCGCAACGATCTCGTCTCGGTGATCGACGACCTGACCGGCTACCTCGCGAAGCGGTCCCAGGAACTGGACCAGGAGACGCGCATCACCGTCTACACCTTCAACGACCTGGGCGGATGGGGGGCTCCACGTCCGAACATCCAGTGCGTCTTCTACGACAAGGACGCGCTGCGCCTGCCGAGCATCAAGAACCACTACAAGCCGGACGGCGGCACGCCGCTGCTGGACGCCTACCTCAAGGCCATCGACGACCTGGAGAAGACGGCGCAGCTGTACGGCGACCACGCGTTCCTGATCTACGGCGCGACCGACGGCGAGGAGAACCGCAGCAGGCCCGACGCGCAGCGCAAGCTGGAGAGTAAGCTGAAGGCCCTGCCGGACAACTGGACGAACGCCCTGCTGGTGCCGGACCAGGAAGGCCGCAGGAACGCGGTCCGCTTCGGCTTCCCCTCCGACAACATCGCGATCTGGGAGCCCACCTCGGCGGCGGGCGTGGCGCGCGGCGGAGACATGATCCGCGCGGCCACCGAGACGTACATGACCAGCCGCGCTTCCGGTGTCCGAGGGACGCGCTCGCTGTTCTCCACCGGCGCGGACGCGGTCAACAAGCAGACCGTCAGCACCCTGACTCCGCTGGACCCGTCGAGCTTCGACCTGCACAAGGTCGAGCGGGACATGCCGATCAACGAGTGGGCGCGCAGCGTGACCGGGCGTGAGTACCGCACGGGCAGCTGCTTCTATCAGTTGATCAAGACGGAGACGATCCAGCCACAGAAGCGTGTCATCGTGCTGGAGCGCAGGACGGGGAAGGCTTTCACCGGTCCCGATGCTCGCAACATCGTCGGGCTGCCCGCGATGACCGTGCGCGTCAAGCCGGACTGGAATCCGGATTACGATCTCTACATCGAATCCACCTCGTCCAACCGCAAGATGGTGGCCGGACAGCAGGGCGTGATCCTGAAGTAATGCTCCCCTCGCGCGACCGGATGGCGGGGCGCTACGCTCGCTCGTGGTGCCCCGCCTGCCATGCCCCCGCAGGTTTGGACTGCCCGGACTCCTCGCGGTCCGTGAGGGACCAGCGCAAGGCCGCCAAGAGCGCTCTACGGCGCTACCTGAGAGACGAACTGGAGGATGAGATGGACGACCCCACCCCCGGCCTGCTGCACATGCGCAAGCGGACCCTGGACGAGGGCTACGACGCGGTGATCCGGCCCTGGATTCACGGCTGGGAGATCTTCCGCATCAACGGGCCGGGCATCATGAACGGCGCGACACAGGCGTGCACCATCGACGAAGTCGGGCACATGATCCTCGACTATGTGGACTGCACGCTGGGCCTGACCGACGATGGCGACTGGGATATGGGCGACATTCCGATACGGCTCACCCTGGAGCTGGAGCACGACCGCTATACCGACACGCGCACCACCTCGGTTGAGGCGATGCTGGACGGCGAGACCGTAGAACTCGTGGAGCAGATCACGTGGTGGCGGGAGGCTCCGGATGCGGAGTAAGCACCAGCTCTAGCCGCCAGCCGAGCACGGGATCACCGGCGACATAGGAGACGCGCGGGACATACTCCGATGAATCGTCCTTGATCACTCCCATGGCGGAGAGCGCATCAATCGCCGGTTTGGCGGCGGGCGCCCAATTGGCGGGGTCGAACCGCTTGGTGCGCGGCCCTGGATGCACAACCACAGTGATGTCGATCGGACCCATCGGACGCAACCGCATCAGCTGAATGACTTCGCATGTGCGCCTCTTGATCTCCTGCTGCTGGCGCCAGGTGACGCGCCAGTGCCGCTTCTTGTTCGCGTTCGGCAGCTCCAGCCCGGCGGGCAGCTTGATCGTGATCACAGCTTCGGCGGCCTCGCTCCCGGTCGTCCGGGGCGGCGGGAAGTCTGAGCCTCCACACTCAGCACGTCCCGCCGCACGAAGATCGCCGTACCATCCGAGGCGCGGTACGCGGTCAGCTTGCGCTGCTGTACCCACCGCTGGATGGTGCGCTCGGACCGCCCGGTTTCGGCGATCACTTCCTCGATCGTCATCGCCGTGAACAGCGGGTCAAGGAGATTATACTCAGGCACGGCGAACCAGCTTCTTGGCGCCCTTCGCCTCCTGGGAGACGTGCGCCTGGTATTCGTCCTGTGACATGAGGTTGCCGCAACCCTGACACAGAACGTACCCCGTCAGGCTCCTGTCATAGTGCTGCTCGCGTACCAAGGCCTTCATCAGGCACTTCGGGCAGCGCACACCCTCGCACCGCTGGACAGGTGCGTCGTCGGCCTTTGTCGCCCGCCGGATACGCCGGTCCAGCGCGGGGATCTCCTGGCCGAACGCCACGATCGCCTCGGTGCTGGGGTGTTGCGCCAGCATCCACTCCAAATGGGAGAGCAGGAACCGCGCGGCCTCCTGGGACTGGCGGGCCCGCGTGCCGCGCTGACGGCGCTCGCTGAAGCAACGCTGGTCACGCACGTCCTCCTCCCAGCCGGTGAGGATCATGTAGATGTCGTCGGCAAGGAACGTGAGCGACTCCTTGGGGTGCAGCGGATGCGGCTTCGTGCCGGAGACGATCTCGCGCTGCGGCGGTGAGCCGTTCTTCACCTCGTCCCACACCGCCAGTAGGTTCGCGGTGGTGGCGCGCAACGCAGTGGCGATGGTACTAGTACACGTCTTGCACCAGACGGGGTCACCGAGGCGCGGCGGCGGGGCCTCGGAGGGCTCGCCGACCCAGGGGGCATTGCACTTACCCGGACAGGCGCGAACAGTCTGCGACACAAACCACCATCCTGACAACGATCTCCGTCATCAGGATGGTGGAATCTATTAACGAAAGCAAGCTCGTTGATGAAAAACCCTGGGCGACCGCCTGAGGTATGGGCTTTCGTTCGATCGAATGATCACCCAGGGCAGCCCTTAGTCGTGCGAGTATTCCTCCACGGTGATGCCCGTCTTGCGCACGTGGATGGTGGCGTGGTCGCCGAACAGCTCCAGCAGCGCGTGGTCGAACGAGCCGCCCTCGATCGCCCTGGCGAGCTTCTCGACGCGGCGGTAGCGCTCCTCGTCAGGACCCTCATACCGCTCGTTCAGGGGCCCGCGTGAGCCATCCGGCAGGGTGCCCCATCCGTCGTGCGTGACCTTGCCGAGGTTGTGCTTGCTGCCGTAGTCGAAGTCGAACTCTTCGCCCTCGTCGCACGTGCAGCGCGAGTCCAGCTCGTCGCAGTCGGGGCACCGCTCCTCTTCGGACTCCGGAGGCTTCGGTGCCTCGATCTTCTCCGCGCGCACCCACAAGCCGTGGGCGCCGAACACGCACGTGTCGCCGTCGTTGAAGTACGGGGTGTACTGGCGCCAGCCGAAGTCGATGATCGTGGGATCGTCGAGCACCGGCTTGAGGATCTCCGCGAACTCCTCCTTGGTGCGCTGCTCCTTGCCCGCTCGGTGTGAGTGGATCTCGCCCGAGATGGGGATGCCGAGGAAGTTGCGCTCCTGCGTGTCGGTCATGCCGCCTGCTCTCCGGCCAGGATGTGAGACAAGGGAAGTTCTCTACGTTGCGACCCGGACATCCACCCCTTGATGGGGGTGTCGCCAAGCCAGTCCTTGTGGCTGGGGATCCAGCCGATGTCCTCCAGGATGTGCCGCTCCGCGATCTGCCGCACCGGCACCTGGAGCACACCGTGGACGCGTTCGATCGTCAGCGTCGGCCCGAAGCGTTCGATGCAGATGCCGATCCCCTCGCTGTGGTGCAGCAACGCCCGGTGACGCACATCGGCTACGCTCCCCTCCTTCGAGCAGTCGATAAAACGCTCCAGGTCGTAGTACTGCTCCGCATCCCCACCCCACTTGCGGGCGGCGGACTTGGCATGCATCCAGGCGTCCAAAGAAACTCCCGAATATGGGCGCACGGCGGTCCGAGTCTGGGCTTGCGATGTGGTGTTGGCCGTGCGAGGAGTCCTATGGTAGCAGGTTACCGGTTCTCGTGGCAGGCCCTGCGGTCGTTGCCGTAGAGCTTCCAGACGCGGTACGCGAGCTGGAGGGCGCAGGCCTCGTAGGTGGTGCCGTAGACGTCGAGCCGGTAGTCGTGATAGGCGTGCTTGCCGGGCCGGGGTTCGTAGGGGTGCTCCGGGTCCTTGTCGGCAGGCCATGTCCATTCGCCCGCTTCCATCCACGCCACCGTGGTCTTCGGGTGCTTACAGTCCGCGATCTCCTTGCGCTTGTCGCAGTTATGCCCGCGCTCGCACCACCGGCTGACGGCGAACTCGATCCGGTCGAAACCGCGCTCGTGTTCCAGGTTGCGCTCCTGGAGGATCTCGGTCAGCGGCGCCTCGTCGGTGATGACCCACTCGCGGAACCGGTAGAAGATCGGGTGCTCGTTCAGGTACCGCCAGGCGCGCTGGAAGTCGCGCGGGTCCGCCTCGTACTTGCGTACGGTCTTCACCCACCGCTTGTAGCGCATCAGCTGGCTGCGCAGGTACAGCGGGCCATGCCGCTCGTCATCCCACAGCGTGCGCAGGGTGCGACGGTTCTTGCGGTCCACCTTGCCCTGGATCGGGTAGTCGGCGGTGCCGATGTCCTGCGGCAGGTAGAAGCGCTTGTGCTTGAGCGTCTCAGGGATGTCGTACTGCGTGTAGTTCTTCAGCTGTTCGTAGGCTGCGGCCATACTGTCACCCTTTCCGGGCTGATGTTCCTGCCGACCGGCTGGCGCATGTTCGGGCTCTCCTCCTCCGCCCAGCGGATCACCAGCCTGCCGTCCGTGGTGTCCTCCACGACGCCGAGCTTCCAGGCCAGGCAGTCGCTGCTGGAGCGGTAGAGCACCGCAGCGCCCTTCTCGATCGGCCTGCCTCGCCAGTCCGTCAATTCCATGTCAACCCTCGTATGTTCTGATCGGAATGCGTGCGGCCACAGCCATGCGCAGCGTCCCCCGCGTGCCCTTCGACTCGCCGCACGGGAAGCCGAGGCACATGTCCGCCCCGCGTTGCACCATCTCCCCGTTGCGCAGGGGACCAGCCCGGTTGCCGTACTTGCCCCAGTCCGCCGGGTGCGGTTCGATGCCCCAGTGGTGCTCCTCGGCGTACCGGTGGGCGATCCAGTCGGCGCCCCACAACACACCATCGTAGGCATAGGCGTCGCGCCAGCGCACCATGCGCGCCACAGGCTTGCCTTTATCGTCGAAGCCGGGCGCGTACGGGTCGCCGCGACCGTGCACCAGCACCAGCTGGTCGATCGGGATGCCGAGCGCGACCTCCGTGAGGGCGTCGTGGATCACCTGCGGCCAGCGCCACAGCCGGTAGCCGGTCACCAAGATGCGCAGCGGTTCACCGCTGTTGAGCTTGAAGCGCTGGCCGAGTGGGACACGTCGCAGCGCCGTGACAGAGACGGGGCTCATCGCGGGCGAGGCACCTCTTCGTTCCTGATGAACTTGTATACGGTGGACACCGGGCCGCGCAGCAAGTACCCAACCTCCCGATCGTCGATGGTGTGAGCCCCTTTGTGCGCCTGGAGGATCATCTCCACGGCCTTGGCGCGCATCCACTGGCCCGCTGTGAGGGCCTCGGGAACGGTATCCTCAACTTCATTAATGCCCATCCGGTCGTCGTCACCCCCTTTGTCTGTGGTGCTGCGGCGTGCAGAGCCTGGGCTTTCGATGGTGAAATGGCCGCAGCTTATCAGGTTACGTTAATGCCTGCGCTGGTAAGGGCGCAGACGCCGGATCAGGCGCGGGGTGCGCGCGGCGGCGACCCAGGCCCAGGTGAGCGGGAACAGGATGGCCATGGCGTACATCATGACCACGAGCAGGCGCCGGGCTAGGCCCTCCAGATCATCCCGGTAAACATTGTTCACCAGCCACTTCATGGTCAGGACCATGCCGGTCACCCAAGCAATATATGCCAGTGCCAAGAAATGCACCTCCCTTCATTCATGCGTTGACAAGTCCACGCAGCGGGAATCGAACCCGCTTAGCGCCCCGTACGAATAGTGGGGCTGTGCCTACCGGGTAGCCCAGTTACCACTGGACATCCGGTCCAGCCACGTGGTCCGGTGAGCCGGTGGCGCAGCCTGGGGGCAGGGAACTTGCCCGCGAAACCCTGACGGGTAGCTCAACCCGTCACGCCCAGGCTGCGCCACGGCGTCCACCATCCTAGCGGCTAGTGCCGCGTCGGGCTGTAGATCGCGCCGCTCCAGTTACGGTTGGGCGCCTTCGGCAGGACCAGGTTGGCGCTGGTCACCGACGCGGCAGGCAGGATTGCCGACCCGTAGAGCCGCTCCTCGGCGAATGCGTTCCAGGCGCGCAGGGTGAGCGCCAGCGCGATGTCGGTCTTCAGGGTTCCGTTGTCGCGCCGGGTGGCGATCGTCTCGCGCAGCGTCTTGGCCGGATGCCGCTCGATCAGTTCCGCGCCGGTGGCCAGAGCCGAGAAGAACAGGGCGGGCACATCGACGTCGGTGCGCGCATGGTGCTCCTCGCTGGCCTCGTAGATCAGGAAGTACGCGAAGCCCCCGGCGAGCGCGGGCAGCTTGATGCGCTGCTTGAGGTGGCCGCCCCAGTATGCCGCCCGGTTGATCTCGCCCATGTGCTCGGCATAGAAGTCGGCGAACTCCAGCTCGGTCAGGGTGATCCGGTTTCCGCCAGTCGGCACCGGGTTCTGCGCCTTGAGCCAGTTGTAGACGCGGTTGCCGATGGGCACCACGTTGTTGGCGTAGCGCACGTTGCCGGAGATCAGCGCCGCGTCCTGGAGCGTCTTGGGCGCGCCGGTGCCGCTGACCAGGCGCGTCTCGCGGGGCAGGTCGGTCAGGACCAGGAACTTCAAGCTCCACTCCGGTCCGGAGACCCCGCGCTGCTCGCGCTGGATGGAAGCGCGGATGAGGGCTTCGAGCCGGTGCTGGCCGTCGGCTAGACGGCCGTCCTCGTCGAAGCGGATCGGTTCGCCCTCGGGCAGCCAGCGGTCGTTGGCCATGTCGCGGGTGTAGCGGGCCAGGCGCGCGGGCTTGAGGTCCCGATTCTGCTTGTTGTATGTATTCAGCCACGCCTGGGCGATGTCGCGATTGACATCGACGCCGTCCCGCTCCAGCAATTCGGCGATGGAGATGCCGCTTACGGCGGGTGCTCCGGGTTCTTTGGTAAAAGCAGACAAGTGTTGTCTCCTCCCTGTGAGTGCGGATTGCCGCAAACATAGCGCACGGGATACGTTAGTGCAACCCTGCCCCGACGAGAGGAGAACCATGCCCCACGCGACCTCGACCGTGGCCCGCGCCAATCGCGGTGCCGACCTGCTGGACCTACGCCTGCCCGGCTGGGAACGATACATCAGGGCCGCCTGCATCGACATGGATGACAGCCGCAACTGCATTCTCGCCCAGCTGACGCAGCGCGACCGGCGGGTGAGGCAGTACATGCTCACCATCATGCACCCGAAGCTGGCGGCGGCGTCGCTAGACAGCTACCACGGCGCCGCGATGTTCATCTTCGGCGCCTGGCCGACGGCTAAGCAGATGTATGAATACGGTTTCGACGGCCCGGTGTGGGCGCAGGTGGGCCGCGAGCGGCGCGTGAACCTCCTGGATGGCGCATGGTTCAACGAGGTGGTGTTGCGTGGCGGTGCGCGCGGCGGACGGCCCTTCGGGGGCTCCTTGACGGAGGAATAGTGCCGTGCTACGTTAATCCTCGTACCGAGCGGCCATTCCACCGAGCGAAATCCAGAGTGGCCTCGCCGCTCGCACTGTCCCCGATCAAAGGAGGTCGCCATGCCTTTCGAAAGTCACGACCACCACTTCACCGCTGACCAGATCCCCGAAGCCGCCACATTCCTCGACGAGGCCGCGCCCGGCTGGGCCGACATGATCAACGTCGAACGGCTGGACCTCTGGGACTGCGACTTCTGCATCCTCGGCCAGCTGGCCACCAAGCACCCGAACCTCACCAGTGCGAGCTGGCCCGGCGACACCCCGTGGGAGCGCGGCAAGAACGCCCTCAGCGTCACCGGCTCGGCCTTCGCCTGGGGAGGCGGCTATCAGGCCTGGGTCCGCGAGATCGAGGCCCGGCGCGGCGCGGGCACCATCACGGTCGAGGTCTAGGCATGGCCGAGCTGACCGACCGCGACGTCGATCTTTACATCACGCACATGGTCGGCAACGCCGAGGTGCGCCGGGCCAGGGCCGGGCGCTTCGCGGCCGAGGCGATCCTGCACGACCACAAGATCAGCAAACTCGACCTGGCTGCCTTCGTGCGAGCCCGTGAGGCACTGCGGATCTGGACGCACCTCCGGGAGGGCATTCGCGACGGCGGCAACCCTCGCATGGCCCTGGAGCGGATGCGCTCGTCACTGGCCAACGGGCGACGCAACGCCTATGCAGTTCCCATGGGGCCAGGCCTGGCGGCATGGCAGGAGCACTACGTCCTGCGCGAGCGCCAGCGTGTCGCCGAGTTGATGGCGGACGAAAAGATCGTGGAGTTCCTGAGCACAGTGACCGACGGAGAGGAGGGCTGGCAGTGAGCGAGTACGAGGAGAAGCTGCTGGGGCAGCTCGCCAAGCCGATTATCAGTGAGCGCGAGCAGATCCTCTACAAGACCGACCGGATCGGCGCCTTGATCGACCTCGGCGTTGACGTGCTGGTGATCCTGGAAGCGATCGGCGGCTCGGAGGCGTGGCCCGAGATGCACGGTGACCGCGAACGATGGGCTGCCCGTGCGCCGAAGTTCGCGCCAGAGTGGACCGCCTATGGCGACACGGTGGACCTGGCGCGCAAGCAGCTGCTTGAGCGGCTGCGACGCTACGACCCGGATGAGTGGTGACGGCATGCGGATAAGCGAGTCGCGGCGTGCGACGCTCTATGTCACCGCGAGCGACCTGGATGAGGCGCAAGAGCGTGCCACGAGATATCTGCTCGGCGGCGACAGCTCCGAGTGCCACGTTCACGACACCAGCCAAGGCGCGCACAACGCGGCATACGACGCCCGCCGGTACCACTTCGACTCTTTCGGTGGCCGGGTGTTCGTCATCAACTTCGAGATCAAGGAGGACGACTGATGACCTTTGGACGTTTCATGGCGTGGTTGCTCGCGCTGATTCTGGCGGTGGCCGGGCCGGGCCTGTTCGCCTACTTCGTCATCCCCACCCACAAGGCGAGCGATCTCGCGTTCTGGGGCCTTCTCGGCGCCGTGGTCCTCACCAGGCAGATCTACGACGCGCTGGTGGAGATGTGGAGCAAGGGCGACTGATGACCTGGGCCTCGATCAGCTTCTGGGGTGGCCGCGTCCAATGATCGTCCACATCATTCACATGATGACGCACCCGCATGGGTGGTGGATCTTGCTGGACATCGCGCTATTCGGGTCACTTGTCACGGGGGTTGTCCTGGCCTGCGACAGCGAGAGCACGGGTACCGACTGGACCGACTGGTTCTGGTGGTCCTAGGTCTGCGGCGGCCCAAGTGAATGCGTTACCCAACGGGTGCACGCCGCCGCGAGCCGAGCGCCTGGTCCCCACGGCCGGGCGCTTGTGCTTGCCCGGCGGCGCCAGATAATCTTTCGTCAAGAGAGGAGTGAATGTGCCTTCCGGTTTTCCCAACCCCGAACGCGCTTGGCGCGGCCTCTATGCGGGCATCTCCGAGATCGCCGACATCGGGGGCTGGCACAAGCAATACGTCAGCCATGACCTACGCAAGACACTGCCCGCCCCCCAGGGCTTCCTGATGTCCGGCGAGCGGCGCCCCTACTGGTTCTTGCGGGACGTGCTGCCCGCCCTCCGGGGGACCTCGCGCGCGCTGCGTGTGCCCGAAACCGCTCCCGATGTGGAGGACTGGGAGTACGGCTACCAGGGGCCCCTCATCGGAGTACAGCACTTCGCGCAATTAGCCAAGATCTCCAGCGGGAACGTCCACTTCGTCGCCAACCTGTGGCCTGAGCTGCAACGCGCCGACACGCTGCGCATGGGAACCCTGTGGCGCGAAGAGGATGTCCTCAAGGCGCTCGCCGCACACAACTACCCCCGGAAGAGGGCATGAAAAGCCACGAGAGCTGCGGCACCATCGACGGTCTGCGCAGGCACCAGTCCCTCCATCAGGCCATCTGCCCCCAATGCGAACCCATGCGCGAGGCTTATCTCGACAAGCTCTCCGCGATGCGCGGGGGCAGGGCGGTCCGGCGCGAGATGCGGGAGCATACGCGCGCCGTCCTGGAGCGCCCCCGCTCGTGCCCGCTGACCGAGCGCGAGTGGGACGTGGCTCTCCTGGTCACCCAAGGCCACAGCAACCTGCGGATATCCGAAGAGCTGGGCATTTCGGAGCACACGGTCAAAACGCATCTGAGGAACGCGCTGGTCCGGCTGGGAGTGGCCAACCGCTCAGAGCTGGCCGTGGCGCTGTACCGGCGCGGCTGGCTGCCGACAGACCTGGCCGACGACGAATCGGTGGTGCTCCCGCGCGCCACCTTCGCCGCCATGGCGCGGCTCGTGCACCTGGTCCGCTATAGCCGCTTGGACGAGGCGCGGGAGCTGGCGCGCAAACTCGCGCCAGCGCTCCCGCCTCCCCGCACGATGCCGCCCGCTCAGAAGGGCGGGGTGTCGTCGTAGGCCGCAGTCCAGGGATCGTCGCCGTAGCCGGTCTGCTGCCCGCCCTGGGCCTGCTGCCCGCCCCCCCGCTGTGTCTTGGCGACGGTGGCCGTGGCGAACAGGAGGGAAGGACCGGCGTTGCTGACGATCACCTTGATCGAGCGCCTGTCGTTGCCCTCCTTGTCTTTGTAAACGTCCGGACGCAGTGTGCCCACTACAATCACCCGGTCGCCCTTGTGCAGGCTCTCGGCGATGTTCTCGGCGATCGGACCGAACGCGGAGCACTCCCAGAACGCAGCCTCGCCATCCTCCCACTTGCCGTCCTGTGTCTTGCGGCGCGAGTTGACGGCGACGGCGAAGCGTGTCCACGCCTTGCCGGACTTGCCGAATGAGACCTCTGGATCCCTCGTCAGGCTGCCCTCAAGCGTGATGGACGTGTCGCCCGCCATGTCAGTGCTCTCCTTCGGTGGGGCTCGGCGGCAGCACCGCCAGGAAACGGGTCGTAATCTTACCGCTGCGCCACGCCTGGGCGATGTCGCCGCGTCCGGCGGTCGAGAAATTCAGCCGTGGGTACGGTGCGCTCTCGAACGCCTCCACGCCGGGCACCACCTCGCCGGTCTCCCGGTCTACTGCGTCAGCGCCCTGAGCAACCAGTCCGTCCTTGAGGTAAACGGTCTGCCATACCGGTCGGACTTGGAGCACGGTACGCACCTCGGTCGGGTGGTTTGCCAGCACCCACTCCGCGAACGCCGCCTCGTCCTTCACCCGGAAGCGCGTGCCGGGCGAGATCCAGGTGATCGTGCCGACCTTCGCGCCGTCCGGGATCTGCGCCGAGACGCGGTCCGTGCCGAACTCCTTGTGCAGTGCCCCGAGACCGGCGGCCAGCTCGTCCTTCGCGCCGGTCAGCTCGTCGGCGATGGCGTCCCGCAGGGCCGTGAGGATCGCTACTCGCGCGGCGGCGTCCTGGAGGCTCACGGCGCTACCTTGAGTTCCGCCAGGCGCTTCTGGGCCATCGCCATCAGGAGGTTGTAGTCGGACCACGGCAGGTGGAAGCGCTCCAGCTCGTCGCGCACCTGCTCCACCACGGCGCGCAGCACGGCCGGGGAGGATGCGGTCTGGACCTGGTTGCGCAAGCCCTTGACAAGAACTTCGTTCGGCACCGGCTGGGAACGCTCGGCCAGGCGCCGCGCCAGCTCATCCAGCGAGCGGTCCGCGTCGCCGATCTCGTCCAGCTCGGCCAGTAGGTCGGCGCCCTCCTCGGCCTTCACCTCGGCCAGGGAGCCCACCGCGCGGCCGATCAGGATGCTGGCGACGTACATCGTCTCAGCCTTCGACTTCAGCCCGATGCGCTGGGAGAGCAGGTCCACGCGCTCGCGCCCATCAGCGTCGAGGTAGCGCACCGCTGGCTTGTCGGCGGGCTGCTCCATCGGCGCGTTGAACGTCTCGTTCAGGGTCTCCGCCACGAACTGCGCGCGGTCCGCGCTCAGGTCCGTCTTGGCCCACAGGTCCAGGGCCACGCCGAAGCGCTGCGCGGCGTTGCGGATGGCGTCGCCGATGATCTCCTTGATGATGTTGCCAGGGTCCTTGTACCTCGGCCACTCGGCAGTGCCATAGCCGATACGTGAAACCCCGCAGATCGTGAGCTTCATCCACAGGCCCTTGTACTCGTCGAAGAGCGGCAGACCCTTCTCGTCGAGTGCGAGAGGCTCCCAGGTCCACTGGGGATCGACCGACAGCAGGCGGCTGGTGACCTCCGCGTGGCCGACGTAGTCGAGGTCTGCGTGCGCCTCGGTGATGTTGTTGTTGCAGTGCTGGCACGTGCGCTTGCGGTGCTTGGAGCACACCTTGCTCGGCGCCTCGCGGCAGTCCTTGCACCACACCTTCGGCAGGTGGGCGACGTTCGCCGGGGCGAAAGGCTCGCGCAGCTTCGCCAGCTGGGCACGCAGGTCAGGGGCCTGCTGTTCGGTCATGCACATACTCCTTGCGATGTGGCGCCGCAGCGCGGGTACGCAGGAGCAATTCAAGCACGGAACACCGACAGCCGTATAGCCCCGAGGCGTGGTGGACTCCTCGGGGCTTACGGCGCGGCGGCGGTCGAGGTTTGGATCACGCCGACTGATTAGCCGCCAACATCTGGCCACCGGCGCTTCGGGAATGGTGCCCGTTGACTGCGTGGCCGGTGAAGCTCGGGTGCTACTCGGCCTCGTCCGACTCCGGCTCGGTCGGGCCACCCTCGAACATCTCGCTCTCGCCGGTAACGACGGCGAGGACCGCCTGGCGGAACAGGTGCTCGGCGGAGTCGCGGTCGATGGTCTCGGGGGCCAGGGCCCGCACCTGCGCCCAGACCGTGTCCACGCGGGCCAGCGCAGCCTCGACCCCGAGGGTCAGATCGGCCACGGTCGGCTCCGCGTCGCCGTCCGGCGCCGTGACCTTCTCGGATTCGACCACCGCGTTGACCAGGTCCATCAGCGTCGCGCCGTACGAGCCGTTGAGGTTGTTCGTGAGCCAGTCGTCCAGATCGCGCCGCTGCGGGGTGAGGTCGTTCACGACGACGCCCATGCCGACGGCCTCATTCAGGTGGTAGTTGAAGTCGGAGCACCAGCCCTTGGCGGCGCGGAAGGCGCGCAACTGGGCGGCGGTCGCGGGCAGCTGGCGCAGGACCGGCTCCGCGTAGGTCTTCTGGTTGCTGAAGTTGACGGCGATGTACTTCACCAGCGGGTCGTCGGACTCGGTCAGGGCGACCCAGGCCTCCGTGTGAGCCAGAGAGCGGATCGTGTCGGCGAGCGCGGAGCGCTGATCGCGCAGGACCCGCGCCACGGAGGTGCGGTCCTGGCTGTACGCGACGTTGGCCTCCTCGATCGCCTCGTTGCGTGCGGCGTCGGCCGCTTCCTTAGCGTCGAAGTACTTCTGGACGGATTCGAGCATGTGTATGCCTCCTTGGTATCGGGTTTCTTGGGCGTGCTGCGCACCGGCGGGTTCATCTTGGGTGTCGCCACCGAAGTGGCCGGTGTGATTTGGATCGCCAGCGTTCGATCACTGGGCTTGCGCACTGCAACTGGCTGGCGGTGGTCGTGCTTCGGCGGCGAAGGAGGAATGGCTGACGAGTAGAACCTGGCCGCCGGTGATACGTTAGCCGAGGGGCTGGCCCCAGGGGTCCGGCGTGGTCGCGTAGCGGATCTTGTGGCCGTTCGGCGCCTTGAGGGTGACGTCGTTGCCGCGCTGCCCGAGGCGCACGTACGTGTTACACGCCGTGGTCCCGTTGCTGATCTCCATCACCTCCGGCATGCCGGGCACTTCGGGCTCGGCGTCGGGGCCGGTGATCGACAGTTCGTACTTCTTGCTCACGTCAGACCTCCTCGCAGTGGCTGGCTGATGGGACTAACGTATCACGTGTGCATCTGGACCGCAATCCCTCTTTTGATTGACGCCGCCACAGAGCGCATATACGGTGGCCCCACCGCAGCGATCCTTAAGGAGGTTCCCCTTGACCCTGCCTACCCGCGTGCTGGCCCAGGCTCCAGACGCGCAGGAACACGCCGTCCGGTTGATCGTCTTCACCCGGCACCGCTTCCCCGAGATGGCCAGCAGTGTCGCCGCTGAGATCCGGCGCCACGGGCGCGAGTACATCTTCAAGATTCTCGGCGCGCTGGCAACCCCGATCACCATGTACTACCGCGAAATCGGCGGCCAGCCCCTCAGTCCGCACGGCTTCGAGCCGGGCAGCGCCGAACACTTCGCCTATGGGTACGTCGGCGCCGTGCTGGACGGATCGCAAGAGTGGAGCGAGAGCTACATGACACACTTTCGCGGATCATGCGAAAGCGAGATCGAAAGGGCGATGCTGCTGCTCGCGAACACGGCGTCGCAATGCCTTAATCTTCTCGCGCAGATCCAGGAGTTCGACAGTGCCATCAGCGCGCTTTAGCGCAAGTGGTTGATTGCCGTTCGGCCGTTGCGAGACGGCCTCGGCCCGCGTACGATAGCGGGCAGGCAGCACGGAGCGCGCCCCATCTTTAGCCGGATGTCAGGGCGCGCTCCGTTCACTTCAATATGCGAGGAGCTTAGCGTAAGCATGCCCACGGTGCAAGTAGCGATCGGCAGCGGCTCCCCGGCGGTGGCGCGATGAGCCACACGTACGCCGCGATCATGACCTCTGTCTGGTCAGACAAGGACTTCCTCTCCCTGACGGTCGAAGCGCAGCGGCTCTATTTCTTCCTGCTCTCCCAGCCGAGCCTGAGCAAGGTCGGCTACACGGATATCAACCTGAAGAAATGGGCCAACAAGGCCATCAACCTCGAAAAGCACGACCTGGAAAAGCAGCTGGCGGAATTGGAGATCGCCCGCTTCATCGTCGTGGACTACGACACCGACGAATTGCTGATCCGCACCTATGTGCGCAACTCGGGCGTGTGGAAGCAGCCGCTGATCGTCGCCTCCATGGCGCCCGCTGTGGTGGAGATCGAGTCCGGCAAGCTGCGCCGGGCGCTGCTGCACGAGCTTGACCGGCTGCCGCTCGGCGAGCTGAAGAACGACCCCTCGCCCAAGGGCGGACCTTCCGTGAGGACCCAGGTCACTCTCCGCGTCCAGCAGGTGCGCGAAGAGCTTCTGCGGGGCATGACCTGCGATGTATCAGAATATGAGATGGAGGCGAAACCCTCTCGGGAGGGTATCGGAGACCCCCTAGGTACAGGTACAGGTAGTTCTTTTACTCACGTACACACTGGGCTTAGTTCTTCTTTTTCGTCGGAGCCGCCGCTGCGCGACGCCCCCGACGCCCCCTCGGTCACGATCATCGTCGGAGTGCTTGACGACGAGCAGCAGGACACTGCTAAGATCGCCGAGCCGGTCCGCGAGGATGTCGAGCGGCTGTGCCAGCGCCTCGCCGAGAAGGTGGTGGAAAACGGAAACCGCGAACCCACCATCACCAAGAAATGGCGCGACGCCGCAAGGCTCCTGCTCGACAACGACCGCACCGGCCCCAACAAGGAGCGCATTACCTTCGAAAAGGCGATGAGACTTCTGGAATGGAGCCAGCAGGATGATTTCTGGGCTGGGAATATCCATTCGATGCCAACGTTCCGCAAGCAGTACGACAAGCTGCGGGCGCAGGCGCTGCGGGAGTGGAACGAGCAGCACCGTCCGGCGCAGAACGCGCTGAACAAGGCGGAGCAGCGCTCCGCACACAACCGCTCCCTCGTCGCCTACTTCGCCGAGCGGGAGTACGGTGCGGCAGCACAGCAGGAGGATCCGTGGGGACGGTTCGCGCAGCGGGCGGCCATCGCGGGCGAAGTCGTGAGGAGGGAGATCGCATGAACCTGACAGAAGCGTCGGTCCTGACCACGCTCATCGGCGATGTCAAGCAAATGGGTTTCAGTAAGGACCAGGTGGAGTCTTGGCAGCTCGTCCTTGCCGACACCGATTTCGACGACGCCAGAGCGGTGGTGATCAAGTTTCTGCGGGAGCGTCCCGGTGACTTCATGGAGCCGGGACACATCGTGCAGGGCGTCAAGGAGATCCGCGAGGCCCGGCGGCGCGCCTACGGTTCGCTGATCCCCGAGCAGGTGTGGCCCGAACTGGACAACGAGCCGTTCGGGGAGCTGCACATGCAGAAGACCCGCGAGCTGGCCGAGATGGTGGCCAGCGGGAGGATCGTGCGCAACGCCAGCGGGCGGCCGGAGTTGACGGCTTGAGGGACATCGAACCGGCGTGGGACGAGGGCGCGGAGCGGGCCACCCTCGGCGCCATGATCTTCTCCTCGCGGGAGATCGGCGAGGCGCTCCAGGAGGTGAAGGCGCAGGACTTCTACAAGCCCTCGCACGAGACCGTCTTCACGCGCATCGTCGAGATGTACCTGCGCGGCGAGAAGGTGGACGCGGTCACCCTCTCCTCCTCGCTGCTGGCCTCCGGCGACCTCCAGCGGATCGGCGGCGCGGCGTTCATCCACTCGCTGGCGGGCGGCTTCGTCGGCTCGGCGGGCGCGTACGGCCAGCAGGTGGCGGCCATGGCGCGGCTGCGGCGGTTCCAAGGCGTGGCCCTGCGCATCCGGCAGATGGGGCAGGAGACCGTCCTCGACGACCTGGAGAAGGTGCTCGACCAGGCGTACCACGAGTTGGACAGCGTACGCGGCACGCAACGCGCCAGCGGGGTGACGCTCTCGGATGCACTCGTGCAGGTGCTGGAAGAGGTCGCCGACCCGACCGAGGCGGTGGCCATGCGCAGCGGCCTGCGGTACCTAGACGAGTTCTACCGTGGCGTGAGAGAGGGACGCCTCGACGTGGTGGGTGGACGCCCGGCGCACGGCAAGTCGCTGATGGGCGCGGCGTTCATCCGCGAGAACACCATCAAGGCCAAGTTCCCCACCGTCCTGTTCACGATGGAGATGAGCGCGGCGGAGGTGACGCGCAGGCTGATCGCGGGCTATGCCGAGGTGAACCTCAACAAGCTGACCGACCCGCTGAAATGCCCGATGGACGAGCGCGACAGGCAGGCCATCGCGAACGCGTACGACGCGCTGGAGCAGGCGCCGCTAACGATCGTCGAAGAGCAGGTGGGTCTGGCCGAGATCGCCTCGATCACGCGCGATCTGTTCCGGGGCTCCCCCGGCTTCGTGGTGATCGACTTCCACCAGCTGATGTCGTGGCCGGGCTGGGCGCGGCGGGAGGACGAGGCCGTGGGCTACAACGCCTACGGGCTCAAGCGGCTGGCGCGCTCGCAGAACCTGCATGTGCTGGCGCTGGCGCAGCTCAACCGCAACTCCACCTCGCGGGCGGGCGGCGTGCCGAGGCTGGAGGACTTCGGCGGCTCGGACAAGATTGGACACGCGGCGGACTGCGCGATCCTGCTGGACCGGCCTGAGACGCGCGACGAGACCGACCGGCCCGGCGAGGTTGATATCATCGTGGCGAAGCAGCGCGACGGGCGCACCGGCATCACCACGGCTGCGTTCCGGGGGCATCGGGCATGTTTCTCTGACATGGCACGGGATAGAACGTAAGCGTCCCTCCCCTTCTGTGGCTCGTATGGCGTCGCAAGATCGTTCGTGATACGCTAATGCGAGCACCACGGTAAGGAGTATGCCTGTGAGAACAACCGAAGACGAAGATGCCCCACCCGTCGCGCCGGGCCTCAAGAAATGCACCCGGTGCCACGAGGTCAAGCTCCTGACCGACTTCTACCTCGGCAAGAAGCGGCGAGACGCCCCCGACACCGAGCGTCGGCGCATGAGCTGGTGCAAAGAGTGCCACAAGAGTTTCTCGCGCAAGCGGCGCCAGGAGCGCCTGGTCAGCGAGGGCGAGGACTACCTCAAGAACGAGTCCCAGAGGGTGCGTGGACACCTCCAGGACCCGGCCGTGGCGGAGGTGCGCAGCGCGACGGCGCGCGCGGCCCGCAACGCCGATCGGATGCTGCGGGAGCGGCATGCCGACGAGTATCACGCGCTTCTGGCGCAGACGCGGCTGGCCGAAGGATTGCCTGCGGCGTGAAGCGCAAGCGCAAGCCGTTGAACCGCACTTCGAAGGCCCGGACCCCTCGGGACACCGGGCCTTCGGCCCCTGTGCGCGACCTGGTCATCCAGAGGTGTAGATATACCTGCGAACGCTGTGGGTGTGGGGCCGAGGGCGGCCTCCAGATCCACCACCGCAAGCCCCGGCGCATGGGTGGCACCAGTGATCCGGCGATCAACGAGCCGTCGAACCTGGTCATGCTGTGCGACGCCTGCCATCTGCGCGGCGTGGAGATCTACCGCCTCCAGGCATACCGGGACGGCTTCCTGCTGTACGCGAATGACGATCCGGCGCGAGAGCCGGTGAAGATCTACGCGGCGGGATTCGTGTGCCTCACTCAGGACGGCCGCTATACCCCCTGGCCGCCCGCGAGGGATTAGCTCCGTTAGCCCCCAGCCCCCTACTATGGACGTGCACAACCAGGGAGGCTAAGGTATGGGTGTCGTACACTTCGCGCAATACGTTCTGGGCGGCGGGCTCGCCATGGCGGTGGCCGCCTTCTTCATCGGCGCCGCCATCATGGCCGGGATCCGTTTCGGCGAGCACATCTCAGACCAGGTGTCGGACTGGTACTGCGTCCGGCAGGCCGGGCGCCACCTCGACCACGATTACGCGCACCTGTGCGGCGAGGAAGAATCGGCCTGATGTAAAGGATGCGACATGTCCCAGAGAATGATGACGAAACGCGTGTGCGACCGCGACAAGACCAATCCAGGCGCGCCAGTGGAGTTTTCCATCGGCGGAGAGCGCTACTTCCTCGATCTGTGCCCCGAGCACCAGGAGGAACTCTTCGCGGCGCTCAGCCCCTACATAGAGGCCGCGCAGGATGTGGCCCGCGTCCAGCCGCCCCGGCGGCGGCGGGTGCGCCAGCCGCGCGCCGTCCCCGGCCTGGTGCGTGAGTGGGCGGCCGAGCAGGGGGTGGAGGTGCCCGCTCGCGGCCCGATCTCCAAGCAGGTGGAAGACTGGTATCTGGCGGCGCAGAAGTGACCGACGAATTGGAGGTCGAGCTGACGCCGTCCGAGACGCTGGAGGCGGCAGCCGACCTGATCGACTCTTGGGCCGATGAGCTGCCGCCCGCGCCGTGGCGACCCCAGAAGATCCAGTACGACGAATTCGAGGTGATCGCTGGTGACGACACCTGGGTTGCCGAGACGGACGCCTCACGCGTCTTGTGGATCGCTGCGTGGTCGCCGGGGTTCGCCCGGCTGCTGGCCGAGTACCTGCGGGAGTTGGCGCTGGACGCCAAGGAGATCGCCGCTGACATGCGCGCCGTCGCGCTGGCTGAGGTTATTCTCGTCGCGCTGAAGAAATAGATCCCCGCGCAGGGTCCACCCGCGACGGCCCTGCGCGGTTCAACGAGAGGGAGAGCATGACGATTGACATCGCTCCGTGTGGAGAGCGCATCCTGACGCTGGCGCCGGTCAACGAGGCGGAGCACAAGGTCGGCGGCCTGATTGTGCCGCAGAGCGTCGCCCCGCTGGCCGAGGTGCGCGTGGTGGCGACCGGGCCGGGCCGCATCACGGACGGCGGCGCGCTGGTCAAGCCGGAGGTGCAGGTCGGCCAGACGGTTCTGATCAACCGCAGCGTCGGCCAGGAGATCGAGCGCGGCGGGGAGAAGTATCGGCTGCTCAACCCGTACGACATCCTCGCCGTCGTCGGGGACTAACGTATGTTGCGCCTCCCTGGCTGTCCATGGTACGTTAACCGTAGGCAACCAGGGAGGAGTCACTTACTGTGCTAATTGAAGAACCCGTGCGCCCCATGGACCTCGCTGGCCGCGTCCGGCGCATCCTGAGCGAGACCGACCTGAGCGATCCGGACGAGATCGCCCGCTGCATCGTCGATGACCTTCCTGCCAACCAGTGGCGGGAAGTCCTGGTCTCGATTCTGCCCGGCTACGTGCGCCAGCGCATGGCGGCCGAGCGCGCGTTCACCACGCCCCCGTCGGCACAGCAGGTGCTCACTCGCTCCGCGAAGGTCACCGGCATCACCGAGTGGTGGCGGCAAGTCCTGGAAGACCGCGTCATGACCGTCGCCGGGCACAAGCGCCTCGCGGACTGCACGCGGGACGACCTGGAGCACATGGCCAAGGACTTGCGGGCCCGCGCCGCGCGCTTCATCGGCAAGGCCGAGCGCTACGAGCGCCTGCGCGACAACCTGATCCTGGAGGGCCGCGAGGTCGTCGGCGCCCTGAGTGTCGAGACGCTGCGCACCCTGCTCGGCACGCTTCCCGACGGCTCGACGGGCGTGCCCGAAGAACTCTAGAGCGCGGCCATACCTCCTTCGCAAGACCAGACATCAGCCGCCAAACCCGCTTCAGAGCCCACTCAGCACACGCGGCCACTGCCTAGCGCCACCCATTGCCGTAACGCCGCACTCACCGAAGGGAGCACCCATGACCACAGCCACCATGGAACCTGTCGTTGTCCAGCCTGTCCCGCGAAGGCCCGAGGACGCGATGCTCGCCGTCCACGCGGACACCCTGACCGACCTAGAGAAGTTGCGCATCGCCACCGAGAACCGGCTGCGCCAGTTCACCCGCACCGAGCCCGACGAGGACGGGGAGATGCGCGGGTTCGGGCTGGACGAGGGCCATCCGGCCGTCGCGCGCCTCGTGGAGATCGTCGCCACCCTGCACGAGGCCGAGACGCTCGCGGTCAAATCCCTGGAGCAGGGCGTCAAGCAGCATCCGCTCGGCCCCTGGGTGAAGAAGACCAAGGGCATCGGCCTCAAGCAGGGCGGTCGGCTGCTCGCCGCGATCGGCGACCCGTACTGGCATCCGATCTCCAACCGGCCGCGCCTGGTCTCCGAGCTGTGGAGCTTCTGCGGCTACGGCGTGTGGCGCATCGATCCGGCGACGCTGGAGGTCGTGCCGCGCGAACAGGGCCTGCCGCCCGGCGACCTCGGCATCGCCCCGCACCGGCGCAAGGGCGTCAAGTCCAACTGGAATGACGCCGCGAAGATGCGCGTCTACCTCATCGCGGAGGCTTGCCTCAAGCAGTTGGAGAAGGGCTGCAAGCAGGAGGATGGGACGGTCAAGCACCAGTCCGGCTGCGACTGCTCGCCCTATCGGCGCATCTACGACGAGACCCGCGCCAAGTACGCGGACGGCGTGCACCGGATGGACTGCAAGCGCTGCGGCCCCTCCGGCAAGCCCGCCCTCGCCGGTTCGCCACTGTCGGCCGGACACCAGCACGCCCGCGCGATGCGCAAGATGAGCAAGGAGATCCTGCGCGACCTGTGGCTGGAGGGCAAGCGCCTGCACGAGGAGCGCAATGCTTGACGCGCTGGCCAGCACTCTGCCGGAAGCGCTCTGGCGGGCGGCTGAGCTGATCCGTGTGCGCGGCTTCATCCAGAAGGACTGGACGTTGTACGACGACGGCGGCAACGCGATTCCTGGCGCGTGCCTGTGCGCGGTCGGCGCGATCAATCTCGCGACCACCGGCTCGCCGGTCGGCATCGGCGACACTCCGGAAGGCATGGATCTCGCCGATATGGCGCGGGTGTTCGTCAACGGCCTGCTGCCAGGCTTTGAAACCCTGTACGCTTTCAACGACACTCCAGGGCGCACGGCCGAGGAAGTCGTCGAACTGCTGGAGCGGGCAGCACGGCAAGCGGAGGAGCAAGAGCGTGGCGAGGCGACCGGCGATCCCCCCGGACAAGGGCCGGATCACGATGGAGATCGTGGCTGATCGCGCCAAGCGGCGCTGTGAGTGTCTCGGCGGCTGCGGGCAGCACAAAGACCGCTGCCGGGCCGTCGAGCCTCACGGGCATCCTCTGCGCGACGGCCTGCGGGTCAAGCTGGAGATCGTGCACCTGGACTACAACGATACCAATTGGTCGTACGCGAACCTCAAGGGCCTGTGCCAGCCGTGCCGCAAGGCGCACATGGAGGCGAAGCCGAGGATTGAGGCGCGGCGGTCGGAGTTCGGCGGCGGGCTGTTCGACATCGAAGCCCCGAAAAAGGAGCAGGGCGGACTGACTCTGTGATACGTTAGCCGCAGCCAGTCCCGCACCGCATCCCAAGGATCTTACGCTGTGGCCATACCGCTCATGAGGGTCAGGATAACCGCGCCGCAGCCATAATACGTACGCAGGACCACGATGACCCCGCTGCGGCCATCCCACACTCGACAACCAGAGCAAGACCGCCGCAACACGGGAGGATCAGTGAACGAGCAAGAGGAGATCCCCGGCCTGCCCAGGCACGGACTGGGGCCGAAGCAGATCCCTGACCTGCCCCAGGAATACTGCCCCGGCTGGGGCGATCTGGTGGCCCGCGCTCACGCCGAGCTACTGACCGTGTGCCCCACCTATGAGGCGCGCCAGGTCAAAACGAAGTTCGGCGGTCTGCGGCTCTACATCGCCGGTAATCAGGCGGCGCATGAGGTGGTGCGCAGGTACGAGCAGGAGTCGTACACGATCTGCGAGTTCTGCGGCAGGCCCGGTACTTTGGTTCAGGTCGGCTACTGGGTGGCGACGCTGTGCATCGACGACGAGGCGGCCCAGCGGGCGCAACGTAGGACCGAAGGCCTAGACGAAGACTAGCGTAGCCTGTAAGATGTAAGGTCCTGTCGCCGGGAGGCGTTGGGCACGACGAGAGGGAGAGGTAGATGGGCACCACAACGATGTTGGAGCGCGCGAACCCCCTGAACGAGCTGCGCCCAGCCCCCCGCACCACCGGCCGCGCCCACAGCGTGCTGGCCGAGCTGGACGAAGAGGTCACCGGCCTCTTCGAGGCGCTCGACCCCGACCCTGCGCCCAGGCATCCCCGCCGAGCGCTCACGCCTGTCCCGGCGCCCAAGATCCCCCCAGTGCGACTCCGGCGGCGCTTCATCCCCCGCATCACCATCCAGCCGGTGCACAACCTGCGGCCGGTCAGCCCCACCGAGATGCCGCGCAGCCTGCACTGGCTGCCGATGCTCAACGGCCACGAGTCCGTCAACGCCCGGCACGACGCGATCTGGCGCCAGTGGCTCAACGGCTGGGACCGTGCCATGGCGTTCAGCTATCGGCTGGCCCGCGCCAAGGTGTCCCACCTGCGCACCGAGGTCTTCATCCGGCACACCAGGTTCGCGCGCAAGCTGCGGCGCATCACGGAGTACCACACGCAGGCCGTGTGGCAGGATTACCTGGCGGCCTTCAGCCCCATCGAGGGTGTGGACAATGTGAGTGGCCGTGTGCTGCGCGCCCTGGAGCGGTTGGACGCCCTCGCGCAGCTCTAGATCTCCGGCGCGCGGGCGGGAGATGACGCAGGACCCCGCGCGCTTCCCGGCCTTTCCTCCCTGTCGTGAGGGCCGGGCGGCGGCGGCGCCTCAGAGCTGACGGGCGCCGCCGCCGGGGGTTAATCCCGCAGTCGCACAATCAGGCTGTGCTCGATCCGCTCTACCCCGTCCTTGCCGTCCTTAACATAGGACCAGCGCGGCTGAATGAGATAGCCCACGGCCTTGAGGGCGCGGGCATAGGCGGTGATCTTCAGGTCGTCCTCGGTGCCCGGGGGATAGTCGCTGGGGTTCGACGGTCGGTGGTACACGCTGATCCAGTCGTGGACGCCATAGGTGACGAAGCCGCCGAAACAGTCTTGATCCTCCCGGTAGGGCATGTGCCCCGCGAGAATCAGGACTCTGGCGATGTCGTCGGCATCAGGGCAGTACTTCGGGTCCATCTCGGGCTTCACGCATACCTCCTTGCTGTTCGGGATGATGCCCTGCAAGAGTGCCATATTACTTCGTCAAGTGTCAAGGCATGAAAAAAGAGCCCCGGTCGGAACCGGGGCTCGACTCTCAGTTCGCGGGGGTGTCGTTGTGCTCTTGGACCGCCTCGGCGTGCGCGATGGCGGCGCCCTGGGCGGCCAGCAGCCCGGCGTCGGACAGGGCGGCCTTGACTGCGGCGGCCAGCTGCGTGCCATCCACGGTGACGGATACCGCCGGGTTCATCGCGGCGATAGCCGCCTTGATCGTCTCGAACTGGCCGAAACTGATCGGCCCCTCCTTGTCGCCCCAGCTGCGGAAGGTTGCGATGGCATCGGGCAGCACATGGAAGAGCAGATTGCCCTCCAGGCGCCAGATGCCCTGGTTCACGCTCTTGTTATTGGGGTCGGGCTGGACGTCTAGCAGGTAAGCCACAGGGTCCTCCTGAAGGGGTGCGGGCGTCGGCGCAGGGTCCACGCCGGGCCAGTAGTCGGCGACCACGGACAGGTCGTAAGAGCCCATATCCGCGTACTGGAGCGCGATGGCGCCGGAGGGGATCTGCTGGCCGGTGCTGTAGTCCGCGACCCAGTAGTGCGGTTCGGGGACGGCGCGCGCAGCGAAAGCGGCGCGGATCTGCGGCCACCAGGTGTTGCGGCCGCAATATACAGTGGGTTCTACTCCGGCCTTGCGGCGCATCAGGACCCAGTCCACGGACTCGGCCGGGGTGTTGTTGCCCGGCTCGCAGTCCAGCACGTGGCCGTCGTTGGTGTCGGCGAATACCGCGATGCGGATCTTGACGGCGTTGGGGAACCGCGCCCAGTCGGCATCCGACCATGCGTACAGGCCGTCTACGTACCCTGCGACCATTTGCGCGTTCGCGGGGATCAGGTGCGCGTCGGTGTTGATGCCGTCGTAGAGGATCCGGGTCATGCGGAGCCTCCTTTGCGCTCCATGGCGTCGAGCCGGGCATGCAGGCTGGAGACCAGCGCGGTCGCCTCGTCGAGTGCGGTCGCCATGTGGGTCAGCGCCTGGTGGTCAACGTCCGCCTTCGCGGAGCGCAGGGCGTCGGCCTTGTTCTGGGTGTAGTTGATCAGCGGAAGCGCCCAGAGCTGGATCCAGCCGGAGGATAGGTAGAAGACCACCGACTGGACGCCCTTGGGAAAGAGCAGCACGGCAAGCAGGACCGTCATGCAGATCCAGACTGTCCATATCGCGCCGAACACTTTGACCAAATTGTCCGCCAGCCACGCATTCCAGCCCACCGACGGCTTGAGCCGGGCGCTGGGGTGCGCGACGGCGGGATGCTCCTGCATATCCACCCCCTAATGTCCCAGTACGGCGACAGCTGCCATCGCGACGGCGGCGAGGGCGGAGATAATGGCGATGACCAGGGTGATGGCGAAGCGGTGATGATCCTGGTGCTTCGTCTCGACCTGGACGGTCGCCTTCTCCTTGGCCCGGCGGGCGGCCTCGCGCTCCAGCTCGCGCTGGTGCAGGTTCGCGACCGTCTCCTCTACGCGGCCCACGCGGTCGCCCAGCTGGTTCAAATCGCTGCGGTCCGCCTTTCCCGCCAGCGCCGTGCCAATCGAGTCCAGTTTGCCCGCCAGCAGGTTCGCGGTGGTGTCGAGTTTTCCGTCGAGGCGCCCGATCAGCTCCTTGACGGAGAAGACAACACCCGGATCTTCAGACACGACGGACCTCACTCCAGTCAAGGCCACCACGGGCGCGAGGCGCCGACCCCCTCCGGGCAATGGCGCGCGGTGCGGACATAGACGCTCCTAGGCGATCAGGGAGAGGGAGAGCACCACGCGCCCGGCGCCGGTGTTCACGGCGGCGGCGGCCTCGGCGTACATCGCGAGCTGGATCAGGTCTCCCGAGTTGAACTGCTGAAGGTCGTAGACGACGCTTGAGCCGCCGTTGACGACCTTCAGCTCGCTGCCCCGCGAGATCGCGGAGCCGTTCTTGGTGATGATGGCCGCCTGGGAGAACGTCGTGCTGGCCAGGAGCGTTCCGGCCGTGCCGGTCAGCAGCCAGGTGCCCCCGGAGAAGGGGATGGTGAAGCGGTGGTTCGCGGCGGAGAACATGCCATGGGGGTCGCTGACCGCGCTGTTGAGGTTCAGCACGTCGAAACCCGTCTGGGAGGAGCGTGAAGTGAGGGTCTGCGCGACGGTCTGCGTCGCGGTGGCGTGATAGTCGCCGGTTCCCTGGCGGTACCAGGTTCCCGGCGTTCCCGCCACGGCGCAGATCCACAAGAAGCCGTCCTGTGCGATGACCATATCGCCCGCGAGGAAGCTTCCCGAGGTGGGGGCACCCGAGGTGGTGCCCCCGACGTAGCGCGACGGCGCGGGGCAGCCGGGGGTCACCGATTGGATCGCATTGGAGACGGTCACCTGCGTGGCGTTGTCCAGGCCCGTGAGCAAATTGACGACCTGGTTGACGTCCAGGGCGTTCATGGTGTTGCCGTTAGACACGGTATAGAGAGCCATGGCCGCCCCTAGTTTCCGATCCAGAGCACGAATATATCGCTGGTGAACTGGCTCGACGTGGGCGAATACAGGCCTTCGGCATAGGCTGCGGCCTGGATGAGGTCGCCCGCCGCGCACGGCACGATCGCGCACACGTAGTGGACGGGATTGCCCCGCGAGGCGAATTCGGTGCCATATTGGAACACCGCGCCGTTCTTGAGGACCATCAGGCCCAGGTCGGTGGACGTGGTGGGGCCCGCCGGGTTGAGCACCACGCGCACCAGGTAGGTCCCGGCCATGGGGATGACGAAGCCGTACGCCGACTGGGAATAGCCCGGCAGCGCGTACGGGTAGTTGAAGGGGATCTCGTAGCCGAACTGGATGACGTCGAAACCGGCGCGCCCGGAGCGCGCGAAGAATGTCTGGGTGATCGCCGGGGGGGCGGGGAAGAGCGGATTGCCGGTCGCCGGGTCCAGCGGCCCGCTCGGATACGTGAACCCGGTGGGGATGAGGGCGACCCCGAGCCACGTCTGGCCGCCGATGCGCTTCCACGAGCCGGGCGTTCCGGCGGAGGTGCACACCCACAGGCAGTCGTAGCCGGTGTCGAGCACCAGGTCGCCGAGGGCGAACGTGCCGGAGGTGGGTGCGCCGCCGGAGGTGGAGCCCGCCAGGCCGGACGTCGCGGTGGCGCCTGTCAGCTGCGCGCGTACACGGTTGGAGACCGCCATGGAACTGCTGAGCGGCGAGGACGCGCCGGACAGGAGGTTGATGGCCTGGTTGAGGTCGGCCGCTGCGGTGGCCTGCCCCGTATTGACGGTGTAGAGCGCCACGGGAGCCCCCTAACCCACGAGCCAGACGGCGATATAAGTCCGGTCGGGACCGGAGGTGTCCAGGGCGTAGGTGTTGGGTGGAGTGTTGGGCACCCGGAAGGCGAGCTGGACGGGCGCGGTGTTCGGGTTCATGGGCGAGGTGCCCGCGCTGTAGCCGAAGCCGAGGATGATGAACCCCGTGACCGAGCTGCCGGTGTAGGGTGCGGCGGCGTTGTTCGGGGTGTCGGGGCACGGGAACGTCGTGGCGCTCAGCGCGAGGGTCGGCCCTGCGGTACTGACCACCTGCCACTCGTCGATCACCTGGTTCTCGGCGCCGTGCAGGGAGGCGACGAAGGCCCAGACGCCGGGGAACGGGATGGTGATCGCGCCGCCGGGGCCGTACGCGGACGGCCGGTACATGCCACGCGGGTCGTAGTCCACCGTGTCGGTACCCACCAGGGAGGTGTTGCTGTTCACGGTGACGGCGCCGCTCTGGTGCGCGCGGCACACGTAGCCGCCGGTGCCCACGGTCATGGGCGTGTTCTGGCCGATGGACGCTGTGCCCAGCGGCATCGCCGAGGCCTGCATCCACGGCTGCGAGGTGGGGGCCGTGGAACCGATGGCGATCGGGCCTCCAGGCGCCCACGCCATGTCTGTCGCGCCGTAGTATGAGCCGTTCGTGGACCCACCGGCCGAGGCCGTGGCCGCTGTCGCGGAGCCGTAGGTGAGAGGGATCTGGATGGGCGCGTAGAACGTGTCCCCGAGGCCGTCAGTGTAGGTTTGGTCGCCGAAGAGCGTGAAGTCCAGCGGGGGGGCGATGCCGCCCACGTACCGCATCGCAGCGGTGGTGCCGGTCATCTGCGCGGCGATGGGGCCGTTGACGGTCACCTGGGTGTTCGTCGTGGTGCCGTTGAGCAGGTTGACGACCTGGTTGAGGTCGGTGGCGTTGCTGGTGGCGCCCTCGCTGATCAGGGTGAGCGCCACGGATCACATCCAGCCGTAGAGGGAGAAGCGCGAGCCGGTTACCAGGTTGCCGGTGGCGGCGAACAGGGTCAGGCTCGTGATGCTCGTAGCCTGATTATAAAGTCCAGAGTATGTGCCGTTGTACAGGTTCGAGGAGCTGACCAAAGTGCACGCGGTGCCTTGGACGCTGGAGAAATTCGTGGTGTCGTTGAAGTAGGCGACCGTGAAGTTTCCGCTCCCGAAGCAGTTCGCGGTGCCGCTGGCTCCGGTGATGGTGCCCATCTGGACGAAGGCGACCGCGCCGCCGGAGCTTCCCGAGGTGAGGGTGGCGTTGTTGCCCTCGACCTTCTCCCAGAAGTAGTGGGCCGCCGAGTCGCCGTTGAAGCGCAGGTACAGCTGTTCGGCGAGGACTGCGGCCGAAGAGCGCGCCTTCCACACGACACTGATGTGGTTGAACGCGGGGATCGAGGAGAAGGTCACTGAGGCGGCGTTCGACCCCAGGGTCTGCGTGGAGATCTGCGTGGGGTTGGCCGACCACGAGCCGGGCGAGCCCCCCGAGGTGCACACCCACGTCGTTCCGAAGCCGCCGTCCACCACGATGTCGCCGGTGACATATGTTCCGGAGGAAGGGGCGGCCAGGGAGGTCTGACCGGCCAAGCCCCCGGAGCCGGTGGCGGCGCCGGTCATCTGCGCGCGAATGCGGGAGCTGACCACGACGCTGGTGCCGCTCGTGGTGCCGTTGAGCAGGTTGGTGAACTGGTTGATGTCGGCGGCGTTGACCACGGACGCCGTGTTGACCGTATACAGCGCCATGGCTCAGCTCCTTAGCGGCAGCAGTCGCAGTCCGCGTCGTCCTCGCGGGCGAGCAGTTCGTCGATGCGGGTGCGCAGGTCGTCGTTGTGCTTGCGGGCCTCGGCCAGCTCGGTCGTGAGCTGCTCCACGCGCTTCTCCAGCTCCAGGCGCACGTCATCGACGCGGTTGGCCTGATCGGCGATCTCACCGATGCGAGTGGTCAGCTGCTTGACGTACAGATACAGCTCCCCGACGGACTGTGCGGCGGCGTTGGCGTCGGCCTTGTAGGGAGGGACTGCGGCTTCCATGGATCTCCTCGCGTGTGATACGTTATGCATTACCGGTGGCCAAAACTGAAGCAAGACTCAACGCGCCCGCGCCGCCGGGTTCAGCCCGACTGGAGCGTGAGTGACAGGTTTAGCGTCGCGGTCTGCGCGGCGGTCTTCGTCACCGAGGGTGAGATCAGGGCCCGGTCCAGCAGCGTGCCGGTGTTGTAGGCCACGACCGTGCCCGACGGGAAGGATGCCGACGCGGCGAATGAGGACACCGAGATGGTGGTCGCCCCGAAAGAGGCCGGGGCCGTCGTGGACACCTGCTGGGTGACGCCCGAGACCTGCGCGCCCCCATAGTTGACCGTCAGCGTCGCCCCGCTGGGGATCGCTGCGGGCAGCGCGGCGACCGTCAGGGAGGTGTAGACCTGCGACTGGTTCAGCCCGGCGGTCAGCGTCGTCTGGACCGAGGACGCGGAGGTGAACACCCCGGCCTCGGTGATCACGCCGTTGGCGCTGGTGGTCCCGAAAAAGAACTGGTAGGTCAGGACGGTGCTCGAATTCGTGCCCGTGGTCAGCAGGGCGCGCCCCACCTCGCTGTCCAGGGCGGTCTGCCCCGCCGAGGGCGTGCTCGTGCCCGTGCCCACTGCCCCGTACACATCCCCGAGATTGCCTGAAGAGGAGGAGAACGGGGAACCCCAACCGGCGTTGTAGTTCTGGACGAAGGCCCAGTTCAGGGCGGTCGCCAGGGAGTTGAGGCCCGTGGTCACGATCAGGTTGTCCGCGCTGCGGCGCGCCACCACGAGATCGGTCTCGGCGCTGCGCAGTTCCAGCGAGAGCCTGCCCTTGATCCCGAATCCGTCGTCCAGCGCGAGGCCCATGGCACCTACTTCCACGTCGCGGTGCCCCACAGCGCCGCGCCATAGCTGGTCGTCGTGGGGTGCGTGAGGGACGGATAGGGGAACGTGCCGTAGAGCGAGGACAGGCCCCCGTAGGCCGTCGCCAGCGCGTCCGTCGCGGCACCCCAGGAATGGTGCGAGGAGGCCTGCGAAGAGGACAGTGGCTTGGCGTAGAGGGCGACCTCGGTCAGGGACATCGGCGTGGCGGCGACCGCCGAGGTCGAGTTGTTGCCGAGCACGACGCTGTTCGTCGTGCCGGTCGGCGCTGTGGCGTACGAGCCGGAACCGGCCGAGGTGCCGTTGATGTAGATCGTCACGGTCTTCGCGGTACCGTCGCGCACCACCGCCACGTGGTACCAGGTGTTCAGGCTCAGCGAACCGGCGGTGAGCGTGGCCATGCCGCCGTTCTGCGCGTACCTGATCTGCCCTGTGCCGGAGTTGTTGAACAGGTAGACGCCGTATTCGCCGGTGCCGAAGCTGGCGCCGTCCTTGGTCACCAGGCCGTATGCGGTGCCGCTGGTGCTGAAAGAGGTGAAGAACGCCCAGAACTCCACCGTCAGGTCGCCGGTGATCTGGATCGAGCTGCCGTTCGGGAAGACGATCGCGCTGGTGGAGGCGGTGAACTGGGCGGCCTTCGAGTGGGACAGGAAGCTGCCTGCGCCCTGTGTGACGCCCGTCATCGACGAGGAGTTGATGCGCGGGTAGATGGAATAAAGGCCCTGGTTCGAGTCGAAGGCGACGCCGCCCGCGCTCTCCGCCAGCCGCCAATACGCTATAGGATACTCCGCGTCGATCAGGACCGGGTAGTTCGTGGAGGTGGTGAACGAGGGCGGCGAGGCGCTCTCGTTGAGGATCAGGATCTCGCTGTCGTTGACGAAGTTGTCAACCACCTCGAATTGCGTCGAGGTGTCCACGTTCGCGTTGATCGAGCCCGCGATATTGGCGAAGAGATCCTGCAAGGTGTAGTTGCGGCCCGGCATGCCCCGCTCCTAGATGCCCACGGAAAGGCTGGTGCGCGCTGCGGTGATGTTGTATGTGCGGTAGTACCAGCCGTGCTGGCTTGAGGCGATGGTGTTCTGGATAATCAGGAAGGTGTCGCTGATCCCCGGATTGCCGCTATTGCTGGAGTTCGGCGTGACATCGCTGACCCAGGTGATGATCTGCCCCGCGCGCACGTGCCCGGTGAACGTCTCAGTGCTCTGGAACTGAACGCGCTCCTCCGGCAGGCCGAAGGAATAGACCTCGGCCTGTCCGCGCTGCTGCGCCGAGGCGAGCGTCTTGAGGTTGATGTCCAAGATATACGTGGCGAACACGCCGTGGTTCGGCAGCGAGGAATACAGCGCCTCGCTGGGGATATTGTCCACCTGCGTGATAATCGGCGCCGTGTAGTAATACTTGAGCACGACCGCCTGGCCGGTGGTCGGGATACTGCCGACGCCCGCGTTGACCACCAGGAACCAGGCACCGATGTTGTTCTGCACGATCACGAAGGGCGTGGTGGCGCTCGTTCCGGACTGGATGGAGACGCCGGTCTTCGTGCCCGCGATGGTCAGGGTGGCGCTGGAGACGCGGGAGGTGTCGGGGACCTGGGAGATAGCCCACTGGGTGGTGACGCCGTCGCCGTACCAGGTGTCGGTCTGGAGCGTGGAGAACGAAGCCCCGCGCACCACCGCGCGGTTGCGCAGCTGTGTGCCATCCCAGGTGTAGGAGAAATTCTCCGCGTCGTAGTGGCCCAGCGTGTTTCCCGGACTCTTGGTGATGTCGTAGGTGAACGTGACGCCGGTGTTCACCACGTCTGTCAGGGGGGCGAAATGCAGGTTCCTGCTCTCGTCCACATACCAGCCCCAGGAAGTGTACGTGCTGGCCACCGAGATCAGGCTGACCAGCGCGTTGCTCAGGGTGCTGTAGACGAACTGGATGCGCGGGATGACGGGTCCGGGCTGCACGAACCCGCCGCTGGACGCCTTGGCGGCATTGATCCCGCAGTTGGCCTGCGCGACCAGCATCAGCACGATCTGGTCCACCGTGAAATTCACGAAGTCGCCGGTGATCAGCCCGTGGTCGGCGAAGTAGGTCCAGTCGGTGCACTGGATCGTCCAGTACAGCCTGTTCGGACCCTCGAACTGGACTTCCGGGGCGGTGGCCAGGCCAGCGAACAGCACCTGGTTCAAGCCCAGGTCGGTGAAAGTGACCGTGGCCATCGCCGGAACGTAGACATTCGGCAGGGGCGGGGTGTTCGGCTCGTTCTGGAACTCGTCCGCAAGGTAGAACGTCGCCGTGTCGCCCTGCCGGGTGTACTGCTGGGTGATGGTCCACGTCCCCTGCTCAAGGTACTGCGTATAGTCTGTACCGTTGATCAAGAGCTGAAGAGACGTGGACACGGCTCACCCCCCAGTGCGCCGCAAGGTGACCCCGGCGGTCGGGACGACCTTCTGGACGAAGTTCTTGTCGATCTGATCGGTGATCCACCTGACCGACTGTGGACCGGCGATCTGGGCACCCCGGAGGTCCAGCGTCACATTGGTGGCAGCACGGCCCGAGGAGCCTGCTGCGGACCCCGCGAACAGGCCGCCCGAACCCACTCCGGCCGAGGCCAGGGTGATGTTGCCCAGCGTGCCCCGCGTGCCCGCAAGGACGCCCAGCGCAAGGCCGCGCGCCGCGTTCGCGGCTTTGCCCGCCGAGGCGTTGATGCCGTTGACGAGCCCCTCGACCAGGTAGATGCCGTACTGGTGCGTGATGCGCGACGGCGAGCCGAGGCCCAGGAAGTTGCCGATTTTCCCGAGGATTCCGCTGGCGAGGTTGCCAAGGGTGTCCCACAGGTTGCTGGCCCAGTTCTCGATACCGTTGATCAGGCCCTGGATGAGATCCTTGCCCGCCTGCTCCAGCCAGTGGATGGCGTCGCTGAAGAACCCCGTGACGGTGTTCCAGATGTCGCCCAGGGCTTTTCCGGCTCCGGAGGCAATGGATTCGATGCCGCTGATGAATCCACTGGATATATCACCGGCGGCCTTGGTGAAGAAGCCGGTGATCTTGTTGAGGATCTTGTTCGCGGTATCGCCGATATCGTTCCAGACGGTGGAGAACACCTTTTGGGCGTCGCTCCACATCTTGCCCCATTTGCCGGTAACCAGGTCGATGAATACCTGGAGTATTCCCTTAATGAAGTCTAGGGCCGTGTTGATGACACCGGTAATGATATCCCAGGCCACTTTCGCGGTGGTGGTCGCCGCGTCCCACATGCCCTTGAACAGGCCCTCGATGATATCCCAGGCGCCCCGGAAAAGGCCGGACACGTAATCCCAGCCAGCCTTCAGGTACCCGGTGAACCAGTCCCAGAAAAGGTTCGTCACTCCCCTGATGACATCCCAGGCGACGCGGAATCCCGTCGTCATAAAACTCAGGAATAGGCGCGTGTTTCCGGTGATGATGTCGAAAACTCCCTTGAGGAGCTTCCAGATGGGATTCCACACCTCGTCGGTGGCGATCTTAATGGCATCCCAGTTATCAGAGACGAGGGATACGAGCCTTCCGCCTGTGTCATTCCACAGGGTGACCAGCTCGTTCCAGATCTGCGACAGGTCGCCGTAAATCCGGTCCCATTCCTTGCTAACCGCGCCAGAGACCTTCTCCCAGTCGCGGGCGATGTCGGTGACGAGCTTTCCGCCGGTGGAATTCCACGCGCCGGTCATCCAGTTCCACGCTTTTTCCAGCGCGCCCTGGATCGCGCCCCAGGCAGCCTTCGTGTCCGTGGAAATGTCTTTCCACATCTTGCTGAAGAACGCGCTGACCTGCCGCCAATGCGTGTAGATCTCCAGCGCCGCGCCCAGGATGAGTCCCATGGGGCCGAGCAGCAGGGTGAGGGCAGCCGCCGTCTCGCCCGCGTGGGCCTTGATCCAATTCCAGGCGAATTCGATGGCTTCCTTGATCTGCTTCCAGTACTTGACCATCAGGAAGACGGTCATGATCACGGCAGTCAAGGCCAAGATGATCGGGTCCGTGTCTTCAAGGATGACCAATGCCGCCTTGAAGGCGAGCACCGCCGCGTGGGCCAGTCCCATGATCTTCGTGAGCGTCATGAAGATGCCGAGCGCCATCAGGAAGGGGCCAGCGATGGCGAGGATCGTGGCGATCAGCTGCTTGTGCGCGGAGATCCACTGCCCGATGGGCGTGAGGATCTCCATGATAAGATCCAGGAACTTCGTGGCGTATGGCAGCAGCACCTGGCCAATGGCGATGCCCGTGTTGATCAGGCTCTGCTTGGCCTCCGACATCTTCTGGTTGAAGGTGCCCTGAACCTCGGCCCAGCCGTCAACTTCCTTATTCGCCCGGCCCGCCACCGCGTCCATCTTCTGGACATTGGTGGTGAAGTCGCCTACACCCTGCTTGCTGACCAGCATCAGGGCGGTGTTGAGGCCTGCCGCGCCGCCCATCAGGTTCGACATGGCGGTGGCGTAGGTCTGCGTTGCCGGGGTCGCCTTGCTCGTCACCTGGTTGGCGAAAGCCTGCGAGCTTTCGAACATCGTGGCGAACTGCTGCATCACCTTCTGGTCGGACCCGCTGAGGTTGCGGATCGCCAGCGCCCACTGGTGGGCGCTGATCGTCCCGTTCTCCAGCGAGCTGGCCAGCTTCTGGAGGCTCGGCGGCATGGCGTCGAACATCATCTTCGCCTTGAGCGCGATGTCCTTCGACTGGTTGAACACGCTCAGCAGCAGCGTGCCCGACGGGCCCATCTTCTTCAGGACCGTCTCGCTCAGCAGGTTGAGGGTGTTGCTCAGGCCGTCCGGTCCCGTACCCAGGGACTTCTGCACCTGCGTCGCCGACAGGCCCAGCTGGCCCAACTCGGTGATCGCCACACCGTTCGGCTTCTGCAACGCGCGGATCGAGAAGGCGAGGTTGTCGGCGGCCTGCTGCGCCGACATGCCCTTCGCCGTCATCGTCGCCAGCGCCGCGCCGACCTGCTGGAAACTGATGTTGTTCGCGGCGGCGATCGGCAGGACCGAGGAGAGCGAAGCAGCGAAGTCCTGGAGGTTCATCTTGCCGAGAGAGATCGCCTGGATCATCTCGTTCATGACCGTGGTGGACTGGTCGGCCGACAGGTTGTAGTTCTTCAGGATCGTCGTGAGGGCGTTGGTGACAGTGGCGGTGTCGGCCTGCTCATCGCGCGCGCCCTTCGCGGCAGCCGTCAGCACCTTGATGGAGTCGGCGGCGTGGATGCCAGCGGAGTCCACGAAGTAAAGCGCCTTGGCCAGCTCCTCGGCGGAAATGCCGGTCTGGCTACTGACATTCAGAACGCCCGCGCTGACCAGGTCCATCGCAGACTTGGACTCACCGGCGGAGGTGACCAGCTTCACGATCGAGGTCTGGAAGTCGGCCGCCATCTTCGTGGTCTTCACCGCGAGGAAGGCGGCGGCGGCGCCGGTGGCCAGCATGATCGGGCCGACCTTGCCGAGACCGGCAGAGGTGGCAGCCGCGCCCTCCTCGCCAGCAGCGATCTGGGCGTCGGCGACCTGCTGGGAGCGCTTGGCCACCAGGGCGTCGGCTGCCATCAGCTTGTCGTAGGCGGCGACCTGCTCGTCCACGGAGGCCTTGACGGCGATGGCGGTCTGCGCGGCGGCCTTTTCGGCAGCGGCGGCGTACTCCAGCAGGTCTGCGGCATCCGCCGCGTTCGCGGCAGCGGCCTCCTGTCGGGCGAGGGTAGCCTCCTGGATGTACGCGATCTCGGCGGCCTGCTGCTCGGCCACGGTGGCCTGCGCCGCCTCAAGCTTGCCCAGGGCGGCTGCCTGAGCCTCCAGCGCGGCCGTCTGCGCGTCCGAGGCGCCCTGGAGCCGGACCTGCGCGATTTCCAGTTCCTCGGAGGTCAGCTCCGTCTTCGCCCCGACGCCGTTCATCGTGTCGGCCCAGCCCTGGAGCGAGTTCATCATGGTCTTGAGGACCGTGGTGGCCTTGTCGATGGCCATGATTTCCAGCAGGACCCGCGTGACCTTGTCGCTCACACACCCCCTGTATTAGGACTCCGGTTCAGGAGGTGTTTCGCGCGGCTGGCGCGGCAGGGCGTCGAAATTCGCCTGCGTGGTCTCCGAGGGGATGCTGGCCGACCCGCCGGAGCCGGACTTACTGGTGGCAGCCTCGGCGTTCAGGACGCTGAGCGCGTCGTGGAACTCCTGCTCCGGCCACGTGCGCCAGGCTTCGTCGAGGTTCTGGCCGAAATTCTTCCAGAACGCCCGGCGAAGCCAGACACGTGCCACGAAAGGGTTGTTAGTGGAGCCCGTACGGGCCGCCGTCAGCGCCGCCGCCGCGAAACTGGGACTGTTCCTCGGTCGTGCGGGTCGCCGCCTCCACCAGCTCCAAGGCCTTCTTGACCAGCGGAGTGTAGATAGGGTCCGGCAGGCCCTTGATGGACTCGGCCTTCGCCTCTGGCGGAGAGAGCGGGATCGGCATGCCGTGGCGCGTCAGGTTCCAGCTGACGACGAACGAGCACAGCAGCGCCAGGTGGTAGGCGGCCTCGTCGATCTCCGTCTCCACGGAGATGTCCTCGGCCGCGATCTTACCGTCCTTCTGCGCCGCCTTGGCGTTGGAGCGCACGCGGGTACGCACCTTGTCGGCCGCCTCGCGCTCGCCTCCGGGGATGCGCTCGCGCATGATGACCACGCCGCCGTTGCCGACCGGCACCTCGACGGTGCCCTCGTACGGGCTTACGTCCATCTAATCCTTACCCTCTCTTGCTATCGCTTCAAGTAGCAGGTCACGGTTCCTTTGTGCACGCTCAGTTCTGCATTTTCGACAGACCCTCGCGACCCTCTTGCCACGCGACCACGTACGGACATTGTCTTCGGTATATTCATGCCCATTCTTGCACGCAGTTCTCGCTTGTGCGGCGCGGCGCGTATTCTCTCCAGCGGAGACTGCTTCCAGATGCGCTGGATTGACGCAGAGCGTGACACGACAGAGGTGGTCGATCGTCAGACCTTCTCCAATGGGCCCACAGAACCATTCGTAGGACAGACGATGGGCCAACCTGTATTCGTTATCAATCTTCAGGCGCCCATAGCCGGTCATGGAAGCGCCCCTCCATAGCCAACAGGCACCAAGCTCGGGCCGTTGTGCTGGCACCGGTCCAGTCTTGACGACCTTCTGAAAGAAGCGCGCCTCGGCGTCACCGCGAATCTTCGAGGTCAGCTTGAGGCCGGATTGAACGTCCCCATACTTCAACCAGCGGGTGTAGTGGCCCTGGCACCAGCCGCGCGCAAAGACCACTTTCCCGCAGTCATCAACACTACATGATGTACTCATGCTTATATCGTATGGGGATGCTCAGACAACCTACACTGCGAGGTACGACGTGTTGAGGATGTACGCGCTGATCGTCTGGAGCGTCGGGATGTTCAGGAACGCCGTGAACTCCAGCGAGGTGGTGATGATGTCTTCCATCTTCACCGAGTCCGGCGTCTTGGCGAGCACGACCTTCGGCATGTAGAAGGTCATCGTGCCGCCCGAGGACGGGTGCACGAAAGTGGTCAGCAGCGAACCGCTGGTCCCGGCGACCATCTGGTTGTAGTAGCCCCAGGTGGCGTCGTCGAACGAAGTGAAGACCACGTCGATCTTGCCGCTGATCGCGCGGGTGACCGGCGTGAGGAACTGCGGGTTGTGCGAGCTGTTCATCGTGTAGGTGTCCTTGACACCGTTCTCGATCGACAGCTCTACGCTGATCGCCTGCGTCACGGCCTGGCCGAACAGGGTGACCGTGGACTCCGCGAACACCCACGGGGACTCGTTGACGATTGAGATCGGACTGATCGCGCCCGTCGTGAGGACTGCCACGGATTTGGCCATCAGGTCAGCCGTGAGCGTGCCCTCGGTATTGGTCGTCGCCATGGAGACGCCCAGCTTGTTGACGCGGCAGCCCGCGAACTGGAGCGACTCGTAGGAGCCCAGATCCTTCTCCACGGTCAGCGAGCCGAGGGTGTTGGCCTGCTGGATGTTGTGAAAGTACGGGGCCGCCACGATCCACACGTTGGCCGCGTTGGCATGGGCGTACGTCAGGGCCACGTCAAGCGTCAGCGTGTTGGTGGAGATCGCGGTGACCTTGCGGATCTCCGAGGTCGTCGAACCCGTCGGGGAGTTGACGTCGATCTGGATGATCGTGTTGATGCTGATGCCGGTCGCCGAGGTCACGATGACCGTGGTGGCGTTGGCGGAGGTGGCGCCGTTCAGCGTCGTCGTCGGGGCCCCGGTGACCACGGCCACGCCCGTGGCGTGCGCGAACGTCAGCGGGTCGGCCAGGGTGATCGTGGTGGTGACCACGTTGGAGATCTTGCGGATCTCCAGTAGACCGCCGGTGTCGATGGCGATCTGCTGGCCGATGGCGAAGCCGGTGCCGGAAGCCACGGTGATCGTCGTCGCGCCCGCGCTCACGCCGCCGTTGAGCGTCGTGGCCGTGTTGGTCACGGGCGTCGGGGCCGCCACGCCGTAACCGACTGAGGCGTCAGGGCCGATCGAGGCGGAGATCAGCGTCGCGCCGTTGGTCGGCCAGGCCGGTGCGGTGATGCTGCCGGACATCTTGTACTGGCCGTACAGCGGGAAGGTGTTGAGATCCTTCTGGCCGAACATGACGTGCGGGGAGAACAGGCCGACGTCGAGCTGAAGCTCGTTGCCGGTGCAGGGGATGAAAGAAGTTGGCGTCAGGGGCGTACCGAACGCCGCCTCGCGGGCGACACCGGTGGCAGACAGCGAGCCCCAGCGCTCGACGACAGGGTTCGGCACACACCTCCAGGCGTGTTAAAGGGATGATTACGCCTGGTCGGGCGTCGTGAAAAGCCTGGTGCGCAGGTAGCTCTCCACCAGCGTCTTCGGTACGGGGACCGTCTGGCCGTTGGTCAGCGCGGCCATCGGGAAGATGATGGTGCCGCTCTCGCCGGTGAAGATCAGCTCCACCCGCTCGTCGTGCTGCCAGAGGTCATCCGGGTGCGGCGGCTGCGCTTCGGCCTGTGGGGCTTCGGCCGCAGCGGACTCAGCGGCGGCCTCCTCCACGGGCGCTGGCGCGTCGGCCACGGGCGCGGCGTCGGCCGGAGCGTCGGCATCAGCGTTCTTGCGCTGGGCGGTCGGCATATCAGAACCTTTCGAATACGGTGCCGAAGGCGGATTCCACCAGCGGCATAACGCGGTCGGCCGTGCGGCCGGGGAAGTCGTTGGGCTGCGTGCCGGGGTGCCAGACGCGGGAGCGGAAGACGTCCTCGCCGGTGTTCTCATCGACCCAGTGCAGGTAGCGGGCGTTGCGCGGGGTGATCTCGTGCGGCCCGCTGCCGTCCACGACAATGCTCGCGTAGTCAACGTCCGTGCTATAGCGCACCCCGACCGCGCCCGCGCCCGAGATGACTTCGCCCCGGATGTTGTCGCGCAGGAAGCCGGGCTCGTGCCCCTTGATCGGCTTCTTGGCGACCGGCGTCTCGCGCTGGAGTTCCCGCAGGACGGGGCCCTTGATCAGCTCGGCGCGCATGGTGGCCTCGGTGATCCACTTGAACTCGGAGCCAAGGCCGCGCAGCTCGCTCTCGTCGTGAATGAAGCTGAAGAGTCCGGCCATGGCGCACCTCCGGAAGATGTGATACGTTATGCGGGACGGGCCAATGATCGTCCGAGACTCTTACTAGCCGCGCCCGGCATCAGGCTCCGGCCGGGGCCATATCGCATGCGACGCCCAATGTTCCGCCGCCCCGGCTAGGCCTGGATCTTCTCCACTAGATCGACCTGGAGCCAGCAGACGTACCAGAGCATGCGCTGGTCGTTCAGGGAGCGCGGCACGCCCTGGCGCCAACGCATCCGCTCGCCGATCATCGTGACGTCCGAGACGCCGCCAGTGACCGGGTCCACGCGGTTGAGCACCGGCATCTGCGTGTTGCGCAGCACAGCGAGCACCGCATCGATGCACGCCGGAAAGTTGCTGTCCACCTGCACGTCGTCGGCGTAGTCCACCATCGTGACGTACATTTCGATCTTATGTTCGAGGAACTTGAACGCACCGGTAGACAGCAAGTTCGGCTTGGCGCGCGGCATGCTCTCGCGCCGCTCCTCGCCCTCCGCGTCCCAGATGTACAGCGTGGGCTGCTCCGCGACGCCGGGGTTGGGCGGGGTGATGTAGGCCTTCATGGGAGCCAGGCCCAGCGGCATCGCGGTGCCGTCGAGAAGATCGCGGCAGTAGGTCTGCATCGACACCAACGGCATATCGGCCCCCTTAGATGACCCTGCGGTACGGGGACAGCATGTGCTTGGCCGCGTCCTCGAAGTCCTTCGGCGAAGCGCCGGGGCCGACGCTGGAACCTGGCACCGCCTGGACCGTCGTCGCGGTCGAACCGCGCACCAGGGCCTGGGAGACCGCGAACAGGATTGTCGCCTGCTGGATCGTGCCCGGCATCGTCGAGACCATCACGCCGTAGCCGTGAGAGAACTGGAGAGGGGCGCTTAGCGTCAACGTACCAGGGCCCTGAGTTGCCGATGCTGCGGTCACTAGTACAGCCTCCTCGGACCCCAGGTCGTAGATAGTGCCGAGGGCGCCCGTGGTCGCGCCCGCAGGCGGTCCCCAGCCAGTGCAGTCATCTATCTGGACCGAGGTGCTGCCGACCACAGCGGGGGCGATCAGCGTTCCATGTGGCCAGCCGTTGACATATGTCACCTGAAGGTCAACACTGTTGCGCCCGAAAAGCCAGCTCGCGTATCCCGGCTGGAGCAGCAGTGACTGGCCGCCGTCGCCCGAGCCGGAGGGCGCCGTGGACCCGAACGAACCGATGACGGGCCGCTCGATCCGGAACGCGGAGGCGGGCAACTGCGTCCAGGTTGGCGGGAATGCCGACGCGGGAGTGTACTGCCCCCCGAGCACCGCCGTGATGGGAGAGCGGGACATCAGGAGCCTGGCCCGCCCGGTGCTATTCTGGAGCTGGAAGCGGAAGTCGCCGGGGCCTGTGAGCTGCTCGGTGTCCACGGTGGCGCGCAGCACGGTATTGGTCGCCGAGTCCGCCATCGCAGAGGCGCGGCGGCAGATGTTCATCTGTTCCGCGAGCTGCTCAGCGGAGGTGGGACGCACGGAGGCCGGGGAGCCGATGCTCGACCAGGAGACACCCGTGGCGGACGCGGTGAGCATCGCTGGGGTGACATAGGGCGAGCCGGGACCGGCGAGAGCATAGCCCTGGGGGGAATACACGGGCATTGATGATCATCCCTCCCGCGCGCACTTGGTGCAGACGTACTGGCCGTCACGGGCGACGGTGTGCCTGACGCAGATCCCGTCGCCGCAGGTGGCGCAGTAGGCCCACACGTCCGACACGCGTCCGGCGCGACCGCGCTGAGGGCCCCCGCACCGCCGACAACGGTTAGATGGGCGGCCCATCAGACTCCTTACTCAGCGCTCTTCTTCGGGCGGCCGGGGCCGCGCTTGGCGCTTTCTGCCGCGCCCGCCGCCTGGTCCGCCGTGAAGACGGCGCGCAGGGCTGCGAGCTGGTCGTTGTTGAGGGCGGACAGCTTCGCGATCACATCCTGCACCGGGTCCACCGGGGCGGGCGGGGCCGTGTCCGCGCCGCGCATGACGTCGCCCAGGCGCTCCGCCAGAGCGCGCGCCGCGATGGCCTGGGCGCGCTGGCCGACCTTCTCCTGCGCCTCATAGGCGGCGCGCTCGTCCGGCGTCAGGGCCACGCTGCTCAGATCCGAGGACCAGCCGGTCTTCGTGGCCAGGATGTGCGGCTCGCAGGCTGGGCACGACACCGAGAAGTGCTCGCCGGGGCCCAGTTCGCGCTCGGGGGCGTGCGCGTTGCCGCAGCCGAGGCTGACGTTGATCGAGGAAGTGCCCGTCGGGGCGTAAACAGTCATTTATCCACCTCATTGGATTGGAATTCCGCCTGGGTGGGTTCACCGCAGCGCGGACACTGCATGCTCCACGCCTGCCACCAGCGGCTACAGGCGTCGCACCACCGCCCGCGCTTCGTGCCCAGCGCCAGCAGCTCGCCGCCGCGCAAGATGCCCGAGGCACCTGCGGAAGAGTTCTTGATCCGGTCGGCCACGTGCTGCGGGACGTCGATCGTCCCGCCGGGCTTCGCGGAGTACTTCTGGCCGCTGGGACCTTCGATGCCGTAGCAGTTGGGCGGCAGCTGGACGCGGGTCACAAGCAGCTCCTACTCAGGTCTGGAGGACGCTGACCGTCGAGGTCGTGGAGGCGGCGACCGCGTAGATCGCGTCGCCGGGATAAAGGGTCACGGTGATCGTGGTCGAAGCCGCGAGGGGGTAACCCGTGGAACTCGTGACACCTGGACCGCTCAGCTGTACGGCGCCGCCAGCGCCGTTGGTGATCACTGCCGAGCCGACCGGGCCCTGAAAAGAGCTGGGCGGCGCGGAGGCGAGCAGGACCGGAGTAGCGGAGGTCACGGAGTAGCTCTGGCCACCGGCTGGCATACAACTCCTTCGGGGAACCCCGCCCGGCCGCGAGGAGTGAGACCGGGCGGGGTCGCTCGATTAGGACCAGGTACCGGTCGTGCCGGAGCGGTCGGACTTCTGAATACCACTGAGCAATGCCGAATATTGCGGGGCGTTGGCTACCATTGCGCCGAACGTGAACATGGAATACCTGAACGTGGCGTCAATTACTGGCCACGAAATACTGAGGTAGTCCTGCACGGTGTTGAATTCCCAGCAGTTGCTGACGTTGGACCAGGCCATCGGCAGCGTGTAGCTCATCAGCAGGGCGGTGCCCTGCGTCAGGAACGGGTGCACGACGATACGCACGACCGAGCGGGTGATCGGGTTCTGGAACTCCGAGACCGCTGCGCCCAGGCGCGTGCCGGGGACTTCGCCCTGGTCGATGAACAGCCGGTAGTTGGTGTTCGCGCCGACCTGCACGATGTCGTTGGACAGGCGCATGACGTCGCCGCCCTCGGCGATCAGCTCAGAAGGGTCGGCTCGGTAGGCGCCGTAGGTGCTGATACCAGCGCCGGTGCCGTCCCACAGCGCCTGGAGGGCGTTGTTGAGCACGGACGTCTTGAGCGTGTCGCCCACCGACTGGTTGACGTAGCCGCCCTGCCAGTTGCTCGGGTAAGGGTTCGAAGAACCCGACGAGTGGCCAGAGAGGGTCGGGATGAGACCCTCAAGACGGTACGTCGTGGAGGACGTGGTGTCGGAGACGGGCGGGTTGTTGCCCGCGACCGGCAGCGCGCCCTGGAGCGTGAAGTTCAGGCCGCCGACGCCTGCCGCCATCAGGTAGTACGTACCAGCGGAGGCGCCCGTGGTCACGTAGATGTTGTACGCGGTGATGCCGGTGGAAGGCACCAGCGTGACATCCACGACCTGGCCGTTGGTGGCGGCCACCGACGCGCCGGAGGCCTGCGCCACCGTCTCGCCGAAGTAGTTGACGCCGGTGACCTTGACGAAGACGTTCGTGGTGACGCCGGACAGGCCGGTCTCACCCGTGTTCGCGGAGCGCGCCGTCAGCGTCGGGTTCGTCGGGGCCGTGTAGGCGACCGACGTGCCCTCCAGGAACATCGCCTCCTCGTTGAGCATGAACTCCTGGAGGAGCAGCAGGTTCGCCAGCGCGGAGATGTCCTCGAAGCCCTGGCCGGAGAACTGTGCCAACCAGCTGAGGTTCTCGGACTGGCCGAAGAACTTGTATGGAATGTTCAGGTCAACAGCGTCCTGAACGCCCGCACCGGGCAGGTTCAGGGGCCAGTTGGAGAACGAGCCGCCGCCCTGCACCAGCTCGGGGATGGCGAGGTCGAGGAACTTGCCGCCGGACGGGCCGGTCAGCGAGCCGGAGATGCCGGTGATGACCTTCGCGCGGTAGGAAGTACCCTGACCCTGGGTACGGGGCAGCTTGTTCCTCAGAGGTGAATATACAGGGTAGATGAGCCTCGACGGGCTGACGAGGTTGAACGGGACGAAACCGCTGCCCAGGGGGCTCGTCAGGGTCACGGACTTGCCGACGATCTCAGAGATCTGAGACGAGAGCGACTCCACGACGCGGGCCATCTGCTGGTTCTGCGGGGACGCGGCGAGGAACGCGCCGAAGTGTCCCGCGAACTCGGGAGACAGGGACTTGATGACACCCTCGGGGTCATCGATGCCCGCCTTCATGGACTTGAGGAAGGCGTTTTCGGCCTTCATCGAAGCCTTGAAGATCTGGTCGTCGTCCGTCAGGGGCGTGTTGCCGCCCGGACGCGCGTAGCCAGCACCCTTGACCAGGGTCGGCATCTTCTCGCCGAGCATCTCGGCGGCGTAGCTGTAACGGCCAGCGTCGGTGTCCGACGCGACCCAGCGCTCGTCCGGGGACGCCCCCAGCGAACGCAGGACTTCATTGACTGGCATACCCATCCTTACGGGGATACGAAAAGGGCGCCCCTGCCTCGGGGCGCCCTTTGAAGTGCTTCGTTATTCGGCAGCGGGGGCGACGATCAGCTTCTCCAGCCACGTTTCCCCGCGAGCGCGGAGGGCCGGGTTGCCGCTCTTGATCAGGCGAGTCGCGTAGGCGATCTCCTGCTCCCGCTCACTCATCAGCTGCTGCTGTGCCTCGTCCACGAGGCTGCGGCGCTCCACTGGAGCCACCTCAGCTTCGGGGGCGGCCGACTTCCGAGACACTCCCCGCACTGGGGCCTGGTCTGGATCTGGCTGGCTTCCCAGCTGGTCGAGCTGCTCGCGCAGCTTCTCGATCTCGGCGTTCAGGGCCTTGACGGTAGTCTCGTCCCTTTCGGCGAACGCCTTATAGGTCTTCTTGTTGCTCTCGACCACCTTCTTGATGACCTTGAGCATGGCCTTCGTGTCGTTAGCCGACTTTTCGCCCGGCGCCGAGTAGGTCTGCGGCATTGTGGCGGGATGCGGCACACTGCCAGCGCCCAGCTCCGGCGGCATCGCCGAGGCGGAGGCCGCCATCGGGCACAGGTCGGGCTGGGAGACCGTCAGGCGGTCGTGCAGCGACTTCATGTAATTCGCCGCTGCTGCGCGTGCCGCTGGGCCGTAGTAGCCGCGCGCGTCGTAACCGTTGGGGTTGTTGCCGTCGCCCTTGGCGGCCGGTGGCTTGGCCTGGTGCCCGGAGGTGATCAGGCCACGCTGGAAGTCGCTGGGCTCGGGGGTGTGCGTGCTCGGCGGGACGCGCGGGGAGGCGCCGGTGGCCTGGAGCGGAGCACGCCCGGCGGACAGGTAGGGGCGCTGGAACTTGCCCGGAGACATGTCCGTCGGCGTCGGCTTCGCGGTGTTCGGATACAGGTCGGCGAAGGCCTTGTGCATCTCGGCGCGGGCGTCAGCGACGGCGGCCGGGTCGGCGGCCTTCAGCTGCTGGGCGGCGAAGACCATGCCGGACAGCTCCACGGCGGCCACGGCGTCGCCGTCGGCGGTCGCCTTGGCCAGCTCGCGGCCCCAGTAGGCCTCATCGGCGGCGTCCCCGAAGCCCTTGAGCGACGGGTACTCGGCACGCACGGCGTCCTCGTGGAACGCGGAGCAGAACACGTCGTGCATCCGCTTGGCGCTGTAGGACAGCTGGATCGAAGAGGGCTGCTTGTCCGGCACGCGGTCCGGCTCGGTGGGCAGACCGGCCTTCGGCTCCAGGCCCTCGACCAGCTCGCCGTCCGGCTCGCGGTGCTCGCCCACAGGCTTGGCGTCGGCCGGGAGCGGGCGCTTGGCCTTCTCCAGCAGGTCGGCGGCCTCGGCTGCCGTGATCTCGCCGCTGGCGACCTTCTCCAGCAGGTCGTTCACGTCAACCTCCTTCATGGAACCGCCGGGCAGCTTGGCGCCGCACTTCTTGCAGAACTTGACCTTGGAGTCCGCGTGGTATACCTTGCCGCACTTGGGGCAGGTCTTGCCGCCAGCCTTGGTGGACTTCTTCGGCTTCTTGACCGGCTTGTCAGCGTCCTGACCGTCGCCGTCCTTGTCCTTGCCGTCGAACGGCTCGGCCGCGCCGTCGAACGCGGGCTTCTTGGCCTTCTCCACCGCGTCCTCGAACTCGGCGGCCTTGACGTTCCAGGCCTTGGGCAGCTTGGCGACGAATGCGGCACCCTTGCGCTTGGCGATCGAGATGATCTTCGCCTTAACGGCGTCCGGGTTGTCCGCGTGGCCGATCAGACCGGCCGCGTCCGCGACATCCTGCGGCGTGACGATCGGGTAACTGCGGTTCGGGCCCGCAAAGTCCTCGGCCGGGATCTTGTCGCGGTCCACGCCGCCGCCCACGTTGCGGTCGAACTTGCGCTTGGCGACGAACTGGGCCATGCCCTCGGGGGTGTTGAACGCGCCGTCGGCGATACCTTCGGCCTCGCCCTCGGCCAGCCACTTCTGGTAGGCAGCGCGAGCCTGGAGGTACTCGGTGGGACCGGCAGCCTTCGCCAGGGACGGCTCAGCAGACTTCCAGGCGGCGCGACGCTCGCGGTACGCCTTTTTGGCGTCCTCGTCGTCATCCTCGTCGTCGCCCTCGTCGAAGTCGTCGCCCGTGGAGTCGTCGTCGGAATCCGGGGAAGCGCCAGCCTCGCCCTTGGCAAGAGCCGCAGACTCGGCCTCGAACAGCAGGGCGTCGAAGTCGCCGACGTCTCCCCAGTCATCGCCGTCACCGGCGGACTTGGCCAGGGTGAAGCCGCACTCCTTGTTGGCGGGCCGGTCCACCAGGGAGACCTCGAAGATCTCGGTCTCGTCGTTGCCGGTGATGATGCCGCCAGCCGCCTTGCCGGTCATGTCTCGGTTGATCACCGGGTTCGAGATGCCGACGGAGAAGGCGCGCAGCACGCCGTGCTGGACGAGCTTCTGCGCGACCGGCTCGACAACCAGAGCCTTGAGCCAGTGGCCGCCGTCGCCGTCGCGATCGACCTCGATTTCCAGTCCCTTCCCGGCGGGATCGCGCCGGGCCTGGTGCTGGACGCGCAGGTTCGCGCCGGAGTCCATCCACTTCTTGAGGGCGCCTGCCGACCAGGAGGGGTCGATGATCTGGCGGTCCGAGTCCACGATGCCCGAGGTCGCCTTGCCGTAGACGACCAGGTTTCCCTCGGCGTCCGTCTCGGACTTGACGATCGGGAACGAGGCATAGACCTTGTTGGTTACAGCCACACATCTCCTCCGGTGGCGGTCGGGAATAGGTTCACGACGCCGGGGCGCCGGAGGTGAGAATCGAAACGACGCGCTTGGTGGCGTACGAGGCGACGGTGTTGTGGTTGTCGTCGATGAAGATCACGAAGTCCTTGCCGACCTCGTACTCGTCGGCGGCCACCGAATCGACGGCCACCTGCTGTGCGGACGTCGTGGTCGCGTCGATCTCCACGTACGTCACCTTGTAGATATTCATTGAGTTATCTCAGCCTTCGAGCACTCGGGACAGGACTGGTAAGGGTCGTCCTCGTCCATGCGCTCGGACTGTGGATGCGACCAGCGGCAGCAGCACGGGCCGCAGAACGCGAACGCCGTGTCCTCGGAGACCAGGCACCACACGGCGTCGGCCCCGCAGATGGCGCAGCGGCGGATCTTCTCGATCACATCCGTAGACGCCTGCCACGGAGCGGGCCGCATCCAGGGTTTAGCCATCAATGATTATTGTGGTCGAGGCCGGAGCGCTGGTAGTTGAGGCTCGCCGCGCCCATTTCCTCGGCAGAGAACGAAGAACCCGCATCGACTTCTCCGATCCATGCCATGGCGCTCTTGCGCCCGGTCGCCTCGATACCGGCCGTGCGGTGCCATCCGTCGGCGATTTGGTATTTCTTCTCGCCGGGAACCTTCACCAACACGATCGGATCGATCTTGTGACCGTCCTCGATCCCGTGGGCGATGGCGCGCACCTTGTCGGGATTACGCCGACCGCCCTGACGGCGCTTCATGTCGATGTCCTTGAGCTTGACCTCGACAGGACCGCTCCAGCGTGCCGACTTCACCCATCCGAGCACCTTGGCGGGGTAGTGCCTTGCTAGGTACGCATAGACGTGGTGCGTCTCGTCCGGGTGGCTGTGATAGCCGTGGTCGTGCTGCGTGATTTCCTCGGCGTGGGCCTTCCCGAGAACACTCTTGAGGCTCGCGGAGAATGCGGCGCGTGCCGCCTTGAAGAAACCACCGCCCCCGGTTCCGTCAGAGACGGTGGTGGCTGAAAGATAGCACTTGCAGTTCACGCCACCCATGCACAGGTGCAATTCGGCACCCGAAATGGTGGCGTCGCCGAAACCGCCCTGTCCGGGGAATCCCGGCAGCTGGTCCTCGGTGAACTGCTGGCCGTCGCGGTTCAGGCACAGCTTGCACGGCTTGTCCGAGGTGACGTACCAGGTGTAGATCACACCGTCAGGGTTCATCGCCGCGTACGTGGTGCCGTAACCCTGCTCGTAGGCGGAGCGCACCTGTGCGGCGTACAGGTCGAGGCGGCTGGAGAGGTTGTCCAGCCAGTCCTTCATCCCGAAGGCCGCCAGGATGTCCTGAAGCAGGCCGCTGAGATACCCGGACTGGCGCTCGGCCTCGCGACCGGCCACCATGTCGAGGTAGTCGCTATACGGCGTGCCCGAGTCGAGCACGTCGTTGTAGCCGTCCGACTCCCCGCCATCGTCCTTGACGATGTTGCGCCAGGTCTCGCCCTGGAACCGCAGCGCCATGCGCTTCTCGGCGCGCATCTGGTCCACGGCGGCGTTGGCACCGGCCTGGAGGCCCGCGCGCAGTCCGGTACGCATCACCTGCGTGGCGCCCGCCAGGAAGTCGGCGGTGGACAACTTGCCGTTCTCCACGCCGTCGCACAGCCTGCGCAGCTCGGAGGCGACGCGGGACTGCACATGGCCGATCGCGGCCTCGCGGTCCGCAGTACCCTGACCAGCGCGGGCCTTGGCCAGCTTGTAGACGCTGTCGCGGGCCTTCGTGACGGCCTCGGCCAGGTCCATGTAGGGCAGGTCGGCACGCAGTTCGTCGATCACCTGCTGCGGCAGATCCTTGACCTGCCATTCAGCGATGGACCTACCGGCCTTGAGTTGGCGCCGGACCAGGTCCAGCTCCTTGAGCGCGGCCTTGGTGTCGATGCCCTTGGCGGTGCGGCCGGACTCGCGGGCCCAGCGGTCGCACACCATCGTCTCTTCGATGATGCCCTCGACCAGCGTGCAGGCGCCCGATTCGAAGTCCGGCGGGTTGAGCCGGTACATGGAGCAGTTTCCGCAATGGCGGGCCGGGGAGCCCTCGCGGTAGTTCACCGACGCCTTGCTGACCTTCTCGCTTTTGGTGGACGAGCCCTGCGAGGTGTGGGCGGGGCTGACGCGCGGTCCGGAGGCCACCGGCTTCTGGCTGGGGGCCGTGTTCGCGACCGGCTTGGCCTTGGGGCCCGGCACGGAGGCGGTCGGCAGCCGGTTCGGCTTGCCCGGCTTGACGGTGCGCGCCGAGGACGGGTTGCCGCTGGGCGTGGTGCCCGCCAGCGCGCCGTTGGGCATGTTCGCGCCCGGTAGCGCGGAGCCCGGCGCGACCTCCGGCTGGAGGGCGGCGGGCATGCCGGTCTGCGGGTCGATCGAGCCGATCGGCATCAGGCCGTTGGGGGTGGCATATACGGGGTCTGACGTCATGGGCAGGCCCCACGGCTGTTCGCCGCGCTGGATACGCGCCTCGTCGATGGAGCGCAGGCCGAAACTGATCTCCTGGATCAGCAGGCCGACCTGGGACTCCTCATCGACGCCCTCCTCCAGGCCTTCCCACATAAACTGCATGTCGGGCTGCTTGCAGACCTTCTGCATCACGAAGTCGAAGACGCTTGCCTTCAACCACTTGAGCATGGGGCGAAGGGCCTTGCGCTGGTTGACCTTCTCAGAGGCCTTAGCCATCTGGTTGGCCGCGCCGGGGGACTGCGAGGTGGAGACCTTCGGTGAGATTCCGAGTTCCATCGGCATCACGTCGAACGCCATGCACATCTGCGTCATCATGATCTCGTCGAAAGCGTCCGCGAGAGCCTGGGGCTTCATCGGATCGATCTTCGAGCCGCCCGGAAGAACGATGATCTTGTGCTTCCAGGCGGGGTCTCCGGCCATTGCGTTCAGTGCGTCCTGCAATTCGCGCAACTGGTTCGGAGTGGCATTGGTGTCACCGGCGGAGATGAATACCGCAGGCACCGAGCCCTCGGAGTACGTGTCCAGCTGCCAGCTCTGCCGCTGGATTCCCATCATGGCCGGAATCAGGGCCTGCTCCACGGGGGAGTAGCCGTACGGCGTCCACGAGCGGCGGAAATATGGCAGGTAGAGCAGCTGGTCGCCCCGGTACTCGGCCACCATCGACTCGGACATGCCCTCGGGCAGGTCTTCGTGGTCGATGACCGTCATCAGGTCGGCGCGCGGAACGCCGTACATGTACTGCTGGTAGGCGGGGTTGGGCGGCTTGGGCCGTCCACCGGACACGTCCAGCAGGGGCCTGATGGTCTCGCCCGCGATGATCTCGACGGCCGCGACGTCCGAACCCAGCAAGCCCTTGCCCCGCATCCTGCTGGGGTGCAGGTACAGGGAAAGCGCGTCGATGACGAGGATGTCTTCGAGGATCGCGCTGAGCCAGGACTCGAACGAGCCGTATGTCGGGTCGGGGTTGCGCCAGAACTTCATCGCCTCAGCGCGGCGCTTCTGGAAATCCTTGTGCTTTCCGTCGTCGCCGCGCATGTTCTTTTCCGCGTCCTTGGTGGGAATGATGTCCCACTCCAGGCCGAGGATTTCCTGAATGCGAAGCTTGATGCAGGCGCGGGCGACGGAGTAGATGTCCGCGATCGAGCGCAGGTTCGCGAAACTCGCGAGCTTCAGGCCCTCGGAACCTGGAATGCCGATCGGCATGTTCCAGGAGACCGGGTATTCGAAGTCGCGGGGCTCGGGCCGCTCGAAACCGGGGCGCGGCTGGTCGATGGCGACCGGCTGGATCGGGGAGAGCGGGGAGAACATGCCGGAGAGGAACTCGCGCGGGTCGCGCGGCAGCGCGGTGCCGTAGGTGCGCTCGCCGTACGGCATGCCGGGCATGGCATAGTTGGCCACCAGCGGGGACATGCCCTGCGCGTAGGTGCCGCCTGGCACGCCGTAGCCGGAGCCGATGGTCGCCTGGCTCGGCTTCATCGCCTTGAGGCTGGAGAGCAGCTTGCGGGCGTCCTCACTCGACATGGACACCCCCACCCGTTCTGTGATACGTTAGTCCGGTCGGCCATTCACTTCTCAAGATCCAAGATGTCTACGCCGACGGGGAGTTGGCATGAGCGAACACGAGCCAGTGCTATACCGTTCTGGCCGTCACGGCTCATGGGGTTGTTGCGCATGCGGCCGATGGCGGTCCCGGACCTGGTCCAGTACCACCGGCGTGCATCTGGAATTCGGAGAGCACTTGCTCACCGAGACGCGAAAGGAGGCGAATTGAGCGACCTGAAGGTCACGATCGAGCGCCTGGAGATCTTCGAGCACCCCAACGCGGACGCGCTGGAGCTGGCCCAGGTGGGTCTGTTCCGCGCCGTCGTCGGCAAGGGCGTTTACAAGACGGGCGACTACGCGCTTTACATCCCGGAGCAGGCCGTCCTGCCGCCCGAGCTGATCGAGGAGCTGGGGCTGGTCGGCAGGCTCGCGGGCAAGGACAAGAACCGCGTCAAGGCCGTGCGCTTGCGCGGCGAGTTGTCGCAGGGCATCGTCTGCCGCCCGAAGGCAGCAGCGATCGACTGGGCCGTGTTCAAGAATTTCCCGAGCATCGCGCCGGGCCACGAGGCGGACTATGCCGAGCGTCTTGGCATCACCAAGTGGGTGCCGCCGATCCCGGTCGGCATGGCCGGTCAGGTCAAGCCTGCGCCGGACCTGCTGCGCTGGATCGAGATCGAGAACATCAAGCGCTACCCGACGATCTTCCAGCCCGGTATGCAGGTGACGGCCACGGAGAAGATCCACGGCACGTGTTGCCTCTATACGGTGACTGCCGACGGGCGGGAGTACGTCTCGTCGAAGGGGGTCGGTGCACAGTCGCTGGCGCTCCAGGAGGACACGCGCAACGTCTACTGGCGCGCGGTGCGCCGGTATGGGTTGTTCGAGTTCGCGCAGCAGTTGTGCGCCAAGCTGAAGGTGGACGCAATCGGCCTGTTCGGCGAGGTGTACGGCAAGGGCGTGCAAGACTTGCACTACGGCGCGGACGCCAGCAGCGACAAAACGCTCGGCTACGTGCTGTTCGACATCGCTGTGAGCCTGAACGGCAGGCGATACTGGCGCGACCAGCTGGACGTATGGGAGGACGCGAAGGCGGCCGGTATTCCCACTGCGCCGGTCATCTACACGGGCCCGTACGACTACGACTTGATCGCGGGGCTGGCGAACCAGCGGGAGAGCAGGCTCGACCCCGGCACGCTGCGCGAGGGCGTCGTGGTGCGACCGTGGGTCGAGCAGTACTCGGATGTGCTCGGCGGCCGGATGATCGCGAAGTTCGTGAGTGACGCATACCTGGAGCGCAAGGGCGCGACCGAGTACGAGTGAGAGCGTCCCGGCGGCTCCGTAGGCATCCGTTACCCAAGGTGGCCGCGCCGCCGGGCTTTTCACGCTTGACACTGCGCCAGCCATGGACTAACGTATCCGTGACAGCCCCGACCGAGAGGAGATCACTTTGCGCAAAGACGATCTGGTGCCCGGCGGTGTCTACGCCTTCGGCGCCTATTCCGAGGCGGCACTCCTGCTCACCACAAAGCTTGTGACGCAGACTTTCGGCCGTCACGACGGCGGCCGATACGAGATCGCCGTCGGCCGAGAGGTGCGCGTATACAAGGCGAAGAGCCGCTTCCTCAGCAGCGGCACCCGGCAGACCGGCTACCTGGTCCTGCGAGGCGTCGGCGAGGAACTGGAGCAAGTAGACCGGCAGGCCGTCCTCGACGCCGTTCTGGCGACCGGAAAGGTTCCCGGTGGGACAGTGGGTCGGCTCGACTTACTGTTCAGCCTGACGCCCCTCAAGGGCCCGTGGCGAGAGGTCCGGGAGCAGCGGGAAGCCGAGCGCGACCGAGCCAGGATGATCGATAACGCGCGCACTCGACGCTATAACGAGGCCGTCACGAGGCTCAACCAGTACCTGGAGCCCATGGATCAGCGACGCACCTACGCTGAGACTGGCAACGTTTGGGGTCAGAGCCAGCCGTCCTTCACATTCAGCCTGCCTCAGATGGAGGCATTCCTCGACGGGATCGAGGAGAAGACTAGGGAGCGGGTCGGCCGAGCAATCGTTGACGCGGTTCGCGACTAGGCGCCATGGCACGCACGTAACCCAATGAACTGCCGCGCCATCCAGCTCCCGGCACCCATACTTCGGACGCGCGGAAGGGAAGCGGCCCCTGGAAGGGGGGACAGGGGCCGCTTAGCTCAGCGCCAGGTCCACGACCTGCGGCGACCGTCCACGAGAACCAGCACGCGAGTACGCGTCGGGGCGACCTTGGCGGCGCCACCCTTGCGCTTCTTTTTCGATACGCCGGAGGTGCTCGACGTAGAGCGGGTGTTCTTCGCGGAGGCGGAAAGGTACTTGGCGCGCAAGGGAATTTCCATCGCCAATACTCCCATCGTGGTTATCGTAGCGCCATGATTCGTCAATGTCACGTCGCTCGTGCTACTTTATTCTGACCCGGCGCCCAATGTCCCACGAATTCCATGCCGAGACCGCGCCGGGCTACTCCTCTGCCACCAGCTCGTCGGGCCAGATGATGCCGTCCTTCGGCCATTTACCTTCCGGCCAGTATTCGACTTCGAGCATACGGCCCTGGGCGTCGTAGGCGATCCGCTTGATACGCGGGCACGATCCGGGAGCCTTGACAGCAGTGGTGTGCAGGCCGCCGCAGGATCCGCAGGCGTGCTCCTCCCAGCGTCCGCGCAGCTCCGTGACCTCCTCGGGCGTCAGACCGGACTGCTGGGGCGACTTTGACGGGCCGTCCAATGCCTTGAGCGCTGCGACATACTTGACCAGATGCTTGTCGCCGGGGTGCTCGGCACGTTCCAGGGAGTTCATGGCGCTCACCGAGATGCCGACGTAGTCCGCCAGCGCCTTGACGGTCAGTCCGGCGTCAATGCGGATGCGCCTGCGCTCCTCCGGTTCCGGCAGCCATGCGCGGGCGCGGGCCAGTTCGGTCAGGTGGTTGAGCATCACAGCAGGATCAGCCCTCCCTTGCAGTTCCTCTCGTGCTTGTTGCGCTCTTCGGTGTAGCGCTCGTGGTCGGCGGCACTGTTGCTCGTACGCACCCATCCGCACCAGCGCTGGCCGTGCTGGCAGAACATCACGCGGGTGTCGTCCACGTGGTAGGGCGCACCGAACGCGATGATCGGCTCGTCAGTCATCATCCCCGCCTCCGTTGCGCGGTCCGGCGGTCAGCATGCCGATGACGATCTGGAGCGCCTCATGCTTGGCGAACCCGGCGGCGACCAGTGCGCTGAACATCTCGTGCGAGGAGATGGCGGTCTGCATGGCCGGGGTGATGACCTGATCGAATTTCTCTTCCTCGTTCTCCACGTATCCTCCTGTTGTCGTTCTTTAATCAAGATAGGCTATTTCACGTGTGGACGATACGTGGTTCGGGTTCTTTTCTCGTGGCAGGTGTTGCGCACTGCGCCATGCGCGTGCTACGTTAGTCCCCACAGCGCGGCCAGAAGGCATGTGAAGCACCAGAACCACCACGCCGCGCACCTACGACGAGAATGGAGGGCTGGATGGCTGGTGACGGGACCGCACTCGGAGACCGGATGAAGGCGTACGAAGCCGCGACCGGCAGTGTCCTGACGCGCTACCTGCCCTTCGTGATCCGGGTGGATGTACGCTCGGCGCACTCCCTGCTGCGGACGGCGAACAAGCCCTTCGACATGCACTTCGTGGAGATGATGGGCCACGTGATGCAGGATCTGTGCCGCGAGGTGCAGGGTGCGGTGCTGGCCTATCAGCAGTCCGATGAGATCAGCGTGCTGGTGTGCGCCTACGAGGAGTTCACACAGCAGCCATGGTTCGGCGGCCGGGTGCAGAAGATCGCCTCGGTGAGCGCCGGGATTGCCTCGGTGTCCCTGGCGATCCAGCGCCAGCTGCACGAGCTGCCGCACTACCTGGCGTTCGACGCGCGGGTGTTCGCCCTGCCGAACCCGGTGGAGGTGGCGAACTACTTCGTGTGGCGCCAGCGGGACGCGTACCGCAACGCGGTGTCGATGGCGGCGCAAGCGCACTTCTCGGTCTCCGAGTTGTATGGCAAGAACCGCGAGCAGATGATCGCGATGCTGTCGCACCACCATGGGGTCTTCTTCGAAGACTACCCACGTTCGGCCCGCTTCGGACAGGTCTGCACCCGCACGGACACGGACACCGGCTTCTACTGGCGCTTCGACGAGGCGCCGCTGTTCGAGGCGCAGCCGGGCAACTGGCTCGTGGAGCGTATTCCGGAGATGCCCTCGTTCGGCGGTCCGTCACAGTCCACCGTGGACGCGGCGGTGCAGGAGTACTTCCCGCCGGAGGTTCTGCGGGACCTGGGGCGGCCGGAGCTGTTCCATGGCTGACCTTGTGGACTCGATCGAGCACTATAAGCGCGTCATTCGCGAGCTGGAGCAGGCGCGCACCGAAGGAAACGACTACGAGGCCGTATACGAGGGAGACCCCGCCGAGCTGCCCGAGGACATGCCCACCTCGTTCATGGTGCCGTGGGAGAAGATCCCCGTGGTGCTGCCCGCGCTGCGTGAGAACCTGATGTTCCAGCAGCAGCTCTTGGAGGGGCTGATGGGCATGGCTAAGGGTCATGCCCGCAGAACTCTCTGGCGTGAGATCCGGCCCCAGCTGGACGACGAACTGGAGCCGTGATACGTTAGTCCCTGCGCGGCCAAAAAGCGCACGAAACCTACTCCTCGTCCGCCGCGCACTTAGATTTCCCAGGCCATGAACCCCTCGCAAGTCCAACGGAGGTTGCGCCTGGGGGAGCAGGAGGAAAACCCAACTAATGAGAGGGGGAGTCGCATGGATTCCGACAATTACGCCGCCAAGGTCGGATGCGGGATTCTCGCGTTCGTGCTGTTCCTGGTGTTCCTGATCGTCGGCGTGCCGTGGATCGGCGCCTTCAACAGCACCGATGCGGGGCACATCGCGATCGTGCGGGCGGGAGGGGCTTTCGGTGGCAACAACATCATCGGAATCCTCGACCCTTCGCACAGCTCCACCAACACCGGGATCTACACCACGCTGCACTACTACCCGGCGCAGCAGCGCACGTACACCATCTCCGGAGATCCCGGCCAGGGCGACGCGCCCGGCGTGGACGTCGTGCAGACGCCCTCGCTCGACGGCGTCCAGATGGGACTCGAAGGAACGGTGTACTACCAGCTGAACCTGGATCACCCGGTGCTGACGAAGTTCGACAACACCTACGGCACCAGGGCGTACACCTTCAACGGCAAGTCGTACCACGCCTTCGACGGTGACGAGGGCTGGGGCGCGTTCATGAACACGCAGGTGCGTCCCACGATCGACAGCGCCATCCGGCAGGCCGTGGCCAACTATGCCTGCTCGGAGCTGAACGCCACGTGCGCCCTGGTTAAGGACGCGACGCAGCTCGCTTCCCTGGCGAAGGGCCAGTCCACCAACGTGAACTATGCGGCGGTGGAGAAGACGATCAACATCGACCTGGCCCAGCAGATCAACGCCCAGCTCGGCGCGGACCCGAACAAGCCCAGCACCTGGTACCTGACCGGCATCCGGTTCACGCTGCGCAAGGCGGACATCCCGCAGGCGGTGCAGGACGCGGCGAACAACGCGCTCAAGGCTTTCGCGGACGTCTCGGCGGAGCAGGCCCAGGTGCAGAAGGCGCAGCTGGACGCCCAGGCGAACGCGGCCAAGCAGCAGGGCTACAACAACTGCCCCACCTGTCAGGTGATCGACGAGCTGAACGCCCTGCCGCATAACCTGACCACGCTGGTGCTCGGCAGCGGCAGCCCGATCGCGGTCGGCGGAAAGGCTCTCGGATAACCATGGGAGACGCCATCCTGGTGGCGCTTCCGGTGATCAGCCTCATCGCGGTTGCGGTGGGGCTGATCGTCCGGGGTTCGCGCCAAAGCAAAACGCAGGCGAAGGTCGCGAAGGCGGTTTGGAAGGTCGGCATGGAGCCGAACGGTGACGCCACGGTCGTCTACCTATACAAAGAGGTGGGCGGCAAGGAGGTCAAGCGCGACAAGTTCGCTCGCGTGGAGCGCGCGGGCGACAATTACACGGACAGGCTCCTGGCCATGCAGGAGGCCGCCGAGCTTGAAGTCTCGATCCTGAACAGCAACACCCGCCGATAACCTGTCCCGGCGGCCAAAGGGCATGCCGCGATCCAGTGTCGCGCCGCCGCCGGGCCTACCTCAAGGAGGTTGATATGGCTGAAGAGCCGTCCACGAGCATAAAGCTGAAGTCCGCGCTGGTCGTGGCGCAGAGTTCGGACCGTAACCCCGCCACCGGGCTCCAGGTGGTGATCGCCGCGCTCAATTCACTGATTCCCGAGGTGGAGGCGCTGGAGCAGGCGCAGCCGCAGGACGCGGCGCCCAGCCCGCTCGACGAGCTGCGGCGGCGCAGCGACGAGTTCCACGCTGATGTCCAGCGCCGGGTGCAGGGCTTCAAGTTCGGGGTCGCCCAGACCCTGGAGGACGCGGCTCGGGCCCTCAAGGGCGAGTAACGTGGTCGAGTATCTGCGTACCGGCGAGGTGGCCCGCGCGCTGAGCGTGGTGCACGACACGGTGCGCCAGTGGGCGAAGTCTGGCCGTCTTCCGGCGTCGCGTACGCCGGGCGGCCAGTTCCGCTTTGCGGTGGCTGATGTGCGCGCGTTGATGGAGGAGTTGGATTATCCCCTGGACCGGCTGGACAGATTCCTGATACGTTAGTCCTGTTGCGGCCATGAAAGAGTCTCTACTCAATGGATGACACGCCGCAGCCCGATTCACGAGAGGGGGTCTGGATGACCACGCTCGACGAGCTGTTCGGTCCTGGCGCGCTCCAGGCTGAGATCGACGCGGGCCACATTCGCGTCGGCCGGTCCGGCGACGGGTTGAGCATCTACAACTACACCGAGGCCGTCCAGTACGGGCACCACTGGAACAACGTGACCACGCGCTGCCGGGGACTGATCGCCGAGGACGAGACCGGCCGCATCGTGGCCTGGCCGTTCCCGAAGTTCTTCAACTACTCCGAGCACGGGCACGGCAACCCGTGGGCTCCGGACCTGCCCCAGGACGCCGAGTTCACCATCTACGACAAGGTGGACGGCTCGCTCGGCATCGTCTTCTGGGACCGGCGTCAGCTGCGGTGGAGGGCCGCGTCGCGCGGCTCGTTCATCTCGGAGCAGGCGCAGTGGGCGCAGCGGTGGATCGATCGGCACGACCAGTTCGACCGGCCGGTCACCGACCCGCTGGACCCGGCGAACACGTACCTCGCGGAGATCGTGTACCCGACCAACCGGATCGTGGTCAACCACGGCGGACGGCAGGATCTCGTCCTGCTCGGCGTCTACAACGCCTACGGCGGCGAGCTGGCGGTGGACTACCACGCGCCGACCTGGATGCGTATCGGCTCCGTGGTGCGCTCCTGGCCGCAGATGCCGCTGGACGTGCTGGTCGAGTTCGCGGGCCGCAGCGCCGATGTCAACGGCGCGGTGCGCTCGGGCTCGGACCTGGAGGGCTACGTCCTGCACTACCCAGATCATGGCCTGCGGGTGAAGATCAAGCTCGCGGATTACGTCCGGCTGCACGCGGTGTTGACCGGCATGAACGAGAAGACGGTCTGGGAGGTGCTCGCCCACGGCAGCAGCTTCGACGACCTGCTCCAGGATGTGCCGGACGAGTTCATGCGCTGGGTGCAGGACGTCTCCGACCGGCTCCAGCAGCAGCACGACGCCTGGCTGGTCGCGGCGCTCATGGCGTACTCGGCGGTGCTCGACAAGGCCGTCAATGGACGCAGGGAGTTCGCGGCCGAGGCGGTCCCGAGCGGTTACAGCTCCGCACTGTTCCGGCTCTACGACAACAAATCGATCAACGAGCTGGCATGGAAGGCGTGCAAGCCGAGCGGGCTGCGGGCTTTCGCCACCGACGAGGAGGGCTAGTGGCCTGGGACCACACGGCCCCGTTCGACGCCAACGGCTGCCTGATGGAGTATCCGGGCAAGAGCCGCCGGGTCGTGTGGAACGTGGACCAGTATGAGTATGAGGGTGACATGGTGGATCCGGATTGGCGGCCGGTCGAGCCGTTCCGGGCCACGCTCACCCTCTCCGGCTACGGCCGTGGCCGCTCCTCGATCACCTTCTACTGGAGGGACGAGGAGCGGCGCGACTGGCCGATGTTCGCCAGCGACATGACCGCGCTGGTGATGCAGGAGCCGATGATCGCGCTAGGCTGCGTGCGCGACGGGCTGTGGATCCCGACCAAAGCAGGCCAGAACTTCGGCATCAAGAGGGTGCGAGAGGAGGGGTAGATGCAGAAAATTCACGTAATGAGTGGGTTGCCAGCCTCGGGCAAAAGTACGTTCGCCCGCACGCTGGGCGTTCCGCGTTTCAATCTGGACGACTACCGGGCGATGATGGGTTTCACCGGCGAGAACTGGTCCCGGGAGCGCGAGCGCCTCGCCGTCAAGGCGATGGTCCAAGGAGCGCACGCGGTAGCTAGCACGGGCGTTGACATAGTCATTGACAACTGCCACGTCAATACTCGCCTACCGAAGCTCTACAAGGACACGTTCTACGACCTGCCGGGCGCGGTCTTCGAGGTGCACGACTTCACGGACGTGCCGATCGAGACGTGCATCGAACGCGACGCGAAGCGCGGCTTCCCTCCGCATCTCGGCGGGCACGTCGGCGCGGAGGTGATCCTCAAGCTCGCGAAGGACATGGCGGGCGCGCGCAAGGGCGGCTGGCGGCTGACTAGCGAGTGGATGAACGACCGGCCGATCGCGGTGCCGTACGTGCCGGATCCGTCGCTACCCGCGTGCACGCTGTGGGACCTGGACGGTTGTCTCGCGCTGCACGATGGGCGTGGCCCTTACGAGTTCGACAGGGTCGAGACGGACCTGGTCAACCTGGAGGTTGCACGACAGCTGCGCATGCACTACGAGGCGGGCATTCTGGTGATTCTGTTCTCAGGACGCAAGAGTGAGTTCCGAGAGCACACTGAGCGCTGGCTGGCGGCCAACCGCAAGCTGATCCCTTACCATGACCTATTCATGCGCCCGTTGGACAACAATGACGCCGACGACATTGTCAAGCTGTGGATGTTCGACGAACATATTCGCAACACGTACAACGTGCTCGGCGTGTGGGACGACCGTAACCGCGTGGTGTCCATGTGGCGCAACGGCCTGAAGATCCACTGTAACCAGACGGCTTTCGGAGCCTTCTAGCCTCTGGCGCGCGAGGGTGTGTATGTGATACGTTAGTCCCATGCACACCCCACCGCATCGCAACATTCTGCTGTCCGGCGTGGTCGGAAGTACCGCATATGGACTCGCTGGTCCGGACTCCGATGTAGACCGGCTCGGCCTGTTCGCGTACAACACGCTCGACTTGCTTGGCCTGGATGCGTTGCAGGACAGCATTGTGGAGCATGAGCCGGACGTCACGATGCACGAGGCGCTGAAGTATGTGCGCCTGGCGCTCAAGTGTAACCCGACCGTGCTGGAGCTGATGTTCCTGCCCGAATATGAGCAGATGTCCCGCATGGGCCAGGAGCTGCTCTTCATCCGGGACCGGTTCCTGTCCGCCAAGCTGGTGCGCGACGCCTATCTGGGCTACGCCACGCAGCAGTTCACGCGGCTGAAGAACCGGGGCGGCACCTCGTTCGATTCGGACATCCCGGCGCGGCGCGTGGCCAAACATGCCAGGCACCTGATGCGCTTGTGCTACCAGGGCTTCCACCTGTACGTCACCGGCGAGCTGGTGATCCGGCTGGAGCACCCGGAGACCTTCCGGGAGTTCGGGGAGGCGGTGGCCGAAGGTGACATCGGCGTGGCCGAGGAGCTGATCGCGTCCCACGAGACGCTGTTCGACATGACACCCACAGTGCTGCCCGATGAGCCCGACAGGGACGCCGTCGAGCGATGGCTCAAGGATGTTCGACTGTTCTACTGGACCTGATGAGAGGGGAATGCCCAATGAAGAGGATGATCTCAGCGGCTTGTGCCGTGATGCTCGCGGCTGGCGCAGCGTCCTGCTCGGCGAGCAGCACCGGCTCCACGGGAGGCGCTTCGAGGGGTTCCGGCAACTCCGACCCCGGCTGCATCCCCAGCCTGCCGACCACCTGCAAGAGCGCGCCGCCGAACGCGGGCGCGGCGGGGGGCCAGCCGATCGCGTCGGCGGACGCGTACGCCCACGGCCAGGCGCAACCCGCCGACATGGAGTTCGGCGACTGCTCGATCGACCTGTTTCCGCCCGGCGTCGGCCTGACGCCGGGCGCGGGTGTCGTGCTCGGGACGGGGCACAGCTACTGCCGCATCCAGCCCTGGAGTGTGACGATTGTCATGTCGATCCAGACGTGCTCGCGGACCGTGTGCTCGGAGGGGGACTTCGCCGACGATCCGGAATCCACTTTCACGGACAATCGCCTGCCACCGCAGGCGCCGGACTACTACCTGCTGCATTCGGACTCGATCTGCAAGGCCGACCGGCACTACCGCGTGGCGCTGAGGGTGTGGGGGTTCAACGCCGTGTACCACAATGGCGCGAAGTCGCAGGGCGCGCCGTTCGCCACCGAACTGAAGCCGGTCACGAAGTACGGGCCGGACGAAACCTTCACCAAGAGCGAGTGCAACGGCGCCTGAACGCGATGGCGTGAATTCGCCGGAGCGTATCCCAGGGCAAAGATCGGGTGTTACCGTGGGTGCCTCTACTTTCGGGAGGGCACCCATGGTATCCGACGACTCTCCGCAGCAGCTCAGCCACTACTTGCAGTGGTGGATCGAGGAGATCCCCGGTGAGGATGGCTGGTGGAACAAGGGGGCGCAGGAGGAATTCGAACAAACCGCCCTGATGCTCGTTAGTCAGGGTATTCCGGAAGAGACGGTGCTGGCCCTTCTGCAAAGGATGTACTGGACCGTCGCGAATATTTACGGAGGTTGATTTTGATCGTTAAGCCGAAATTGTTTCTGGACGTCGATGGGCCTTTGAATCCGTACGCGGCCAAGCCGACGCGACGCCCGGAGGGGTACCTGACATACCGGTACTTCAATGGCCAGTGGATCGAGGGGCGCCACGGCATGCGCGTGTGGCTGAACCCGGCGCACGGACCCATGCTGCTGGCGCTGGGCGGCCTGGTGGATTTGTGGTGGCTCACGAGTTGGATGGAGCTGGCGAACACGCTGATTGCGCCGAAGATCGGACTGCCGGAGTTGCCGGTACTCGACTTCACGCCGAAGCGCTACAACCGGCCGTGGACCGCCGACGTGGTGGACGAGTTCGTCCCCGGCGAGCCGTTCGCCTGGTTCGACGACGACTTCACGAAGGTTGACCTGGAGTGGGGCAAGCAACGCACGAAGAAGACACCGACCTTGCTGGTGAGGGTTGACCCGAGGATAGGGCTGCGCCAGGAGGATGCGGACTGGGTCGAGGACTGGGCGTCGCGATGAGGGGCGCGCGTGAGGGCTGCCTGACCGGTCTGGCGGCCGTGGTGATCGTGCTCACGATCATCGCCATGGTGTGGCTGATGGTCTGGATCGGCCAGGCGTGGGACAAGGAGAGGGCCACGTGCTTGCATTCCGGCGGGCAGTGGACGCGGCACTACCGCAGCTACACGTGCGTCCACCCGTCACCACAGGGGTCGCCGTGAGAATCATCGACCTCATCCTCGGCCGTGGATACTACCAGCGCTGCCACCACCGCTCGCACCGGCTGCACCTGAAGTGCTGGCGGTACGCCTCCTACGACTACCAGTGCCCGAGGCACAACTACAGCTGTTGGGGGAAGTGTCCGTGAACGCGGTGGTCGAGCAGCTGGTGCTCGCCGCGTCCATGTTCGGCTCCGCCTTGGTGGCGGCCGTGGTGTGGTGGGTTCACCGGCGCAGGAGCAGGCGGCGGCGCGTCGAGTACGGCCAGGAGGATACGCAGCGGCTGGCGATATACCAGGAGCCGTCGAGGGGCGTGCTCATGGTGATCGCGGGCAACTACGACGAGTATCAGCGGTATTGCGCTTACCGTAAGCTGAACCGGTATCACGACGCAGTGTTGGTGCAGTTCTCGCAGCAGATTTTCCAGCGGCCGGGATCGACGTATGTGATAGTCGGGACGGCTCGGGCGATGCCGCATTTCGACGTTCTGGAGAGCGCCCTGGCTGCTGCGGGATGCAGGTCGCTGTGATACGTTAGTATCAATGAAAGGAAGGACGCGTGTCCGCATTTCCCGGCAAGGGAAGATTTGCCAGCAAAGTACGCCCGGAGAGGGGCGTCGCCGAGCTGCCGCCGAGCCTGGTCCAGCGCGCCCCCCTCACGCTGCTGTGCCCGACCTGCTTCACGCCGCGCTGTGCCACCGAGGAGCGCACCATCCTCTGGCACGGCGAGTGGCGAGACCGCAAGCTATACGAGTGCGCCGGTGCTGGGCGGCCCGGCCTAGACCCCGAGGAGGACCCGAATGGCGAAAAGGACGCCGTCTCAGTTCCTTGATTGGCTCGTCCGCATCCAGGAGGGTGCGGACGTCTCTTTGATTGTCACCAACGAGAGCGGGAAGCTGAACTGGACTCTCCACGCGGAGGGCCTGCCGCAGCACGTCGGCGCGATCCACGTCGAGGGGTCCACGGCCGAGGATTGCGCGCGGCTCGCTGAGCTTGCGATGGCCGCAGCCGTCTTGCAGCGCCTCAAGGCGCGGGCGGAGGAGAAGGCGCGGGAGCAGGCTCTGCGGGCGGAGCGCTGCCCCTTCTGGGACAAGAAGCGTTATGGGAGCCAGCGGGAGGCCGCCGACGCCCTGGCGGTGTTGGCGCGCACGCACGGGCCCGAGGACCACATCCCGGTCGCCGCGTACTACTGCGACCCGCAGGGCGAGAAGCGCGGCTGCGGCTGGTGGCACCTGACCAGTCATCCGCGCACCCGGACCTGCATCACCGAACCGCTGGCGCCCTTGAAAGTGAGCGCCTGATGCCTCTCATCCTGGCTGGCATGCTGATCGGCTTCACGACGCTCTCGCCGGTGCTGTTCTTCCACTTCTCGGCGCCTGCGATGGCGCTGGCGTGCATGGGCGGCTTCGCCGTCGGCGTGTTCGCGGTATGGCTCTGCGCCGTCGCGCTGCTGATCCTAGTCTTCCACGACTAATGCCGCCTGCGCGTCAGGGCTGGGCGTAGCCCAGTAGGCCGCCCGGTTCAAGAGTGTCAGTGCTCTGACCTTCGCAAGCCGGATCCGGAGAGACGAAATGCCCGGCGGGGCTGATGCACGAGTAGATCGGGATCAGCCCCGTGCCGGGCGCCGGGGAGATGTAGCCGAGCAGCCCGGCCTGATACCAGCCAGTGCAGTCCGCGTGAAGCGTGTCCACGTAGTCGGTGGCCGCCGCCTTGCACAAGTACACCGGGACGGTCGCGGTACCGGTAGGGGCTTCGGCGAGCTTGCCGAGGTTCATGTTCTCCAGGTGGTAGACCGACGTGTCCCACCAGCCGGTGGTGACCTCGTGGTGGCCGCCGGAGTAGTCCACGCGTTGCAGGGCGCGGTACGGCGCGCCGGGGTTCCAAAGCGCCCAACCGATCTGCCAGTTGTTGAACGCGCCGCTGGCGCCGAGCTGGGGGCCGAACGTGTTGTACGCCGGTCGCGGCCACGACTGGGACAGGTCGATCTTGATTCCGGGCAGGAAAGCTGGCGACAGGTTGCCGCCCGGATCGCGCACCATGCCTGCGATGAAGTTCGCCTCGCTGCCCGTGACGACCGTGTCGATGGTGTCCAGCTCGATCCACGGACCGCTGGCCAGGCTGCTGGTCGCGTAGAGCGTGACGCCGACCTGCCCGCGCTCCGCGACAGAACCTGTGGTTGCCGCCGGGCGGAACGGTCCGTTGAAGAGCGCGTACCACCGGCCGTCCTGGGGGTCGAATGCCGCGCCGCCCCAGGAGGGCGTCGGATCGGGCAGTCCGGACGAGGCGATCGGGACCGGCGGACCGAAGTGCGCGCCGTCGCTGCTGACCGTGTACCAATGCGTTGTCAACGCCGCAGCCACTGCCCGGCCGAGGACGTGCTGGGCCTGCGGGCGAGCCGGAAACGCGGCGTGGGAGCGCACCGGCCCCGACTGGGGCGAGGCGTCGCTGTCCTCGAACAAAAGTTCGACTTGGCCGTTCACGATAGCCGCGTTCGGCTGGCCGTACCCGTAGTAGCCGTGGCCGGTGTCCGTGAACCGCAGGACCGGTGTCGGGTACTTGCGCCACGTGCCGCCGTCGTTCGAGAACGCGGCCCCGATCGAGTTGTCCGAGCCGCTGGTCGTGCCGACGTAGTACATCGCGTACGTGTAGTTCCGCCCGTCGCCGAACGGATTGGCGAAACTGCCCTCAACCACGCTCGGATTGCAGGTGAACATGGAATCCCAGCTGCCCGCAGGGCCTTCAGCGAGCACCTGGCGCTCGGGGACCGCGACGGTCCACCCCGCGAGGCTGTACTGCTCTTCGAGGATGGAGTCGGTCTGATGGCTGGCCGTGTCGCCGCACCACCACACGGTCTCGGTGTTCGCGTCGCGGATGGAGGAGGGCGAGTAGTCGTAGAAGCCGGTCGAGCCGACGAAGGGACCGCCCACCTGCACTGAGGCGCGCGCCGTAGCGGGGAGGGCGAGGGCGAGGGTGCAGGCGACTGCGAGCGTTCGTTTCGGGGTGATCATCACTTTTCCACTATAGCGCGTCTACGTTAGTCCGTGCTAGAGTGAGGTCATGCCTGAGATCACCTGGCCACTGCCGTGCCTGCTGTGCGGGCGCGTGCCCGAGCCGGTATGGCCGGACCATGACCAGCGCCAGCCGTACGGCGCCACGACGTTCACCTCGTTCGGCCACTACGGCTCCACGGTGTTCGACGAGATGGGTCGCCGGTTCCTGGAGGCAAACATCTGCGACCACTGCCTGCGCGCCAAGGCCAAGCAGGGCGTCATCGCGCTAGGGCACGAGCTGCCGCCGGTGCGGGAGCCGAACCAGTACGAGACCTGGGCGCCCTACGAGCCGGATGAGGACGATGAAGCCTGAAGACGTTCCGCCGCAGCTCAAGGAAATCCTCGACCGAGCGGCCGGGAAGGACCACTCCGCGACCGGCTCAGTGATGACCGCGCTGGCGGAGATTCTGACCGTGCACGAGGAGGCGGTGCGCGCTGAGAGCGAAGAGGCGTTCCGGATTCTGCGGGCGCAGCACAAGGCCTACCGCGACATGGACGAGGTCGGCCTCGAATTGATGAGCGCCTACGGGGATCTCATCGACAAGACCGACGTGCGGCGATGGGCTGCGTACAGCGGCGAGTTCGACGAGGAGCTGGCCAGAATCGAGGAGTGCGAGAAGAACTGGGCCAAAGCCACTTGCCAGTGCTGTGTGTTCGGCAACCACTCACTTGGGTGCGCCTGTGATGGCGAGGGGTGCTGCCACCCGGAAGCCTATAAGGAGTACGACCCCGGCTGGGGACATGGGAACTGGGGCAAGTCGTGAAGATCCCCGGCGCGGAGGCGCACGTGTTCTGGACGCCCTGGTGGGACGAGGACCATCACATGTATGGCGCGCCGATCCAGATCAGCGTCCACACGCCCCGGTGGTTTCTGGCCGTGCGGCCGTTCAGCAGTTTCGCACAGGGCGGCGACTGCCGGGGCATGACGGACTTCCACGGCTACGAGCGCAAGGCGAAATGGTCGCTGGACGACAACACGCCAGAGAAGTTCGCCAACGTCGGCTTACACAAGTGCCGGTGCCGATTCTGCGTGATCTGCCTGGCCGATGAGGAGTTCTGCGGGCTGACCAGTGCAGCCCACGAGCACATCTTCGCTCGGCGTTTCGTGTTCCCGCGTCATCTGTGGCGTACACACGTACGGCGGCACACTCGTTGCCGCGTCCAGTGGGGCGAGCCGGAGGAAGCGTGAAACCAGTGCAGAGGCGTCTGCCGGATCGAGCCGGTGGCAACCGGTACGCGGCGAAGATGCGCGATCTGGTATGGAATCTCGCCATGTCCCGCACGATGAACAAGCTCAGGGAGCAGCTGAAGAATGAGGCGCCCCTCACCGCGACGCATCCCCGAGCGGGCGGCGGCGAAGCGATATCGCTGGGCGATCACACGCCCCATGACGCTTGAAGAGATCGAAGCGCTCAACAAGGCTCTGACGCAAGGGCCAGTACCTGTACGACGCATCAAGATGAGTGACCATGGATTGCTACAACTGCCTGACCGGCCAGGGGATCATCCGGGCGATGAAGCGCCAGGAGTTCCATGATCACGATGGCAATTTCCCCCGCTGCGACGTCATCTACTCATGCTCGTTCTGTTACGCCGTCGAGACGGGAGTACTGACCTGCGGCGGAGACTACCCCGAGTCGAAGGTGCAGTGCCTCGCGTGCGCCGACAACGGGAGATTCGAGCTGTGCCGGTTCACCGACCGGCATGACCACTCGAACCCGCTGCCGTTCTGCACCCGCTTGTACTGGTGCTTCGTGTGCGGTTCCGGGGGTTCTTCCCGACTAGACTGCGACGGGTCTAGCTGACTTTCTCGCCGATCAGCTCCATAGCCAGCCTGCGGTGCCAGCCGATACGGTGCAGGGAGCGCTGTTCTAGCACGTCCAGATAGCGATCGTAATTCCTGACAGCTAGATCTTGGTCGGCCAGCAGGCGCGTACTCTCGATGGCGCCGCACAGCCAACAGGCCGCCACTTCCTCGTCGAGGTTCGCGGTCCACCCGACTTCGCAGGTGGGGCACTCGACATCGCGCAATTCGCCTGGGAGTGCGATCCAACCTCCGCGCAGGCGTGTCGGACCTACGGGGAAGAAGCCGCAGGGCAGCTCCTCAGCACTTTCCTGCACGCCAGCTCGGGCCGCCAGGATCATGTCGGCGGCGCGCTGCTGCATCTCGCGAGCCTGATTTTTGAGGTGCAGGAAGCTAGGCATGTGCCCTCCAGTGGGAGCGGATCGCCACGGCGATGCGGTGCACCCACGCAGGGTAGTCGTAGTCGTGCTCGGGCAGATAGCCGTAGATGTGAATGATGAAGACCGCTGTGACGGCGGCGATGAGCACTGCGATGACGACCTGCATATCTGGCCTCCTCTCGTTGATGTCCGGGCGGTTCAGGGTTGGGTTTCGCACGCTCAATAGCCCGGATGACGTTAGAGTAGCACGCGATATACGTTAATCCAAGAGGTCGGGGCCCTCTTCCCACCACTTACCGGAGGTCGGGGCGAACTTCAGCTCGCCCTCCACGTAGATCCGGCTGTCGTCTGGGAAGTCCGGCCAATCCATCACGTACTCCCAGATCCCCTGGAGGCCGTTGTACTCGGCCCGCAGGACGATGCCCTCTGACGGGCAGTCGAGGGTGGTGACACGGTCACCGGGCTTGAAGCGGTTCACGGCGCCTCGCCCTTATCCCACTCGCGGTAGTCCGGCTTGTCGCCGAGCGGCGTGTGGCAGGCCTCGAAGATGAGGTCTCGGTACTCGTCCTCGTCCAGCAGATCCTCCAGCATCTGGTCGATGACCCAGTGCAGGGTGCGCGGGTTGTCGGTGAAGGCCCAGTCCAGGGCGGTCAGTACCGCGTTGGAGATCCGCGAACGCGCGTCAACGCCCTTCAGCCCGAGGCGCTCGCGCAGGTCGTCGTACTGTTCCTGGTTGAGCGGCTCGCCGTCCTCGGCGCCCTGCCGGTAGACCAGGTGGTACTCGGGGTGGTCGGGAGCGTCGTCGCTGCCCGCGATAGCCCACTTGATGATCACATATCCCCCCAGGTGACGATGCCCTGCTGGATGGCGACGGTGGTGGTGGGGTCCGGCTCGTTGCCCCAGCGCCAGCGGGAGCGCGTCTTCTGGGTGGCCACGCCGCGTGCCGTGTTCAGGGTCCGGTAGGGACCGTAGGTGTTCGTCCAGCTGGGGCCGTTCTCCCGCTTGTGGGTGATGACCGCACGGTAGATCAGCTCGTGCGTGCACTTCGCCAGGAAGAGCGCGGAGGCCTGCTTGCGCGGCAAAAGCCGGACGGTGTACCCGTAGCGGGTCAGTCGTTCGCGCATCCGCTTGTGTGGTTCCAGCGCCGCGAAGGCCATCTCCGCCGTCGCCAGAACCTCCTCCTCGCTCACCACGGACAGGGTGATCGCCACAGCGCAGCCGCAGGGCTTGAGCAGCGCCCAGTCGTGGTCCTCCAGGGAGACCTGGCCATCTCCGAGGTCTACGGTGAATTTCACGATCCGCTCCGCATCAGTCGCATGGCCTCGCTGTAGCCATCCCAGTTGTCCACCCCGGCGGCGTAGAGCGCGTCGAGGATCTTCAATTCTTCCAGGTCTGGCTCGACAGCGGCCATGATCACATCAAGGCAGCACGAATCGTACATGTCGTTGCCGACCGATCCGGCGTGCCCATGTTCAGCGGCGACGTCTTCGTGCTCCGCCAGCGCCTCGGCAATGCGGGAGCGCAGGTCCCTCACAGGTCCCCCCTGCCCATCCTCATGAAGCCCTGGCCGTGCGTGGCGTTGCCGTAGCGATAGGCGAACATGACATCGTATTCGTTCTCCCGCCGGTCGCTCATCTCGTAGGAGATCGAGCCGTCGAACGAGTCGTGGATCTTCACTGCTTCGCTCATGTCGGCCAACACCTCGGAGAGCGTCTCGGCGTTCATGGGCACCGGGTGGAGCCAGAGACGGGCGATCCTCTCGGCGAGGTCCTCCATCCAGGCGTCGGCGGTATCGGGGTCGGTGAGGATGTCGAGCCCGTAGTCCCCCCAGGGGAACGCGCGGATAGCGTCCTCGATCTGCTCGGGTATCATGGAGGCAGTATACGTTAGTCGAAGGTGTCGAGCCAAGTCGTCGGCACCGGCACCCCGAAAGCGCTCTCCTTCGGGATCGAGGTGAAGCTCAGGGGCGGGTACCCGCCCGTCGCCTTCCGAGACGGGAACACCGCGATCGAGCGGGAGAGCACGCTCTTGCCCAGTGCATAGGTGTACGGCGTGATCACCACCTGGACGATGTAGGTGAACGTGTCGCCCTTGCGTACCCGCTGGCCTTCACGGACTGCGTCGAAGGAGATGTCGATCTCCTCGGACAGGGTGTAAGAGCCGAACTCGTCCGTGCGTATCCACTGCCTGATACTCGCCGCGAACCGGTCGTCCTCCTGGTCGATGCGCAGCACCACGCCGTCCCAGACGGTCTCCGTGAGCACCTCGCAGGGCTCCAGGAAGCCGCCGAAGAAATGGCTGTACTGGGGACGCAGCGGATTAGTCACTGCGTCGGGTCCTCCGCCAGGACGATCGTGTCGAGTCCCACGCGGCGGCCGAAGGGCCACAGGGCGACCTCGCTGGTGTAGATGACCTTGGCGCCCTCCTTGAGGCGCTCGAACTCCACCGGCAGGAGCATCTCCGGCGGAAACCAACGCTCGGAGGGGCCCGAGCCACCCAGCTCCTTGACTTCGAAATAACCATCGGTGTCGATCGCGGTCACGAAGCCGACGGCGCGCTCCTGGCGCAGGAACTGGTATTCGTCGCCGAAGTACGAGCCGGTCGCGCCGGTGGCCTCCTGGTACGTCTCGGCGAACACCGAGCTGTTGCAGGGGTAGAACTCGCCGTGCACGCCCTTGATGATCCAGTCCCCGTCACGCACGCCGACCCAGGTGTCATGCAGAGCGTCGTACACGCGGGCGGTATAGACGGAGCCGTCGTCGCGGGGACGGAAGCGGTCCTCGCCCACCCATGCGTCGATCTCGGCGAAGTTGTCGCCGGTGTACTGCATAGCTTCGACCGGTAGGGGTTTCTTTACGTAAAGTCCGGGCATGGAGGTAGGGTATACGTTAAGCTGGTCGAATGGAAACCCCGGCGATCGAGAGGCCCGGCGCGGGCCCGGTGGAAGCAGTGGGCTTCTACTGGTCATCCCCACACGATGGCAGGGTGGGGCTCGTCTACACCCCCACGGCCGGGCGCATCAGCGTTAGCGTGGGAGGCGAACTCGGGGGCGTCACGGCGCGCATGCCGCACAGCGAGTCCGACAAGCTGCGCGCCTGGGTGGCGGCCCTCGCCGCGCCGGGGAGAACCGACCCGCCGGAGGCGGAGGTCTATGTGCGGCCGAAGCCTCCCGAGGAGGCCCTCTACACGGTCGGCCGGGCGGAGGCGGGCTACTGGACAACACGGCGCCACAATGCGCTCGACGCGCTACTCGGACGGCGGTGGGTGGTGCGGCAGGGGGGGCGCGATGTCGTTTTCCTGGACCCGATGCGCAAACGCGACGCACAGAACGTGTGCAAGGCGCTCAACGCCGCATACGCCCAAGCCTGGTGGCGCAATTCTGTGTATGTCAAGATGGCTTGATGGGAATGGAGAATGGCCTGCCGAGTACCGACGAGCTGATGGCGGACGTCCTCTCGCTCGGGCAGCAGTTGGAGCTACTGCTCTACAAGCTGCGGGACGCGCCCAAGGGTTCGCCGTGGAAGGCTGTCCGGGACCACTTGGACTGCGCCATCGGCGATGTCGCCCGCGCTCAGGCAAGGCTGATGTACCGTGTCCGCTGACGAATTCCTCGACCGAGCGGTACATCCGTTCAGCGATCTGCGTGACACCGGCCTGCTGTGGCTGATCAACCGCGTCGTCTTCCATCCTCGCGGCTACGCTCTGGCGCTCCAATGGAATGAAGACACTAACGGCGACAAAGCCGCAGGCGGCTGGCAACTGTTCGGTGACGGCAGCGAGCCATGGAGCTTCGCAGGCGACGAAGACGAGAAGTTCGCGCAGGTCGAGGCGTTCCTGCGGGAACATGCGAAGGCGGTGAAGGATGACACCTGAACCGGACTACGCGAGCATGTGGCGTGTCGTGCGCGTCGTCCAGCTGGATGCACCCTCTGAGCGGATCATCGGTCCGTTCCCGCCCGGCGACGCCGCGATGCGGTGGGTTGACAACAACCGCACCGACAAGTGGATCATGATCCAGAGCATGCCGCTGGAGCTGCCGGAGGGCACCGAGAGCGTCAGCATCCAGCGCAAGCCGAGGCCGTACCCGAAGTCGCTGGGGATGGGCAAGGGCGGTCCGGCGGGCCTGTCCGAGCGGGAGGGGTTCGGCGAAGGATGAACATCAAGAGGTTGATCTGTCGTGTGCGCGGACACCAGGTGGTGCGCGTCATCGTCGATGGCAAGCTGGAAGGCGTCTCGCTGATCCCGAAAGACAGCCACCCGAACCCGTGGGTGCGCGAGCGCACGGACGGCCCCTGGAGCTTCGACCTGGTGATGACCGAGCTGAAGCGCGAGACACGCTGCGACCGCTGCGGCAAGAGGCTGCTGGGAGATAGGCTGTAGTCATGCCCGAACTGCACCGACACGCCTGTGGCGCTCACTGGTCCGGCACGCGCACAGCGCACTGCGGCGGCTGCCACTGGACCTTCACCAGCCTCTCGGCGTTCGACAAGCACCAGCGCAGCGTCAACTACAGGACGGTCTGCCTGGACCCGGTTGAGGCAGGACTCGTGCCCCATGCGAAATCCTGGGGCACGGTATGGGGACTGCCGGACGACGGCCACTGGGCCACGAAGGGGAGTTGGGCATGATCGACACGAAGCAGATCGCCAAGGCGTTGATGGACAGCGAGCATCTGGCGTATATCACCGAGCTGTTCCAGATCCTGCGTGACGCCGATCTGATGGTGGATAGCACGCCGTTGATCTGGAGCAAAGACGGCAACGGCCGGATGACGTTCGCCATGGTGTGCAGCGACACCTTCGCCTGGGGCTGCGCGGATGCCGAGGAGATCGCGCTGGAGGATCTCCCGATGCTGCGCGGATGCCTGGACGACCTCAAGGCCGCTGGGGACTACAGCGAGGTGTGGCTGGCCGAGCTGTACTGCGCCCGCAAGCGCGGGATGCGGCCCATGAACCGGTGGATGCAGGTGCACCAGGCGGAGCTGGGGGCAGCGGCGGCGTTGATCGAGGCGGCCGGGCCGGAGCGCGAGTCCATGTTCGGTGCGCCATGAGCGAAGAGGCCTGGAACTGTTCGATATGCGGGCGCGAAGGCGTGTCCGAGGTGCGCCACGTCACGGGGTTCTCGGCGTTGGAGGGTAGGTATATCTGCGTGGATCTGCCGAAGGCCCCGGATCTCATCCCGTACGACCTCCAGGCGCCCATAGATCCGCCACCCATAGCCAACTGGTCACCGCTGCGCGGGCCCATCCCCGGCAGGCCGGAGACGCACGCCGAGAGGACGGCGCGCACCGACCGGCAACTGGAGCAGGCGCGGCGGGAAGCGCAACTGCACGATGCGGTGACCACGGCACAAGCCGAGTGGGCGGGCACTCGCACGACCTGGGAGGTGCGGCGCAACACAGTGGCGGTCGCTGTCCTATATGTCCACCATCCAGCGGCGAAGGGTCAGCGAGTGGTGTGCGCGGAGTGCTTCGACTCAGGGATCGGCTACGAGGCCGAGCCAGTGGACTGGCCATGCCGGACATACTCGACAATCAGGGGGTTGATATGAGCGAGGAGCGCTGCTTCGCGCCGCACTGCGACCAGTCGATCCTTCACGCCCCCGGCGCCTGCCAGCACTGCGACAAATACCCGGACTGGCAGGAGCTGCGCAAGCTCTGGCGCATCAACTTCACCGACGAATACGACCTGGACAAGGCGCCGTGCCCATCCACATACTTCCGTGAGATCGGCGTGCGGGACCGGTGGTTCGGCAACCGGGCGCAGCCCTAGTCGAACTCAATGGAGACACTGCCGTCGCGGTTGTAGCGGCGGCCGATCTCGCCTTCGTACTTGACGCGATGCTCGGCGAGGATCTGCTGCTGACAGCGTATGCACACCCGGTCCCGCGCCCTGGGCACCGGGGGTTCGACCGCAGGCATCTCGACCGGCTCGACGGCGACCGAGCGCAAGTACTGCACGATGGACAGCGCCAGGCCGACGCAGGCGACGACGAGCATGCCGACGTAGACCGGAAGCGGCTGACGGGCCGGACCCAGGTAAAGATCGACGGCCCCCGCCAGCGGGAACGCCTTCATCCCCACCTGGGCCTGGAATGTGCGGAAGCTCAAAACGTCACCGTCCCGCCGGTCACGTGGACCACGGAGCCCTCGGCCTCAGCCTTGATTCCCTTCGCGGTCAGGATCTTCTCCACGGTATCGGCGCGGCTCATGACCGTGTGGTAGCTGTCGCCACAGCGCGGGACGACCAGGATCACGATGTCCGGCGTGCCGTCCTCCTCCTCGGCGTCGATGATGTAGTAGTCGGCCAGCAAGCCGAAGCGCCAGCCGGGGCGCTTGAGAACGACCACGTCGCCGGACGGCAGTGCGCTGTCCAGGGTGGCCTTGATGACCTGGCCGATGAAGCTGGGGGAGTAGTCGTGGGTGATCACAGGCCGAACGCCTCCCCCATCACCTGGACGGAGAGGTCTTCGGCGATCGTCTCGTAGCCCGCGTCGGTCAGAATCTCGTTGACGCGGGCGGCGAACATGCGAGCGCCGTCGAAGGTCGTGCATCGCATCAGGTTGATGGCCACGTAGACGCCGACCACCTCGCCATCCTCGACCTCCTCGAAGACGTACAGGTCGCGAAGAGCCGGGAAGAGCACGTGGGACTGCGCGCGGGCCACCGCGAGGTGGCTCAGCTGTTCGCGTAGCACCCTCTTGACGTCCACAGCGATCTCGGCGGGCGTTGCAGCCATACGGGAACTCCTTCCGGTCGGGGGTCCGGGCGGATGTGGATTGGGCTCCGCAGGCGCACTTGCCCGGATGGGAGGAGCCTAGCACGGATACGTTAGTCATGCTAGTCTCGGGGCATGTGCAGATACGCGATGAAGTTCTACAAGACGCACTGGGTCTGCACGACCTGCTGTGTCAGCTTCAAACACCAGCCGGACTACAGCATGGACCCCACGGTTGCCGTCTTGATCGGCCTCGACCCGGAGCCCATGGCGCCCAGGAGGTGCCCGCACTGCCAGCGACCCATGATCGACGCGGGCCGGGACTTCAAGCCGCCGCGCAAGCGGGACAAGAGCGGCTGGGCTACGGTCATTAGCCTCCTGGCTCAGGGGGTTCGCTACAGCTCGTGCGGCTGCAACGGGCCCGGCTACCGGCCGAGGACCAAGGCGGCGCTGCGGCGCTGGGATGGAGGGCACTGATGCTTGGGGAACTGGTGATCGGCGGGGTGGTGCGCCATCCCGGATGGAATCTGTCCTGCACCTTCTGGCCGGACATGACGCTGCGGGTCAACCACGACCAGCGGCAGTACCCGGTCGGCCGGGTGTTCGGGCTCGTGCAGCAGGAGGACCACGGGCTGGAGATCACCGCCGACATCGTGTTGAGCGCGCGGTCGCTCACGGTGCTGGCCGCCTGCGAGGGCCTGGGCGTGGCGTGCGTCAAGAACGGCGACAAGATGGAGGTCGCCGAGATCAGCGTCGTGCAGTACCCGCGCACCGTTCCGATCGAAGAGCGGCAGTTGTGGGTCATCGTCAAAGGCAGACTGCCGCGTGTGGTCTACGAGCGCGCCGCCTGGCTGCACACCCGTCCCGGCGCGCAGGACATCGAACTGTTCGAGGTCGGCCGGACCTTCTGGGGCGACGCCTGCGAGTTGCAGCCCGGCAAGAAGCCGGTGAGCGACCGCTGGGCGCTGAAGGAGCTGTGGAAATGAGGGGCGGGGAGTGGCTGGTGGTCATCGGGGTCTTCGTCTACGGGGCCATGTGGGGGCTGATCCTTGGGATGGCGCTAGCAGGGCACTAAACCGGTTTTCTCAGTATGTGAGACGGAGCCGAAAGGGTATCGGTGGGGGTATGGGAGAGGGTTAGGGTCTCGGATGCCCTCCACGAAAGGGTATCGAGAGCATCTCATATACTGAGACGTCGCAGGTCAGAGGCCGAAAGATGCCGAATCGTGACCCTGGGGGCATAAAAAAAGCGGCGGCACCGAGGAGAAGGGTGCGACGCCGTGATGATTTCGTGATTTGGGTGGAGACACAGCGGGGGCATCCGCCCCCGGAACTACCCTCGTAAGCTGCGGTCTGTTCTTCGGTCCAGTCTACTGCCCGCTACCCACCCGCCACCATCCACACTAACGTGTGGACATATATAACGTCAACATCACCCGAGAGAGTGAGGGCCTTCATGCCCGATGTGAGACGCATCCAGGTGGATTACAACGCCCGCGACCGCACCGGCCAGTGCCTGCGGCGACGGGTACCGGCTAGCTGGGGGTTGGAGGTCGGCGACGAGGTGATCGCGTTCGAGCCCTCGGAGGGCACCGAACTGGACGCCATCGTATGGTTCGTGAGTCCGCCCTACGGTGGCCCGGTCTGGGGCGAGCGCTCCACGAATCCCGAGCCGCAGCCGTGGCAGATCGTGCACCTGAAGCCGATGCAGTGGGAGGTGCGTGACATCGTGGACGAGATACGTTAGGCTAGGGGCATGACCAGAGACGAACCGAACAAGAACCAGGACGGGCTGCGCAGGTACGAGTCCGACGACGTGACGGCGACCGAGCGCAAGGAAAGCGAAGCCGCCGCCAGGGCCAAGAACCCCGAGGGCGTGCCGGAAGGCGACAAGGGCCACGACCCCGGCAAAGCCAGCTGATGAGCGACAACGCCATCGCCATCATCCTGGGCATCGCCGGGATCATCACGGCCGGAGCCGCCATCGCCATCAACCCCTTGTGGAGGCGTAAGCGGTGAGCGAGATCGCGGCGGCGGGCGCCAGGCTGTGGAAGTGGATGTTCTCCTCCATCGGCGTTTACGACGACAAGGAGTTTCCGTACCCCCACGGCTCCGCTGGGGCTGGCAAGTTCATCAGCGACCTGTCCACAGTGCTGCACTCGCTGCCGCTGATCGTTTCCGAGGTGCAGTGCGTCAAGTGTCGCAATGTCATGCGGCTGCCGGAACCCACCTTCATCGACGACATGCCGAAAGACGAGGACGGGCAGTGGGTGAAGCGCCTGTGCGAGACGTGCAAGGGGGAGCGGATCGAGCGGCCGATCGAGGACTAGGGGCGCTTCGGCGTGTCCGGCTTCTTGCCGTCCGGGAAGACCTCCTTGAGCTTCTTGTCCACCTCTTTGAAGTCCTTGTCGGTCTGCGGGTCCTTCGGGTCGTCGGGCATGGCAGCCTCCGATCATTCGCGGTATGATTAACCTGGTGGAAAGTGCTCCACTGGGATATGGGATACGTTAGTCCATAGAGCGTGGGGTTGTCAATGATCACCGTGGAAATGTGCCCCGACTGCCAGGGCGAGAACTGCGCGCGCTACCAGGAGCAGCGCAACCGCTGGGAACGCACCCTCGGCATCATGAAGATGTCCACGTTGGCCATCACGCAGACCGACATGCTCATCCGGGAGTTCAGTCAGGAGCTGGCCATCTCCGGCGCCAGCCCCACCGAGGGCGGCGAACTGCACCTCGCCCCAGGCACCGCCACCTACGAGGTGCATGTCTTCCCGGCCGCAGCGGGAACCAAGTACCTCGCCCTCTACAGCGGCGAGATCGATCCCATGGAACTGGTGGCGGCGGAGCCCCTGCTCGCCGACGAGTCTTTCGCCCGACGCCGGATCGAGCTGTACCGGGCGATTGTGGCGTGATGGAATGCTACTCGGCGTACGCGAGAATCGACTGCCCCGAGCGGTGCCACTACGCCCAGCGCACCGACGGCTACCGCAACCACGAGCACTACCGCTGCGACGAGCATGATCACACGTGGGTGTACTTCCCCGACCTCGGGACGGTGGACTGGTTCGACCTGAGCCAGCCCGCGAGGCTGATCTACCCCGTTCCCCCGCCGTTCCGCAACAGGAAGCGCTAGGGCTTGCCGTTGTCGCACGGGTGGTGGCCGTAGCGCAGGAACCACCGGTTGGCCTTGTGGAACCGGCCGCCGAACCAGAAGCCCCACGCCCGGCGCTTGCGCCCGGTGACCAGGATCGTCCACGCCCCGCCGGGATCGGGAACCACGGTGTGCTGGTGCAGGGCCCGCCGGAAGCGGATCGAACCGGCGCGCAGGTGCTCGTCGCCGGAAGGACTGACATCGGTGTATCCACCGCGCACCACGAGGGTCAGGAACCACCAGGGATGATCGTGAGGCGCCCGGCCGTCGTCGGGACCGAGCCAGTGGTGCACCCGCAGCGAACCGAACGGCAGCTCCAGCCGCCAGCGGATCACATACGGGCAGTCCGGCAGACCGAGCTTCTCGGCCCACTTGAGAAGTGCAGGGGGATGTTTTCGAGACACCGACCTCTGGCTCATCTGGCCAGCGCTCTTCCTCTGAGCTACCCCTGCTCGACGGACACCGCCGCGTTTGGTTGGTTCCCACTCTATCACGTCACAGGCTCCACTCGACGTGCTTGGGAGCCACAGCTGGCCGGTCGTAGAAGGACTCGTCCCCGTAGAAGGCTTGCAGGATCTCCAGCCACAGCAGGTGGATCTGGCGGGCAACCTGGAGCGCGTCTTGCGGGTTGTCCGGCGCCCACGACTCGAACAGGTCGATCAGGCAGTTGAGGGGACGGATGAGATCTTTCACGGTGACCTCGGAGCCCTCCTCGGGCACCAGGAACAGCATCAGGGTGTTCTTCCACGGGCCGGGGCCGTCAAGGGCGGGAGGTTCGGGGAAGTCCATGTGGAGAGTATAGCACGGATACGTTAGGCTAGGGGCATGTGGAGAATCAGGATTTTCGGCGCCAGAATCAGGCTCCTGCGCCACGGGTACATTCTGCACCGCGACCGGCACTACAAGCCGAAACGCGTCTACTGCATCCACCTCTGGGACGGGCGGATCTCCGCCATGGGACTCTCCCTGACCGAGGTCGAGGCAAGCGTGCAGTGGGCGAAAGACCGCAAGCAGCGGGAAGAACAGCTGCGGCGCATCTGGGAGTGAGCACGCCGAGGCCCACCCGTTGACGGCCACCGGCCCACCTACTCGCCGACCAGCAGCTGCCTCCGCCTATGGGGCAGACGCTTCACGGCCCACAGGGCTTTGCGGGGCCACACGCGCCACCAGGAGGCCCGCACCACGGTGAGCGTGGAAGGGTAGTTCCCGGTGACGCGACGCACCAGGACGTGCTCACCGCCGACGTCCAGGACGCTGCCGGGGCGGATGCCGTGGGAGGACCACAGGGAGAGGGTGGATTTGCGGGCCATGGAGAGATGATAGCAGAGGCACGGATACGTTAAGCGGAAGGCGGGAAAGGAGAGGCCGCGTAAATAGGGGAGGCCCCGCGCTCCCTCCGTGTCAGCCCCCTGAAGTGCGTTTATCATCTCCTTGGCACATGTGCGCCGCTATGCACGCCCTGACATGCAGCGATGTGTACATCTGCGCGCGCGTCAACAGATGAGTGCCCACATGCGCAACAGCACCCATGCGCCATGATCGCATAGCCATGGTCACTATAGGGTGGCACCACCATAGGTGGGCATACACAGCCGAACTGTAGGTAGGGCAACGTGTTGGCACTCACCTAGGTGCCCACCTAGCACTAGGCGCCCGCCGGAGTGCCATACCAGGGCCCTACTGGAGTACTCCAGTAGAGGCGTTCCCCATGGTGGAGTACCTCAATTGGAGTACCTCAATACTGGAGTATACCAGCATGGGGAAGGCTAAATGATCTTCAAACTGGAGTACTCCACTGGCACTCGATCCCACGATGCCGTTTCTACGCCTCGTAGTGTGGTCTGTGAGCGCCGTACAGCCGTGGCTGGTCTCTCAGTGCCAGGCTGTACCTACGGGGCGCCTACAGTGCCGTACCGTGGCCCGTACTGCGGTACTCCAATACACACGTTCGAATCGGATTCACTTTGCCCCCTATGGGTGCATTCCTATGCTGCATAATCACACTTATGCATGACAGGGCCGACCGGGCACCCTCCCGCACGCATGGGAGGGCCCAGGGGGGCGCCTCGCCCTACTGCGGTACTCCAGTCGGCGCCTACTGCGCGCGCGCCTGCGATCGTGCGCGCGGAACGCAGACGCGTACGTGCGCGCGAGTCCATTGATAGGCGAACTTAGGTAAGGCTAAGAACGGCCGAACCGGTAAACGGAGGATGATCTTGTGCGCTCCGCTTACCGGCCCGTGAGTGAGTGAGACTTTCCGCAGGTCATAGGCTTGCGGAAAAACGGAGGCTCTACTCCCAACCTTCGATCACTTCGCCGCCGTACACGCCCTTAGCTGGCCTGGGCCCGTCAACGGCTGTGACACCCGTATATTCATACACGTATGCGCCTGGCCTTATGCACTGCCGGAACACGTATCGGTGCAGGTCACACCAGCCTTTAGCTGCACGTTCACCAGGTGATGCCCAGTGCCTTACACTCGGTGGCTTGCCCGGCACCTTGTGCTCGGCGCCGTCCTGCGGTCCACCCTGGTATGTCAACGTTGGCACTATGACCCCGCCTCGGCGCTTCGACCATGCTCTGCATGGCAGTGCGGGCATATCCTCGTATGGATGCTCACCAGCAGCGGCATGTCGCATACTATGCAGTACACGACTCCGTGCGCTTGCGTCCACGATCCGGATGTGAGAGTCTTAAGACCGGCAACGGCCCAGGCCAGAGCGTCGAGTCTATCAGGGCTCTTACTCGAATCTGGATGCCAGCCGACCTGTTGATCTTCCAGCTGAGTGAATATTCTTACATGATGCATGCGCCCTTGTTCGTACAGCGCTGCCACCGGTTCGGCTCTCAACAGCTTGCCTCGCGTGGCCCGTACCGCCTGATAGGGCACGTTCGGATCAACCACTCTCAAGAGCGTCCCGATGTAGTCTCCGCCGTTGTTGACCTCGGCTAGCACCCTGTCGCAGCCGTATTCATGGTATGCCCATACGACTTTTTCCATGACCTCTTGCGGACTGCCCACAAAGCTGTGATCAGCCAAGACATACCCATGGCCCTTGTGTTCGCCTACTACTACGATGCCAGACTCGTCTGAATCTTCGGAGCCTGTTACGGCAGGGTCCACAGCGACCACGATGCGCGAGAGTTCGGGCACCTCGTCGGGGCGTACCCGTGCGCGTTCGATCATGTCGAGTGTCCACAGCGCGCCCTCCACATCTTCGAGGAGTTCGCCCTCCAACTCCTGACGCTCTAGGCGCGTTCCCTGGGCCGCTGCGACGACGGACGCCATGAATGCGGGCGATAGGTTGGGCGCGTTGTCCACGGTGCGCAGGACGTGAACTATGACGTTCGGATCGGCCACTAGCCGTTTGATGAGTTCCCGCGCTTTACGCGAGGCTTTAGGCGTTCCGGTGACGATCCGGATGGCGTCGCCCATGCGGACGGCGTACTGGATTGACTCGTCCCATGCGGTTTGCCATTTGTCCCATAGACCGATTTCGTCGGCCCAGACGCCTTTGAGGTTCTTTCCCTGAATCCTCAGCGCTCCGTCGTCAGCGCTGGCGAATCGGATAAGGTGCCCGTTTTTCATCCGTAGTTCGCCCATAGTGCGATTCCAGTACCGCACGAGAGCGGACTCGTGCTGTTTGACCTCTACAGCGTTTGTCCCGAGTGCCGCGAGAATGCCGCTAGGGCCCTCACAGCACGTTGCCCACGCATCTTCATAGGTGGGGGCGACTACGGCCCATTCTCCGGGTTCAGGGTCGCTCAGAACCCGTTCTAGGAGGATATGCGCGCCGCTCCATGTCTTGCCGCTACCTCGTCCGCCTCGCAGGTAGAGCGTTGTCCACGGTCCGCTAGGCGGGAGCTGGTCCGGTCGCGCTGATTTGCGCCACTGCGCGAATTTCAGCGTCGCCAGGAGCCGTTTCTTCTCCGGTTCCGGCCATTCCTGCCAGGAGTCCGGCAATTTCGGCGTCAATGCCTACCGCCTTAACCTCAACCTGCGCCTTAACGGGTGAATCCAAACCGAGCAGCTTTGCGCGCCGTTCGGCAATCCTCAGCAAACGGTCGATGCACTGGAATACCGGCGCCGGATCTTCCAAGGGCTGTCCGTCGGGGCCGGTGACGATGCGCCCCTGTTGTGCGGAAACGATGAAATGGCTTTTGCGCATGATGTTGATGATCACGCGTTCCATGGCGTCGAGCTTGTCCGCTTCAATGGAGCGCAGTCCTGCTACGGCCTCGCCCATTTCGCGGGTGCGATCGGCCAAGACTTTGTAGATGTCGGCCGCCGCTACCGCTGGGCTGGAATACCCGACTTCATCGCTGATGCGTTCCCAGGGGATACCGACACGGCGCATTTCGATCGCCTTGGTGCGCCGTTCCGCGATCGTGAGCGACTTGACGGCATCCTGCCTCTTTATGACCACGTATTACCATCCTTTTCGCAGGTCACTGCCTATTGACGCAGCGCCAGTACGGGGACTAGTCTCTGCGTTGCACATCCACCGCAACGAAGGGGAATCGATCATGATCATGCACTTCCCGACCGTAGCCACGGGCGCGCCGGTGGCGGAACCGTTCACGCTGGTCGTCTCCGTGTGCGGGAGCCACAGCTACCGCGCCACGTTCCATCGCGAGTGCGACGTGATCGATTTCATTCAACGGCGCATGGCCGTGAACGAATCGCTAGCCGCTGCGGGCACCTACAGCGGTGGCTACTCATGGTCGCCCGTGGAGGACTGCCCGCTACCCGAGTCATGGGAAGCGCTTGACCGGCTGTTGTTCCCGACGTGCGAGCACGGTCTTTCAGCGGATCTGTGCTGGGGTCCGAACCATTACCCGACCGCAGACGAAGAACGCGCTATGGGCTGGTGAATCGCCGAAACCGGCTCCGGCCGGTCGGCGCACGGTTGGCTACCTGCGCCCTGATGATGGCAAGCCACTGACTCACTGGAGTTGATCATGCATGACTCGCCCTACTCACTCGCCCTACTGCGCGCTCTCCACGCCCGTCACACCGTGTATGTCACGGTCCGGCAGGGCTCTGACACGTACTCGGGCGTTATCGTCGGTATCGGCTCCAAGCTGGCAGTCTCGTCCGGCGGAGAGTTGATCGAGGATGTACCGGCGCAGCGCGTCATTCACGCCGACATTCGGGAGGCCTGACCATGCGTATCGTCGTTCTCGTCCTGATCGCCGCTCTTATCGCGGTCACCGGCTCCGCCGTGGCCTACGGGCTCACTCGCCCCGACTCGTCCGTCTCTCAGTTCAACGATGGCTTTCGGGACGCTAAGGCGGATGACTGCCAACAGGGCGTTGCCGTGGCCTGCCAGTGGCTTACCGACAATCGCTGATCACGTGATGGCGCCGGACGTCTCGCACGCCCGGTAGCCACCGGTGGTCAGCCGGAACCCTCGATCGATTGGAGAAACGATCATGATTGACGCCCTGGGACTCAACGACTTGTCAACCGTCGCCATGGTGCGGGCCCGCACGGCCGCGCCGGACGTCTCGCAGGGTCCGGCGCGCGTGTCGCACCGCAAGCCGCGCTCACCGTGGTTCTGGGCCGCGCTCTGGGGCGCGCTGGCGCTGTTCGCAGTCTTGCTCGCAGTGTCCCTCCATGTGTACGGCTACGGGCACGCGCTCAACGGCGGTTTCTACTGGCACACGCCCGGCACTCCGGCCGGTTGGGCCTTCGGTTACGAGACGTACGGCCCGGCCGGTCCGGGATTCTTCGGCCCGGACGCCAACTGACTTGACGGCGCGCCAGTAGGGGACTAGCGTACGCGCGGTAAGGTCGAATACGTCGAAGGGTAGGGATCATGCTCGTCCTGGAAATCGACTCCATGGGCACCGATCCGGGTAACGCGTTTCTGTACCCGCACCCGTCCAGCGCCGTGCGTGACGCGCGGATGGAAGGGCGTTTCGGCCGGACGTACCGGTATGACGAAGTGACCCGTAGAAACGTGCCTACGGGCGTGTACCTGGAGACCTACGCCAGCGATGAACTGGACGGTTACACGGGCGAGGCTTTCGGCCGCGTGTACGTGGAGGCGTCCAGCCGTAAGGCCGCGATTGGCAAGCTATTGCGCCAGCTCGGCTACCCGCGCGGTACCGAATTCGAGATCATTAACACAAGGGACTGATGATCATGCTGTTTCTGACTCAGCTTGGCATCCCGCACACCGAAGCGACCGGCCCGAACGGCACCATGGTCACTTTCGGCCACGTGTTCACGGCCGAGCGAGCGCGCGTGCTCCTGGTCGGCGCCGGTTTTCAGGTGACCGAACTCGCGCCGCGCGCCCTGCTGATCGCCCCGGTTCCGGTGCGCAAGTGGCGGGAGCGCCACCCGGTGGCCTACCGGATCATTCTCGGTTGGCTCCTGGTCTCGATCCTGCCCGTCTACTGGCTTTCGGTGCCCGTGTACGCGTTCGTTGGCTGGCGCTGGTACGTCAGGCGCCACGGACACGCGCCAGTGCGCCTCGCCCGGCCCAGGGGGCGCCGTAGGGCCCTGCCGGGCCTCTACGCAGGGTCGCCCCGCATTCCGAACGGTCGGCGCTCATGGTAGGCCCGCACGGGCCCGGCAGGATGCCACACGGTGGAGGTTACGGCCCGGCCGTTCCCTTCGACTGGTCCGCCCTGCCGTACCTGATCGTCCTAGGCGCCGTGGCCCTAGTGTTCCTGGCCCTGTTTGGGTTCATGCTCTGGGACTGTGCGCGTTCGCCCCGTCCCGACGACTCCGAGGAGAAATGATCATGAGGGAAACGACCCTTAACGACATCATGGGATTCGATCACGTGATTCGCATCCTGCCGGACGGCACCGTGGACAGTAACCCTGGTGTGTACGCGCCGGAGTTGGACTGCGACTGCCTTGACGACGATTGCGGCTCGATCCTGCCAGAGCATGAGTCCGCGATGATCGAGCAAGCGCGCGCCCAGGGCTGGGAGATCTTGACCGGCTGGACGGGTCAGTACTCTTACAACGGCGCCTTTATGCACGCGTCCGAGTACATCGGGGGCGCGCTCGAAGATCACATTTGGGCCACGCCCGGTTATTGGGTCGCCCTGATTCCGTCCCTGCCGGAGCCGCATGAGTCGGACGGTTGGCTTCTGGCCTATCGCGAGGAGATTTGATCATGGAACGCAAGATCACCGGTACGGACACGTATGACCACTTCATCGGCTCCGGCGCCCTGGCCTATGGCTGGTGGGACGTCCTGACCCACACGGGCCCGGAAACGGACGCGTGGCAGGTCACAACACGCGATGGCGAGGCGGGCCCGGAAGATGATCCGGGGCGTGTGTTCACGCTCGATCACGCTCACATCATGAGCGCCGTAGGCACTCTGGCGCGCGGCTGGATCGAGTACGCCCTGACCGGATATAAGCCTGGCCTGTTGGACTCGGCAGGACTGGAGACCATGCGTCAGTGCGCCCTGTTTCTCACTGACCTGGACAGCGCCGATTTCGACGCATGTTCGGCGGACGAGGTCATGCAATGGGCTGTGTTCGGGCACGTGATCTACGGATAACCGCTGGTAAAACCCGCTTGACGGGGCGCCAGTCGAGGCACTAACGTAAGCGTCGCAAGGTTGGATACGACGAAGGGTCAGGATCATGATCGAGTACCGCGAGGCTCCCGCGAGCGACATCGCCCCGGCTCCGGTCGGACACGTCCACTATGAGCCGAGCAAGCCGGGCGCGCGCACGTGGCGCGAGGCTGAGCCGCTTTACATCAACGGGCAGCACGTGACCGCCGAGGCCTACCAGGGCAAGATCACGATCTTCCTTGGCTGCAAGATCATCTACACGGGCCCCATTCCGGCCGAAGCGCAGAACAGCGTTAACGCGTGGGTCGCAGAGTACGCAATCGCGTACGTCGGCCCGGCTCCGGAGTCGGACGAGTCGGCGCCGGTCCCCGGTTCGGGCGCCATGGCGCAGGTGCAGGCCGCTTTCGATCACGCTAACGCTGTGAGCGACGCGCCGTGCACGTGCGACGGTTACGAGTCGTGCGGCGCGTGCCTCGCGGCTGAAGATGCGTGGGACGAGTACAACGCCCTGTTGGAGGTTGCCGGGATTCAGGACGAGGATTTCCGGGCCGATCAGCCGGACAACTGTCCGGCCCTGGAGAACTTGCTCCGTTTCTGACCGCTAGATGGCGGAGTGCGGGCCCTGGTCCGCATTCCAGCCACCGGTAGTCAGCCGGAATCAGAACACTAACTCACCTGGAGTTGATCAACATGTCCAAGATCATCATCAGCGTTTCCCTCATCGGTTCGAATGCCGTCCACGGGCGGGAGGCAGGCACCGATCCCCACGCGACGCTGTGCCGTCCGGCCGGTGGGTCGCGTCCGTACCTGTCCGTGGACGGGGCGATCACGTGCAAGTCCTGCGCCAAGATCATCCGCGAGATGGGCGAGTCGGCGCCGACCGTGGCGCCGGAGCCGGTCCAGCCGGAGCCGGACGGAAACGACACCCTGCGCCTGATCCACTCGTCCGGGCGACACTTCCACGTGGACAACAGCGGCAACGTCTACGGCACGCAGGTGGACGTCATGCGGGAGCGCATTCGGGAGCTGATCAGCGCGGGCATGCTCCGCGTGAACGGCGCCTCGCGCGCCATGCTGGACAACGGCCGCACCGGTCGGCGCATCGTGCTCACGATCGCGGGCCGCAACGCGCTCGGAGTCTGAGCCGTGGCAATCAGAGAACTGACGCTCGACGATATCGAGACACTTCCGGCCGGAACGATCATCGCTGACGCATCGGGCGACCACTGGCACGTGATCGGCACGGCGCGCGGTCGGTGGCTCATTCCGGTGGCATCAGACGGCACGCTAGGCGGATCGTCCGCTATGAGCGCTGAGGATGCCGTACTCAACTACGGCCCGTTCTCCACCCTGCCGACCGTGGACGATATCCCGGACGAGGGGGCGCGCAATCTGGCGACGCGCCTGATGTTGCACTCGGCGCAGGAAAACGTCTCCATCGCGTCCAGCCTTATGGATCACTGGCGGGAGCGCGCGGAAACGGCGGAGACGGCTCTCCGGCTGATCCGGGCGCGCGTCGAAGCGCTGTATGCGGGCCCGTACGCGCCGAACGAGTCGCGCGTGATCGGCGCACTGTACCCGTCGGACGATCAGGTGACGTACGCCCGGCAGAACGGCATTCCGGAGTAGCTTGACGGGGCGCCAGTACCCGACTAACGTAAGCCGAGCAATACCGAGACGATAGGAGTTCTGATCATGGGACGCAAGAACGGCAACGCCCTGCGAGGCGGAAACGCGCCGCGCCGCGCGGTCACCGGCACCGGTGAGAGCATGCGCGAGGCATGGGCCCGGATCGTGAGCGCGGTCACCGGCTCCGCGTGGGAAAGCGTGGCGCAGAGCGCCGGAATGCTGGCGGACCGGTCCGGGCACGCGCACGGTTCGGAGCCCTGGGCCCGCGAGGCAGTCACGACCTACCGCGCGCTGACAGCCTAGGGCGAAACGGGCCCACCGTGGCCCGTCGTCAGCCGGGTGATTCCCGCTGGCCTGATGATGCCAACTCAGGAGGCTGAGATGTACTATTTGCACGCATTCAACGCGCGGGGCGAGATGTTGCGCCAGTACAGCGCAGACATGCGCGACTACACGCACGTATTCGTTGCCGAGACGGAATACGACACTGCGGTTTGGGCGACCGGCCGGAGTGCCGGAATTGCGTCCGGCTGGATTCAGCGTACGCAGTCGGCTCCGGTCGGCGTGCGTACCGAGTGGAAGCGCAACCGAATCGCGTACTTCGAACTCTGGCACGGCGGTACGTTGCTCGCACGCATCGTGCGGGAGTCCACCGGCGCGCGCATCGTGGCAGTAGTCCCGAGTGGCGTACACCCGGATAGCGTTCCGGACGCGCGCTACACGGTTGGCAAGGCATGGAACGCGCCTGGATACACGGCGTTTTTCGAGCGCGAGACGATCAGCTCACACGCCGATCCGCTGGACGCGTACGCCGCTTGCCGGGCGCACCGTACCGAATGGGCCCGGAACTGTGGACTCATCCCGGAAACCGCCCAGAGCGACGCTCCGGCCATTTCAGCGGCTCCGGCGCCCGAGACTGCCACCGGCGCGGCTCCGGCCGTCAGCGAGGCGCAGAGCGACCCGTTTGGGCACCTTGCGGCGCTCGACTCCCGCGCGGCTGACATCACGCGGGGCGAGGCGTGGCTAAACGATCACTTCCCCGGTTGGCGCGAGATGATCGAGGGAAGCGACGGATACAGCGCCGATCAGCTGGCCCTGATCGCAGCGCGTCAGGACTCGCAGGGTGAACCGAACGCGATTCAATGGATTGAATCCATTGCGCAAGTCAGGCGGGAGCGCGCTATTCAAGCTGACCCGTACTGGTATGAGCGTGCCCAGTTGTCCAGAGTGGCGAACGATCATGGCGCCTACGCGGTCAAGATCACATCCGCTCACAGCGAAACCAAGTGGCTCAGCATCGCCGCCGACCAGTTCAACGGCGTGCGCGCCGCTCTCGCGCCGGAGCCGGTGGCCCTGCCGGACGGTTTCGAGCCGTCGCCCTACTGGCCCGATGTGGACGTGTACGCGGTCACCGTGGACAACGAGTCAACCGGCGCCCTGGGCATCATCGTGTACCGCGCGGATGACGGGACGCTGTTGGAGTTCACGCCCGTGGAGGGTAGCGACGCTGACGCGCCGGTGCGGGCCCTGCTGGGCATCGGTTACAACGTCCGGCCGGTGAACGCGCGCTCGCTCGGTATCTCGGACGAGGAATGGCGCTACTACGCCGATCCGTGCAATTGGCCTCCCACGTCCGAGAGGTTCAGCAACGGACTGGCGGAACGGCTCTGGGATATCTCTATGGACGGATGCGAATCCGACGCCATGGGTGACTCCGGCGTCGGTTTCGGACATCACTCGCTGTTCATCTCGGCGCCGTGGCACGGCATCATGTCGTGCGACTCGCAGGGATTCATCTACGCCGAGGGTTTCGAGTCGGAGCGCGACGCGCGGGCCCGCTGGGATGAGATGGCGCGCGAGTATGAGCGGCTGTGCATGGCCGCGATTGAGGATGCGTTTCCCACCGGTGAGTGTGACGGGATTTTCCTGATCTTCGACACCGCGCGCCACTACAACAGCACTCCGGACCGGGAGCGTATCCGGGAGCACGTCTCCGAGTGTGAACTGTGCGGAGAGTACCGATACGTGCTGGACGAGTTCTGATCGTGGGTTTGGTTCCGGGCCGGTCGCATCCGGTCGGCCCGGTTCCATGTCCAATCAGGACACTGACAAAGGAGATGATCATGGCGGATGCCAAGACATTGACAGAAGGTATCGAGCGTGACACCTATTTCCGGGAGGGGCGCAGTAACTTGCACGGTGGCCCGGCTCCGTACTTCGGAGACTGCGGAGAACTTCCGGAGCCGTACCGTACCGAGTTCCGTAACTCCGGCGCCGACTACGTGATCCGGAGTTACGACACTCCGATTGCGTGGCGCCGACCGGACGGGACATGGCGCATTCCGCCGGTGACCTACTCGGTAACCACGTCGAATCATCAGCGCGGAGTCGAGTACGCCCTGACCGGCGCCGACCGGTCCGGAGAGCGCGTCAGCGTCATGGCCCGGCGCTCTCAGGCTGGACAGTCGGACAGTCCGCACTCGCCCTTTGGTCCCCGGACGGGAGGCTTCTAACCATGATCATTCGCGCGAAAGACTTGACGGCCGGTGACCTGCGCAGTCTGGTCGATTACGCCGCGCGTGTGCGCGGGTACGTGCTCACGGTGGATATCGAGCCGGTCAGTGAGACGCGCAACGGCAACACGTTCCGAGTCAAGATCGATTCCGAGACGGGGGCGCCCGGTTCCCGCCGTAGCGGCTCCGGTCGGCGCGGTCCCTGGGCCTGTTGGCACGCGTTCCGAGACGTCCTGCAAGCGGTATTCGACAAATACCCGGACGCGACGGTGCGGACGGCGCTAGCGACCTACCGAGGCGCCGAAGGGTTCGCCCGGACGTTCCCCGGTACGGCGCACTCACCAGCCGGTTACGGCTTCACCATCTCAGAACTCTGCGACTGTGAGGACAACTGATCATGAACAAGATCACTTCCGAGACGATCCTGTCGTGCGGACACGCGCCGACCGTATCGGAGCCGGGCACGGCGCTTGCCCCGGTTGGCACCGGATACGCCACCTGGGGCCCGACCGGTGAGACGCTGTGCTACGCGTGTGCTGACGCGCGGGAGCGTCAGGCAATCGCTGACGGCGCCGACCGGTTCGGCGCGTACGTCAGCGAAACCGGCCGGACGCTGACTACGTGGACCGGTGGCACTCTCGCCACGGTGACGGCGCTATGGAAGGGCCCACGCCGGTGGAGTGACCGGCAGGGCGACTGGCGCATGGAGTACGTGCGCGCGGTCACTCCGGACGGTCGCGAATGGTACGGCGCGCACAATGCCGACTGGCAGTGTGTGACCATGCGGGCCCGCAAGTCCTGACCTGCGACGCGAGGCGCCTCGCCATGCGACTTGACGGGGCGCCAGTGCGCGACTAGCGTATGCGTTGCAAGGTCAGTCAACCGAAGGGAAACGAT